TCCATTTCTTGTACGATTCATTACCATATTTAATCTCGTATCTATCTTTGAAAAACGATATGCCCGGACTAAAACTGTTAATGCAATATCCAAACGAACAAAAAAAGGCGTTTTATCCTTTTATAACCGAATTTTTAGAAATGTTAAATATAAAGGCTGACGACATTGTTTTGCTGGATGAAAATGCAATGTACTCCAATATATACGTGTCTACATCCTACACGCATGATATTGATTCTAATTTGCCTCCAAGAAACGAAATATATGGCTTTTATCAAAATATAGTGTCGGTCGTTAAGGATCGGTATAATACGAGTGTAGTAACGCCCAGAAAAATCTATGTTTCGCGAAGAACCTGGTTGCATAATGATTTTAGTAATATAGGAACAAACTATACCACACGGAGAAGATTGGTCAATGAAGATGAGCTTGTTGAAAAATTGCAAGGAGACGGGTATAAAGAGGTTTTTACTGAAAAATTAAGCACGATAGAAAAAATTCTCTATTTTGCGAATGCAACCCATGTTGTAGGTGCAATCGGCGGAGGCATTTCAAATGTTTTGTTCTCTCCAAAAACTACAAAATTGGAAGCAATCGTATCTCCCACATTCTTGAATGTAAATAATCGCTTTAGGTATAGCTTAGACTGTGTGGATGTAAATTATAATTTCAACACTCAACATGTTGAAAAAACAGAATTTAAAACGTATATGAGAGTTAAAACCAAGAATGAAAACGCCGAGGACCATATTGTTGGCGAGATAGAAAAGATATATGATAACAAATTATTAGTATCATATACAGATGGTTCAAATACAGGATGGAACGCACAAAACGACTACAAACAAATAGAATTAAATAAACATGATACTGAAAAGTTAGATGATGGGTTAAATAGTCCATGGAAAATATGTATGTAAATATATATATGAAGCCTAAAATAGCACTGTTGATTTCAGGAAGAGCTACCTGTTGGGAACATTGTTTGTTACCTGTTCTAAAGAATAGTGTAGAATATGATATAGATTTATTTATGTCGATAAACAATAACGCACCTGATTGTAAATATTTTGCAATTATGAAAAATGCATTATCACCTTATTTAAAAAATATATATATAGGCGAATATACCGTTCCTGCTGATTTTATAAACACGTCTACTCACATGTATACTGTAAAACAACTTGTCAACAATAAATATGTTCCTTTAAATATTTTATCAATGTGGTTTAATTACAGAAACGCATTTGAAATGGCATGCAATTATGAAAAACAGCATAATTTTGAATATGATTTTTTTATGACATTTCGCAGTGATATAATTATAGACAAAATTCCGAGATTCAATAAAGTGCAAGATAATATACTGTACTCTGTAAACGAACCTTGTCAATTTATAAGTTTTGGCATCCACAAGGCTCCAATAGTGTCTCAGGAATGGGTTTTCGCAAAGAAAAATATAATGACGATATATTTAGAAACATACAATTTTATAATTGACACATCTAAAATAGATAATAATTATATATGCCATTACGAGTCAAACGTAACAGATAATTGTATAGAGAAAAAACTTAATGTTGTGCGTATAAGTAACATAGAATATGCGGTTGATGCAAACAGGCGAAGATTTGATGATTGGAACGCGCGAAAAGACACGCGAGTACATAATATTGCAAATAGAGATACAGACTATATTGATATACATACCGTTGATGAAAAGTCGTTGTTGAAAATACAACGCAGAAACTAAACCTTGTTTTTACAATAATTGATAACCTGATCTATATTTACTATAAATGGGTCATTCATTACATTTGTGATATCGCACTTGTAAATATATGAACCATACTTAAACGTTGTTACTGAACCAGATGTGTAAAAGTTTAATCTCGGCAATAAATCCCTTATGTAATCTACATGAAGCGGGCTGTTATTAGATAAAAAAATGACACTCTTAGGCGTGTTAGCAAAAATCAAATTATACATAGTTCCTCCAGTTTGGGTTATTAAAATATTTATGTTCGATAGTAAATTTTTTTTCTCGTATATGTCCCTTTCACCTAATGTAATAATTTCAAAGTTTAACTTTTGTAAAGCCGAAATCAATTGATCTTCGTTAACTATTTGCCTGGTTTTACCTATGTTATAGCAATCATTGTTGACTATATTTTCTGTATTTCTTTTTATATAAACATTTCTATTAAATTTCGTATTTGCACTAAGCAATAGTTTCTCCCTTATTAAATTGAACGTTTCAATCTTATCTGCATTAAAATCGGCACACTCATAATTGTTATAATACAGATTTTCAGCGCAAATAACTGTATCGTGATCAAGTATTATTATATCGTCTTCACAAATATTTAACATGCGCATGATATCGTTTGTAATTAAATTATATCGTTTCTTTGGTATACATAATTTCAGCCCCTTAATTGCTTCTTTTAATCTTAAATAGAATTTTATTTTTGGTAAACATTGTTCTGTAAAATGACCAAAGGCTATTTGATACATAAACGAGTAGAATAGACAGACATTTTCAACGTTGCGAACAATAGCATTATCCAATGTTTTTTTAATAATACCCGAGTCAAATGAAAGCGGGCAAGAATATGTAATTCCATTAATATTATTGTTATTTGCGTTTAAAATGAAAACATTTTCAAAGTTTTTTTCACCATTAATACATGTAATTGGGACATCAATCAGCGTATGAATTAGTTTAATATTCTCAATTTTCATAATATTTATATGTATAAATAATATATATATTATTCGTTTTAAACACATAATTAAAGTGGCGCAAGATAATATAGTAAAATATGGACAACGACAAATTATCTGGAATTTGTAATAATAATGTTAAAAATATGCCCTCGCAGAGCTTATATGATTCATTTAACGATTTTATTTTTAATAAGGACATTAAGGTTTTAGGAAAATTTTTGCACAGGTTTATGTTTTTCGAAAAAACGAAGCATTTAGCAGGGGATATTGTTGAGCTGGGTGTTTTTAAAGGGTCTGGAGTTGCTACATTTATTAAATTTTTAGAAATATTTTGCACACACTCAAATAAAAAAGTCATAGGGTTTGATATATTTGATTCTGATAACGAAATTATTAATAATTTTGAAAATGGTGAAACCATGAAAACTGTTTATGGCAAAACAGATAGCAGCGACCTGCTATTAGAAAATGTGGAGAGAAAGTTATTAAATATAAACAACGATAACTCTAAATTTATTTTGGTTAAGGGGGATGTTTGCTCAACCACTAAAGAATTTGTTTCTGAAAACCCAGGGTTTCGCATATCATTGCTATACGTTGATTTAGATTTAAATGAACCGGTTTATGAATCATTAAAGAATTTATGGAATCGAATTTTGCCTGGTGGATATATTATATTTGATGAGTATGAATATCACAAATTTGACGAGTCCACTGGAGTTGATAGGTTTTTAACGGATTTTAATATCAATTATGACGTTATTAGCACAAATTGGATGGCTCCTACAGCGTATTTAATTAAAAAAAGGTAATTTAAATAGCCAATAAATCTATTAAAGATATGTATGATCACATATATATATGTTTACGGAAGAAGAAATTCACGCGATTTATTCAACTAAGGTTAAATTACCCAGGGAATATTTTTTAAAACATTCCGTTTTACCAAGATGTCCGGTAAGAGGTTATAATTACAATTGGAGTTATTATGACTTTCCAAGGAATTGGTGTATTTTAGATTTTATTCATTGGACTAAAAAACATCACATTAATAATGTTGAACATATTGGGTCTACGTGTGCAACGGACCCGGAATTAGAGTTTATACAATCAAAAAAAACGACATATGTACCATATCCCCAATATGATTTGCATACAATCTCAAGCCATTTTAAAAATGAGTTTGATTTTTTTATATTTAACCAGACACTCGAGCATCTATATAATCCTTTCGAAGCAGTCAAACAAATACATGAAATTGTTAAACCCGGAGGCTATGTATTTACATCAGTTCCCACTATTAATATTCCTCATATGACGCCTATTCATTTTAACGGTTTCACCCCAATGGGTCTTGCTATGTTGTTTAAGACGGCTAATTTTGAAATTATAGAAATCGGACAATGGGGGAACTATGAGTATATTTCTAAATTGTGGAAATCGCACAGTTGGCCTGGGTATAATACATTAAATAACAATAATGTAGTAGCAAATGAGGAAGAAAATGTTTGTCAATGCTGGATTTTGGCAAGAAAATTACAATAATTTTCTGTATTTCTCGGCATCCCAATTATTCAAAAAACATATTTCATCTGAATCCAAATAAATTTTATCAAGCGTGCTATCTAAAATGATAAGGTTTGACCGTAATACTTCTTCAATTTCTTTACATTTTGTTAAGGAATGGCTATTTATATATATAGAACCCTTTTCAATAATAATTTTTGGTGCCTCCAGAAACATATTTTTATACTCTGTCATGTTATCTATTCCAAATAGACATTTTACACCACAGTATATTAGCACATCTGGCAGAGTAATATTTTGTTTAAATAATTCCATATTTTCTATAAAATATTTATTTATTACTTCATCCTGACACAAGTAAGAAACATTAGAAACATTAAATGTATTATTTACCGCTTCGCTGATCATATTAGCGCCTTTATATTTACCTAAGTTTAACTGCTGATAGGTCTCAAAACGCACCAAAACGTCGTCTAATATATTGTAGATCTCGGCAATACTATCATGAGTAATAATTACACCATGATTTAATAGAAATATAACGTTTTGATCATGATATACTTCTTTTATTTTGTCACATACTTTAATGCCTGGTGTGACATAATCAATTATTAATGCTGAAGGATATATTTTCTCAATCACCTGCTTGGCGCACGAACTTATTAAAATTCGGTTTATTTGAATTGGATGCAGATGAACCGTGCACTTTTTTAAAATAGAGTGCATAAATGTTTCTATAGATCCGCGCTGATTTCCTATAAAATTGTATTCATTCACTGCCTTTACAGAATTATTGTGGATATCTTCCAGTAGTATCTTATTATTAACGACAACATAGCCATTACTTTCATCTATATTGGTTAAATTATACCCAGATGCTTTAATAAACATTAGTTCGTTCACTTTGACAGAAGTGTTGCCTCCTCCTGCTTGAACCAGGTCGAATCTTTCGCCACAATATTTAGAAATTTGTTTAAACGCAGTTAGCTCATTCTGAATAGCACTAAATTTTGCATGCAAATCCACAAAACTTGCAAACTCGTGGTTATCTTTATGAAACCAATAACTTCGTATTTTTGCACGCAAACCACCCTTAAAATCTCTTTCATAATTGTCGCCGACCATAATAACTTCGTGTGGTCCTAAACTCATTTTGTGCAATACAGCAGTAAACATTTGCGAGCTCGGTTTTTCAATTCCAATCTCTTCACTTGTTACAATTACATCTATATAGTTTAATATGCCTAACTTGTCTAATTTTTTGATTTGATATTCAGTTTCATAATCAGTCAAGATACCCATTTTTTTCCCAAGATTCTTATTAAAAATAATAAAATCTAATACACCATCAAAACAAACCATATTACTGTAAAATGTTTCCCAATAAACATCGTTTATCGTTAAAAATGCCGAGAGGCCAATGTTTAATTTTTCTAACAAATGTTTGAAATAAATACTTTTGTTGTGCGAAGATGCTGTGAACCCTAAATCATATTTAATGGTTTTGGATATATCTTCATATACACCTTTTATGTGTTCTATCTTTAACGATTTGTACCTTTCAACCAACAAATCAAACACCCGATTTAGAGCTGCGCGATGACACACATCATAATCATATAATGTATTGTCCAAATCAAATATAATACCTTTGTAAAACATTATAGTTGATTAACCAAAATTTATTTAATACTATTTAATTTGATACTATTTTAGATTTAATATTATCGTCTTTATAATTTCCTCATATTCAAGTATATTTTCAAAATATAAATAAAAAAACGCGCCGACGACCTCAATTTTTGATATGGCCAACTTATCTGTAAAATTTGATATATTGTAACTGCATCTTACACCGATTTTCAAGTACACGTTTGGTTCAAAATGAATATCAAACTTCTCTATGTCAAATGAATCATATGTGTATAGACAAATAATAATATCAGCCTTTTCGCGTTGTATTTTAATATATTTATCAAAATCCTCTTTTCTATCGAGGATCTGTTTATATATTTGTTCAATTGTATATCCTCTTTTTGCAATATCCCGTTTTATTTTCCACGGTATACGCAGATTATCATCGGTGTCCATATAAATTTTTAAGTCTAATATATTATCCGGCATGTATAAACTATGTAAACCGCATACGATAATATTTTCTTTACTTTCAATTAATTCATCGTCTGTAAACTTTCCTGTTTTATGATCATAATCAATTTGGTATACATTATTGCCTATTTTAAGATCAAAAACATCACACTGCATTTTTGTTATAAAATTCGCATCAGGGTTTAAATGTGTGTATTTTTTCCAATTAATATTATTTCGTTCCCATTTATGGTATCGATCGCATTCTAATACAAAACTGTCATGAAGTATATTTTTTAGTATTCGTGTAATAGTTGTTTTTCCTGAACCAGAGTCGCCTGTTATTGCAATCGCGTTACATAAAGATAATACGACCATGTAATCTATATTCTGTAAACTATACAAAATGCCATTATTTTTTAAATAATGAATCAGCAACGTCTCATTTACCGGTCCGTGCAGTTCTATCAACTCTTCTAACTTTAAATAAAAGTCAAAGCATTTATTCATTACATCGGAGCCTCCAAATGCGATTATATCACAGATGTATTCATCGTCTATATTTTTAAGTTTTGAAACGTCAATTTTGCTATCAAGAGGTATATTCACCTTATTAAGATCGCTTTGTGTAAAATCTATATAAGAATTTATATATACATCGGGCCTTATTTTAAAAACAACATCATAACTTTTACCCTCTAAATTTTCAACGCGTTTTCGCTCTTCGTTTAACCAAAAAAATTTATAGTTTTGGTTCATTATGTCATTAACGTTTTTATCTTTTTTGAAGTCAATGTTGTCACTAATAAATATGCATTTCGGATTTAATGCATGAATAATTTTATTAACGTCTACGTCATGGTTTAAATATTTGGTCTCTCTATTTTTTGTAATATGTAAATAAACGTCCGCATCATGATTATTTATTATATATTTTTTTAACCCATCGATATTATACTCAAAACTTCTTAAATAACCTGCTATTAGTATTGCTATTTTCATTATAATAACTTGAGCAAATATTTTTCAGAATCGTCCACATTACAAGTTTGCGTAGTTGAAGTGAAGGTCTCACTAATTCTTGATAAATTTATATATAGGGTATCCTGGTTGCGTAGCGTTGGGTTTTGATAAAAATTCCATCCTCAGATTGTTGTTTCTCGCAAATTCATCGACTGCGCGTTTTGTTCCTGGATGACATGACCCGTAATCATCTCCTAACAACCACCCGCCCGTTCGTAACTTTTTCCACCAAAATGGCAAATCCTTGCTCACTGCTTCGTAACTATGATCGCCATCAATAAAAATAGCATCGATTGACCCGTCTGGAATTTGTTCGTTTGTAACATTTACACTTGGGCAACGATGCCACGTATATCTATCTTTATGGCCACTCAAATGTGTTGTAATATTTTTGACAAGTTTTTCGAACCCACCGTATTTTATAACATCATCTGCAAAAGCATCATTTGGATAATAACACATAGGATCTACTAAATGCAATTTTTCTACCGAAGTACTATCTAATATCTCTTTAGCATGAAACCCGTACCCTATACCTACTTCAACACACGTTTTAAAATTATTATTTCTTATCACCTGCGAAAAAATACCATAATAATATCCTGCCCATCCACCAGGCCCCCCGTTCTTACCTCCACTTTTCCATATTTGAATTAAATTTGCGTAATAAGGGTCAATGTCTGAGGTCATTTTATTATATATTTAAAATAATGTATATATTTGAACGTATACAACCGAACAAATGCTAAAATAATAGTTTTTTAATTGGTCGAATAGGGAGATATGTCCCACATTAAACTTCTTAAATAACCTGCTATTAGTATTGCTATTTTCATTATAATAACTTGAGTAAATATTTTTCAAAATCATCCACATTAATATTAAAATTTCCATTGGTGTCCTCGACAATATTCGAATATCTATTGTAGTTCAAGTTTAATGTATTGCAAATGCCCATGATGTGATCGTGCGGAAATCCGCGTGTACCTTGATTCAAAATTTCGACTACTTTGGCATTTTTATCAGAAAATAATGCAAATGTCAATTGGCTACCATGGGTTGAGATAACAAGTTCACTTTCCATAAATAATTTAATTTTTTCGTTCATGCTGTGATGTTCTAATTGTATAAAATCAAAATTATATTTGCGCAACATGTTCTTTAAGACATTTTCATTTAAAATACAGCGGTTTAATGTTCCATTATGGCACGCCCCTGAATTTTTCCTTGTAATAAAAATTCGTTTTCCATGAATCATTTGATAATTACATCTTTTAGTAAATAAATTTCTTAAGTATGGAAATATAATTGTTTGATTGTCTGCTATAGGATTAAGGGCGCACGTTTCGCCGTATATACTAACAATTTCATAATTCGTTATTGTTGATAAATCTTCAATTAATTCAAACTTGTCCCTTATTATCTCAAACGCTTCCCTTTGAAATGGCAAAATATCCTTCATATAGATTTTAATAGGAAATGTAATTTCTGTCGTTGGCTCTGAAACAATTTTGCTCTTATCCTCCAGTAATACAGATGTGTTTGGTACCCGAATATCATATTTTTTATTCATAATGTAAAACAGTCCACCCAAATTTAATACAAAAAAATGATACATCCACATACCTCCACGTCCTTCTAAATAAAATATTGTCTGCTTCATAGTTATTATAATAATTATTATATTAATTTAAACGTTTTATCTTAAAATATAACATGCTACATAATAATTTGTTTAACTGCCCAAATAAGGACACATATCCTCCATTTAAAAACGGGTTGTACCTCGAAGAATATTTCTTTCGGAAAATACAAATCGAGAAACCCTCCTTGCAAAGAAAATATATTCCAGTAAAATGGACAAATTTTCAGATAGAGGGGTGGTTTCAGTCCAGAAAGCATGACATGCAGCAGTTATTAGATGACTGGGTTCGGAATAACCCGTCTGAAAATGGTTATTTTACATTGGTTCAATATGATGATGGACCATTACTTAATTTGCCAAACAATACATTAATATACGGCGCATGTTCAGGAAATATACCGATCCCCTTAATTTATCAGGACATAAACAATACACTGATTAATATTCCAAAAAAGACATTCGCTGAAAAAAGCATTTTGTGTTCTTTCGTTGGAAACATAACTGGTAGCCACGTTCAGCCAAATGTTAGAGAAGTCATGAAACATACCCTGGAAAATAACCCAAAATTTCTATTCTATAACTCTGGCGGTTGGACGCCATCCGTAAATGCGGACTTACAAAGAAAGTTTGTGAACATAACCATTAACTCTAAATTTGCATTAGCGCCGCGAGGATATGGCAGAGGATCGTTTCGGTTTTTTGAATGTTTTCAGTTAGGATCTATTCCAATCTATTTATGGAATGATATTGAATGGTTGCCGTTTAAGAATGTCATTGATTATAACAAACTGTGTATTTCGATGCATATTTCGCAAATAAACAAATTAGAGGGCGTATTAGAGTCTATTACCCAAGAGCAATACGACAGCATGTTTGCATACTATGAAACTGTGAAACACCTGTTTGAATTAGAAGGGATGTCAAATCAAATTATACATGAAAATACCAGACAAATAAATAATGCAAAATAAATAAATATGAAATAATATAATAAACAGATAATCAATGTTATTATATTATGATCGAGCAGGAATTCATTATGCTAATTATGAACTGCAAGAAGTACGCCAAGAAGGCCGAATTTCAGAAAATGACGTGGCTGCCAAATATTCCGGCTTATTTGCGCTACTATCACGTAATAGGAGACGAGGCCTTGGACACTGCATTTAAATTTGACGACGCAAATAATGTACTCTGGGTTAAAGTCGCAGACGACTACAATTCATTGCCGAAAAAGGTGATTGCTGCATACGAGGCTGTTTATGATACATTCCGGTTTAAATATCTCTTTAAAACCGACGACGACCAGGTCCTTGCGAAGCCGCAGTTTTTTGATACGATAAGGGGGTTAATCGAAAGCGCAATGCCGCCGGTACATTATGGAGGCTACATTGTCGACGTGAAACAGCCATACTTGTCTCAGTATAGTAAAATACATCCTGAACTTCCGTCACATCTGCCCTTGTATGCAACAAGGTATTGCAGCGGTCGGTTTTATTTTCTCTCTAAGAGCGCAATTTCCAGTCTGATTAACCAACGCGAACCCATATCAAAGGAGTACCTTGAAGACTATGCTATTGGGTTTTACCTTGACAATAGATTCAAGACAAATATGATGAATATTTCTACGAATAAATTTTTCACGGATATCGAAGAGAGTGCGCTTCAAACCTTTATTGAAAAAGGTAACATCTAAAACGTCATTTTCCTCAGATCTACCTTTGGTGGAGGCGCATGGATTTCTTGTGGCGGGGGTCGGAATAGCGACTGTTTGTCTAAATCAAGCATGTGTCGCATGTAATTTGTAGGTCGTTTTTCAATATCGCTATAATCCTCCCGTTGGACGACAGTTAATGGCGTGATTAAATACCATTTGTGAATCGCCTGTAAATGAAACCAATACTTATCAATAGCATATAAATGATGATTTTGTGGCTCTCTCATCAGACATTCAATCCCCTTCTTGTAATTCGCAATAAGAGTGTCATAATAATGGCGTTGAACCAGATAACCTGTAGTGGTCTGACACTTAGACACTCGTATGCACGAATCATCTACGACGGCATATGGAGGCATATTGTTTCCGGCAAACAGCACAACATCAAAGTCCTTGCGTCCGGCTAAAAAACGATTGAGCTGTTCCACAAAAACAGCGGGTTTAGTAAATAAAATGTCGTCTTCAACAATTAAAACATGTGGCAAATCGTTCGCCTTTGCCATCTCTAATACTTTAATATGGCTCATACTGCACCCAATCGCGCCATTCTTCAACTTGATCGCCTTAAACCTTTCTGCTGGAATACCCAATGCACTCATTTGGCCTTCAACGTGTTGTTTCCTATCTGGGCGCGAGTCTAAATTTATAAAAAATGCATGTTTAATGTCGGCGATGGTGTTCATTTAGTTTTAATATAACGAATTATTTAAATGCAAATTTTTAAACAAATTATTTTCTCTCTGGACTAATAATGAACAAGGCCTTTATAGCTGGGCAGATTAAAAACATCTCCTATTGCGATGTCGATGATGAGATGAACAAGTTAATTGAAATTGGCAAAACCGCACATACAACGTCTTCCAGATCTCGCATAGGGAACAATGTCGTAGATTTCTTTACATTTGTGCAGCGCCTTGAAACCAAGGGCAAATATGATGTAAACTTCTTTGAATTTATTGAGAAAATAGACGAGTTCAAGAAGAAGAAGTTTATACAAACTATGTTGAACTATTATAGGGACGTCAAAAATAAAAACAACACCAAAAATGAGTACATTGTTCTGAAGGAAGTCTACAACATATGCATAAGTGCCATTAACATAATGCGCCCGCTAAATTGTATGGAAATTTATACCAAGTACAATGCAAAACGGGTGCTGAATTTTTGCGCTGGTTGGGGCGGCTCAACTGTCGCAGCGGCCGCATTAAACCTTGAAGCCCATTATGGCATTGAAATTAATAACGACCTGCAACAACCATACGACAATTTGACATCATACTTGCAGACAAGGTGTGCGACGGTTTTTGATGTGCGTATTTGCGACGCACTCTCGGTGGACTACTCTGGAATGGTCTACGACACCGTATTTGCGTCTCCGCCGTATTACTTTATTGAAAAATATGCGAACAATGTGAAGTATGAGACGAAAAAAGACATGGACGAACGGTTCTACCGGCCGCTATTTGCCGCTACATATAATGGTCTTCAGAGTGGAGGTCATTATATAATAAATGTGTGTAAGGAGGTATTTGATAATGTTTTGCGCGGACTGTTGGGAGAACCGCACGAGGCATTCCCTTTAAAGAAATCTAAGCGACAAAACGATCACACTGAGATGGTGTATGTTTGGCGAAAGGATTAAAATGAGCCGCCCATGCCGACCCTTGCGCTGGCCTGCGCTCTTGGTTTCGCGCCAATATATGCTGCATATTGAGGCGAATATTTATGGGGCGGAGGGCCTCTTGGTTGGGATGGCGGGCCTCTTGGCTGAGGCGGAGGAGCGGGGGCATTTGGCGTAAATGAATTAAACACATCCTGTTCAACCCCCTCCTTCTTGGCAGCCGCAATTTGCTGCAACAATGCGGGCGGAACTTGTTTTCCCATGGATGTCAAGTACTTTGCCATATTTTCCTTTTTTTCCAGCGTGGTCGGATAATATGGGATATTTGTCCAATCTTGTGTTGACGCGACAGTCTTTGTTGTCTCTCTTATTCTATCCGGGTGGATTATTTTGCGCTTGGGCTCTCTGAGATCGTAGTTATAATACTCTTCTGTGCCAAACGGAACATGTGTCAAAAACGTGGAAACGTTGACTACTGAGATTCTTGGATTATTTACCGCAAATATATTGTCGCTTGGATTTTCAGATTTAGCGTCTATTGTGTATTTTAACTGGCTTATGGCTCGCAGACCATCCACTCCGTCGTCATGTTCTCCGCGCCAGGGGTCCTTCTTGGATATGATTCTTGAGATACCGTCAAATAGTTGTAGAATCTCAGGGCTTCCTATATTATAAAAAACGCTTCTATCTATCGTTAATCCTACTGCCTCGCATCGTTTCTGCAAGACATTGTCTTCCATACCCCAGCCCCAGAAACCGGGGAACCCATTTGTCCTCTCAAAATCCGCGCCTTTCATTACCACGATTCCACCCAGAGCGTATTTAAATCCGTAATAATGTTTTACTACACCATGAGTCGTTTCATAATCAAATATTTTGGTGAATGGAATTGTGTCAACATCGTTAAATATAAAGGTGATATCTCTATAGTGCTGAGGGTACTTATTTTTGGCGGCAATAAATCCTATATTTTTAATGGCACCACGGTTAAATGTTCTGGCATCGCATTGGTGAGAGAAATAAATCTCATAGTCGTCCTTGTCTTCTAATATATAACTCATATACTTGCTAAAAAAGAACTTGTGTTGAACTCGATTCCTATATGGGACAATAAAAATGCGTTTAGGTATTTTATCTTCAGCCGACATTATACCCTTAATACAGGTTTTTTTTCGCAAAAAAGAACTATTTACACAATTGTACAATTGAAAGTATAAATTGCACAATGTTACATTATATATGAATCTTCCTATTTGCCGAGGTCTAAATTGTATTTTTTCAGTATTGCCGCAGGGATTATGGTTTCGTCTTTTGATATTTTTTCCAGTTTTTTAAAGCATTTGTTTATAGTGACTTCGCTTGTCTCGCTAACATTCTTGACGTCCCTCTTACTTATGTTTAGTTTGCAGATTTGCGAAACAAAGTACACGATTCCTGCAGCAATAGATGGTGGCGTGTTTTCCGGCATAATATCCATTTTCTCTATCTTCATAGAAACAAAGTGGCACAGGCGAGTGAGTTCAGTATTTATGTTCAGTTTGCTGCAATATCTTTCAATGAACGCCTCTGGCTTTGTTTTGCCAAAATTCGTTTTCTCCTTGTTGTCCATGTCCTTTTCCAAATTATTGATAATGGACAATGCATTTTTGCACCCCTTTGTTGCGCTCGTTACGTCCAGTCGAAATATGGAGGCAATTTCCTTGGCAGTTCTCGGGTAATTATTTATTCTACATGCGATATAGATGGAAGCCGCAATAATACCGTCACGATTGTCGCCTCGAAACGTCATCTCATACTCCGAAATCTTTTTGTGGTAAACAATGGCGTCGTCAATGATCATCTTCGGGATCCCCGAGTTCTGCGCCATAACGGTAATTATTTGGAATTCGTCGTACTGGGACTTTTCCTTGTATGGCATAGACTGCCATTCGGTATATCGTCGTATTTTTCGCATCTCGTACGACATTGGTCCTAAACACAACACCTTGCACCCATATGAAGATTCTTCCAACAGCGGATTTATTGGCAGCCCACATCGGGTCGGGTCTGAGTTTTGATTGTCGTCCGCCCCATAATATCTCCATTCGGCGCCGTGGTCAACAAGGTCTTTGTAGATAATACCACACTTATTGTTTGTACATGTTAAAAACCCCTCTTCTGAAAACGCTAAACTACTCTCGCACCGTTCACAACTTTCTCTATTCCCGGAACCATACATACATTCAAGTGGAACTGTCTTTTTATCGGGGCGTTCTACTTCTGAATCAAATATGTTCCAAAGTTCAGTCCTATTTATGTTATTATTTTTACGTTTTTGGCTTTTGTCTTTGCTCATCTTTTTATTATCTTCCTGAATATAATATATTTCAAAATCAATTTTAAAATCAAAGTAAAATTAATTTAAATCAAAACAAATCAAATCAAACCAAAACAAATCAAATCAAATCAAAACAAATCAAATTAAAGCTGGTCAATTTATACAAAATAGCGAGCAAGGGCGCGAGTTTCTTTAACTGTTATCCTTTCATCTAAAGCAGTAACTAAATGGAAAAAACTAACAGCGTATCCAAGTAAAATTATAAAAAAGGCATAAATGTCGCTATTGTTGATGCGTTTCTGCAAGTAGTATTTATTTATAACCAACAAGAACGAAAACTGTAATAAAATAAGTAAAAATGTGTCTTGTGTTGGGGAAACTAATTTATATTCATTACCTATATTTATAGCAAATGTCAAAAATACCCAATTTATCCAAGCGAATGGGATCGCCATAGAAAATGCCTGCCAGTAAGTTAAATTTGCAAACGGTAGTGTGACGTATTGTCCCCACATACTAAATGATTGTCCTATCGCAAATAACACATAATACATAATGTATGGCACAATTTTAGAATCAACTTGCATGTTAAAATATACAAATATTATTTGTTATTTATTATTTGTTATTTGTTATTTATTATTTGTTATTTAATTATATTCATAAAATATAAGATGGTATCTTTTTTGAAAGTATTATTATGGTTATTTCTTAATGTTATGGTTTCAATAACGGTTATGTTGGCGATGTTTTTGCAAACTACATTAAAGGGTAGTGATGCTACTATTTATAATAAACTATTGACGACCGAGTTTTGGGCTACAGCCGAATGGTTATTTGTTGTTCCAATGCAACGAATTGGATATACATTTTTGAATCCAGCGCAGTTGGCCTTATCATCATATGTTTTTCAATTTTTAGGTCAATTATTTAGCAATCAATTTTGGCTGAAAATTACTACAACCATTGATGACTACGTGGGCATGATATTAATATTGGTTGGAATAGCCGTTTCCAAATTTGTATTACTTGGATAATTGTTTAGAGACACTACGCGATGATGATGCTGATGGTTGAAAATTGCGAGACCATAATTTTCAACCATTGTAATAGACGCTTAAATTACGATGTGATCTAAATCAAAATAAATATATTTTATTCTCATATATTTTTTAAGACGGTATAGTATATGGGAGGAGTTTTTTCAAATAATGCAAGCACTGGTGTAGAAAAGGGGTTTCGTAGCTTCTATGAGGTGATTGACTATATTGCTACCCATTATATACTTACAATGGATTTCAAGAGTTTAAGCAATCTTTCGGACAAGGAATACTGTGATAACCTTGTCGTATTAACAGCTGACATTATTCAAAAATATTTTACAGATATGGATATTACATACCTTGAACAGCGAATCAAGGATGGAGTAATAACGAATGATCTTGCAACAGGACAAGTCAGTTTTATTAGTAAAGACATGCTTGACAGTTTAGACATATCAAATGATGCAAAAAAGGGCGTCTTGAAGCGGCGGGTTTGCATAGGCATAGCCAAGTTTTACGTCAAGATTGCCCATGTATTTTCGGCAATCGTTATGACTATTAACCCCGTTTATACATATAAGGATGCCGAAGGTGCCACTGTTAAAGCCGGCTTATTAGAGAAGGACAAGATTCCCAAGGCGGTAAACCGGAAGCTCTATAGATTAAATATTTGCGACAACAGAATCCGCGCCCTTAGCAGGGAGGCCGCAGAGGAGGCTGCACCAGGAATGGTATCGCTAAAGCCAACAATTTGCAGCATGAATACTAATAAACTTGGGCAAACCATGACACTTGCTGATGAGCCCGGCATTGCGGAGCTTACGCGATTATACTTGGATGATAAGTATGACTATTCTAATGGGACATTTACTGGAATGTCGGACGAAACAAAGGCGCAACACTTGAACGACCTTAAGGTGTTTTATACTGCCTTTACCGGCAACGCAACTATGCCCGCCGACATAACGCAATTCAGTGACATTAAATTGAGAGACTACAGCAAAACGCCTGGGTGTCAGGAGGCAACCCCAATTATGAAGAGTAAAATTACGCTGAATAAGAATGATAAATTATTTGAAGCATATGCCAAAAATATAAAGCAAATGATTCAAGAGGCGTCTGCGAATCAATCTAAACTACTGGATGTTATAAACGACATGTTTACTTATGTTATTGATCCTTATAGTGGTAAAAAGGTAATCCGCATTAACCCGAAATTAACCGAGAGCTCGTTACAAAAGGCGGTTGAAAAAACGCGGCGACTTATTATCAATTTATACGTAAAATGTGAGCAAGATTACGTGAATGGAGTTAAACTGTATGAGGTCATTGTTGAATCTAAGATTTTTGAGACGACCCAGAAGCAGATTAATAACCTACAAGCTGAGGCCGCGAAGTTAATAAAAGAGGTGCAAAGTAGTGCGGAACCTGCAAAGGATACAAAACCGCCAATGGTTATACCAGCACCAGCGCCTATTCCTGTAGTTGTGCCATTATCTACTACGTCCTCATCGTCATCGCCTTCTACGCCATCCTAACTTGCCAATTGTATAAATAAAGTCATAGCCTAAAGAGGTAATCACGTTATTTTTAGATGCAGACTGGGCTGAGCGCGTTAGAATGCACCAAATTGCGCGCGTGTATTATGAAGCGACTGACGCTTTAAGATTGCTCTTTTGGTCGCAGTCATTTTTTTCCCCGTGGACATTTTCCGTACATTACGGACGCTTCTGGATTTATTTCTGCGACTTTGGACACGTTTATTCCGTCTAGTATTCATATATATACATAAATGAATATTAAATATTTAGAGCGCTCACTGTTCCTATGCGAATTTAATGGTTTTATTTTATTTGCTAACTATTTCAACAAACAAAATTTTAGGATTATTACATTGCAAAAGGAGGAGAGGGGTTGTCCGTAATTAAAGTGGCCTGTTCTATGATCTGGCCACCTTGTTGAGACCGGGCACGAGCACGAGCACGACCACCTTGCGTGGCCTCAAGGTAGGGTGCCGGCGGGTTGTACTCTCCGCCTTGTTGAGCACGACTACGAGCACGAGAGGCAGCACGACCACGAGAGGCAGCACGACCACGAGATGCGCTACGTCCACGAGAGGCACTACGGGATGCAGAACGACTACGGCGCATGGTTCGTGCCTTAGATTGAGATCTTGAGCGAGACATACTTGACATTTATATATTATAGAAACATTAAATATTTATTATTACTAAACATCCTTACGATTCACGTCAGTTTTTATATAAATTTTATTACATAAAAATATTTACTTTGTTAGTTGTGCCGGTAGAAGCTACATTAATTGAATACTATTTAGTCATTACGCTTGCACTTTTAATAGAGGAATCCTCATCAAGGCGAGGCGAAATATTCAAGGGATTCATCTCCGCCTTGTTGAGACCGGGCGCGAGCGCGGCCGCCTTAAAGCGGAAAATGCGGCATGGGCGAAGCGATTCCACCTTGTTGAGACCGGGCACGAGCACGAGCGCGGCCGCCAACTGTAAAAGGGAGTGGTATGGGCGAAGCGATTCCACCTTGTTGAGACCGGGCACGAGCACGAGCGCGGCCGCCAACTGTAAAAGGGAGTGGTATGGGCGAAGCGATTCCACCTTGTTGAGACCGGGCACGAGAGGCACTGCGACCACGGGCAGCAGAACGTCCACGAGAGGCACTACGTCCACGAGAGGCACTACGTCCACGAGAGGCACTACGTCCACGAGCAGCAGAACGACCACGGCGCATTGTGCGAGCTTTAGATTGAGATCTTGAGCGAGACATACTTGACATTTATATATTATATAAACATTAAATATTTATTGTTACTAAACACCTTTGCAATTCAAACGTTAATTTTTATATAGTTAAAATTATATAAAAATATTTACTTTGTTATTTGTAGCCGTTAGCAACTACATTACATGAAGACGATTAGATCATCATGCGAGCACGGGCACGCTTGCGGCCTCCCATCATCTCCTCACCCTCTACCTTCTCCTCCTCCATCATCATAGGAGGCATTTCCATCTGTCCACCCTGTTGGGCAGCAGAGCGAGCGCGAGCGCGAGAGGCAGCGCGGGCACGGGAAGCAGAGCGTCCACGGGAAGCAGAGCGTCCACGGGAAGCAGAGCGTCCGCGGGATGCCGATCGGGCGGCAGCGCGAGCACGTCTGGCACTACGTCCACGGGCAGCGGCGCGAGCGCGTCTGGCAGAGCGAGCACGGGCGCGACCTCCTTGTTGGGCAGCAGAGCGTCCACGGGCAGCAGAGCGTCCACGGGAAGCAGAGCGAGCACGGGAAGCAGAGCGAGCACGGGCGGCAGAGCGTCCACGGGCGGCAGAGCGAGCACGGGCGGCAGAGCGCCCACGGGCGGCAGAGCGAGCACGGGCGGCAGAGCGAGCACGGCGCATGGTGCGGCCACCTTGTTGAGCACGGGAAGCAGCACGTCCGCGGGAAGCAGAGCGGGCAGCAGCACGTCCACGGGAAGCAGAGCGGGCAGCAGAACGTCCGCGGGCAGCAGAACGTCCGCGGGCAGCAGAACGACCACGGGAAGCGGAGCGAGAGGCACTACGGGATCTTGAACGAGTCGACATCATACTTGACATTTATATATATACCACACAAAAAAATTAAACGCCCTTGGAAAATTTCTCGTTGAGAAAATTATTTCTAAATTAATTCCAAACAGTGTTAACCGACGGCCACCACATTTTATCGCCCTTTTTAACCTTGTAAATCGCCCTAAATACCCGGGTTCTTGACAACGGAACGTTGCACCTATATTTATCTAAAGGATGGGGATTCGTTTTCAACTGTGCTAAAATAGCACGCCGGCTTATTTTCTGCCTTGACTGAATTGCTAAATAAACAAAAAACGCCATGAAAGATAGTGATTTAATTGGCAAAATATCCTCGTTTTTAATCTGAAAATCCCTTAAATATTCTTGACATATCGCCAATCCCGAAATGTCTGCCAAATCTTCTCCTATACTCGGTGCAGCATCAAAATCTATCCCATCATATGATGCAAAAACCCGGTATTGCTCAATGATATTATTCTGAATCTGTTGAAATTTTTTCCGGTCCTTTTCTGTCCACCAATTATTTAACTTGCCTGTTTCGTCGTATTTACTACCAAAGTCATCAAGTGCGTGCGACATTTCGTGTGCAATTGTATAACCGATCCGCGCCAAATTATACTCTACTCCTCTCTCATCTAAATCTACAAATGGTTTTTGAACATATCCTAAAGGAATATAAATTCCATTTTCAGTAGGGGTGTACATTGCGTTTACTACATACGCCTGTGTTCCTACAAATTTAGGAGGAATCTGCGTCCAGTCCATAACAGGAATATCAATTATGGGTTTTCCTACCAACTTAATTGCCTGATTATGTCTCCAAAGCGTTATTTTCATCAAGTTGCCCCATGGATCATTTGGCTTATAATCTAATAAGGGATCCTCTCGTAATAATACTGGCGACCCAACAGTCAAAGTTAGGGCGTGCAGCTTTTCAAGTGCCTTCGCTTTTGTTTTTGGCTGCATCCATTTATTGCGCTTAATAATTCTAATAAAAACCGTCTTTAAATCTTCTGCCATTGTCTTGACATAATTTATGGCCTCTTCGTTTTTATATTTACGAATGTACTCGTTACTTAGGAACGTGTTAAATAAAAACCCCATACCAAAGACGGGCCTTACACTTACGTCAACTATTTTTTCTTGTCCTCTAACAAAGTTTCCTTCGAACTCGTAAAAGATTTTTTTACCTATTTCGTCCCACCTGGATTGTTGGCGAATGTATAAATAAACCCAATACGTCTTCCATTGTGGGCTGTTCCACCTTTCAACAAATAATTTTGTTCCGCACATTAAGTAATTTACATTTGATGTTACGAAACTATTTGGTATGTCTGTGAACCCCATGCTCTTGCAGAATTCTTCCCAATTAAACCCAAAGGTCTTCATAGCTTCGCTCTTTGTAATTAGATTATATCCATCTTTGTCTGACTCAGTAATTACCTCACATGACATGGCATTTATCAATTCAACCTCTGTAGCAAAGACGTCCTTTACGTTGAACCCGTGGTTTTCGCCAAAACAATTCTCGAATAGTGCATTTAGGTATTTGAAATACACACTTCTATAGCGTTTCTTGTATTTTTTATCCTCTTTGGTATCAATCGCATCATCGAAATATACGTTAATATCAATCAAAGTTACCTGTGGCGGCTCCAGATAACACTGATATATTTTCGGGTTCTTCTCGTCGGGGTTCAAAGACCAGACAAATGGTGTGCCTGAAGAAGTCATTTCGTTCCTATTGGCCTTTCCCAATGTTATCCACAAATTTGCCGGGTCCTTTGTAACCTCATCAATATATTCGGCAAATGCTGCTGCCAAGCATCTTGTTTGCTCTTGCGTGTTAGAACCTTTAAATGAAGTAAACGCGTTCTTAATACATATTGCCTTTTTCGTGTCCTTTGTCAACGGATTTGTTATGTACTCTTCAATAATCTGAATAAGCTCTCGATAAACCTTGTCCTGGACAATCCTAAAGTCGTCAACTTGAATAATGTATTTTTGGGCCTCGTCAAGATCATAACTGGATATCCATCGATCATTTATGTAGGAGTAGTAGTCTTGGTTTGGTTGAATATTGGTCGGGTTTACCGCCTTTTTTAAATCCGCGACAATTTGATTTTCTAAATTATAACTTCTTGAAAGAACGTCAATGTTATTTTTTTTAAGATTTTCTTCTGCCTTGTCCTCAAATGTCTGAAATGCGTTTGTAGACGTTTTGCATACCATAGATCGTTGTGTAGGAGTTAACATTTGCAAACTGTCAATAATTGATTGGCGTCTCTTCCGAGTTTTGTTTTTCATTGCCCTTAATTTATTTGTTAAATTGTTTGACATATACAATAACTATATATTATTTTATATGTGTATTCTTTCTCTACGATTGTATCCAAATAATCATTGATTCTTTTCATTGAAGCCACTCCGTTTGATGTATATTTATTTTAAGCAAATTTTTGAAATTCTATTTAAATTTAAATTATGCGCATATTATACAAGAATGGCAAGCAAACCCACATATCCGGCAGGTAGGTATACCGCCGCATTTAATGGTTACTACTCTATCGGGATGCCAGGTCCCGGTGGCATGCAGGGTCAGGTACCTTATAATGGGCAGGGCGTTGTTACGCACGCGCCAGACGGTACATGGGTTTTTAAAAGCAATGACGGTAAGGTAACAATTAAATCTCAGGGGACAAACAATAAATACTTGACAACGGAGATAGGTTGGTGGGGAGATGGGATGGGTGGTAAATCGCGTCACAATAGAAAAAGCACTAAATCCAAAAAGAGAAAGGCCGGAAAAACCATCCGTCGTCGCCGTTAAGTTATTAGTTCGTCGTCAATTTATTTTAGAGGACAAAATATTAAAATTGATATTGTGCATCAATATATACAGATATACAAATATATATTGATAATCTATTGCAAATGGCATCATGTTTAACCTGTCCAAATGATAAAATGTACAATGTAATATGCAATTTCTCACTTGGAATCAATCACTATGCATGCAATCCCCAAACTACTTGTTTAAATAGTGATGGAACGTATGACTGCTGTGCAAAGAATATAGTAACCTGTGTAGTAGATGCATCGTCATTGCTTGTGCCGACAGTTCAGCCTACTGCGGCCATTAACGTAAACGCGTGTAGCTCTCAACTCTGCCAGACTAAGTACAGTGGAGACAAATGTTACTGGTATGAAAATTTAAATAGCAGCAGCATGTGCAGCGAAGACGGAACCAAATATTGTTGTGCAAAAGATCGAGCAGATTGCTGTCAAACAAGCAAGACCGCTGCTGTCATAACATTTAGCAGTGTCGCATGTTTAATATTGGTATTCTTGTGTTATAGATATATTACGCGTTCTTATAGTAAAATAATACCTGTTGCAGTAGAACCTCATGACAAGCGTGAACTAACTATATCAAGGGGGACTCCTAATAGTGTATAAAATAACAATTTACTTATCAACAACAACATTTTTGGAGATGTTCCTTATAATTTTCTCCTCCTTTTCTGCATCATTGTCACCAGAGCCGCCAACAGATTCTATAATAATTTTATTATATTGATCCGAATACTTTGAGTGATAAGTGCCGCAATCTGGATGCGCCTCTTTAAACTTGGGTAACAGTCTTTGGTTCTTGGATGCTACCCGTTTTATTGCCTTTTTAATTTTGCTGTTTGATTCATCCTTTTCCCATTTATTTTCATCTCTAATGTACATTGTTTCCCTCTTTTTATCCGTACAATGGACTGGTCGTTGAGAAACATCAAGTTCATTAAGGTTTTTAACAATTATATTTGATATACCCTCTACGTAACCGATTTCCCCCACTCTTTCTAAATCAGAAAGTTGTAACTGGATTGATTCAACAAAATCCATAATATTCATAGCATCTTTGCAGGTTTCGTTTAAGAAGAAATTTAGGTTGAAGGCCTTGTTGTGCGAGTTTGTGTTATTTGTTGTATTGTGAGTACCATTTTCAATTACCTTCATCATAATGTTTGATTGCTCCATCATCATGTTTTTAAGTTCACTGTTTTCCTTAATTAACAGCATGATGAGATCTTTATCGGATGGTTCCTTGGCGTATATTGTCTCGCCCCCCTCAGAATCACTATACGGTTCTTCCAGTTTACATTTTTGTTTATGGTACCATAAACTATTACGAGCCGAGTATTTTTTGCCACATTCACATTCAAATAATTGGGATTTATTTGGGACATTTTGTTCTAAAACAGTCGGATTTGTTCTATTTTGATGTTTGCGGGTTGAATTATGTTTGGCATAATCCTTGTGGCTGCTGGTATAATAGTTACACACTACACAACAATATTTGTTGAAGGATTTTTCGGGGTTTTCCATTCTAAACTGTTCTATATATATAGAATAGAAAATATCCCTAAACCTTTTCCGCTAAAAAGTATTAAAATTTTATCGTCACAAACTGAAAATTATTTTTTTGGTGACCAGACCATAAATTTCAATTATGCTCACAAAACATGTATTTTGGGGGAAGTATTTTGGCAAATCCGTTTTTGGACATTTTTTTTGTCCAATTTCAATTTTCCCAAAATACTTTCCAAGTAAAAAACAGAGGTCTCTTCTACAGCCTGTAGATAAGAAATTTAGCCGAAAACAGCCACCCCCCTTACATGATGTAGTAAACCCCACCCGCTTAAAGGAACCTATCGCCGATTTTATTCAGAATCTCATCATCATAAACTAAGCTACCCGATGGTTTATATGACTTAATAGGCGTGTACTCCTTCTTCGGTGGTTTCCCCTTCTGCGACATATCCGGAGTCTTCATATTCAACATAAAATCGTTGGGATCAGTCGATGCATTGTTCGTGATCGTTTTCATATTCGCATCGCCGCCATTCTCTTCAACCCTCTTGCCGTATTCATCGACAACAATGCCAGTCTTCTTTTTAATTTCGGTTCTTACATAGGACGGCACAAAATGCATCCATGATATAAATAGGGTATTTGGATGAACATACCGAATATTGAATCCATTCGTAGTTAATTTGTCCATTAGATATGCGATACATGCCCCCTGATCATACTTCGGGACTCCAATGATAGTTTCGGGCACCAAAAACCAACAATACTGCTCATCTACCTTTTGCCGCGAAACGGTTTTAATCTTCACGTGAATCCGATTTAAAATCTTATTAAACAGTGCCAGTTTATTTAAATCCTGTTGTTTTTTCTTCTCGTACAGGTCATCTATATTCAATTTTTCCGAAAAGGCCTCTACATTTTCTAATGTAAATATATTTGCCATTTAAATTCATTTGAGAAAAAAACTAATTAAAATTACTGCATTAGTTGTAATTAATGACAATTAAACACTTAGTAATTTCTGGAGGGGGGCCTGTCCTGGTTCATGTATTAGGAGCAATCCAACATCTTGAAGAGAACAATTACATTGATCGCAAAGAAATCAAATCTATTTATGGAACGTCTGCGGGCGCAATTGTGGGCGTATTACTTTGTCTGGGCTTTGACTGGGAAACCGTCCGCGACTATATTATTAAACGTCCGTGGCAAGACGTTTTTCCAGTCAAGGTGCAAAATATATTTGACGCCTACACCAAGAAGGGGGTATTTGACATAAAAACATTTGAGAAATGCTTTAGACCGTTGTTAGACGCTAAAGATATAAATATGGATATAAATCTGGAGGACTTTTATAAACTATCAAATATAGAATTGCATCTATTTGCATTTGAAATCAATGAGTACAAGATTCACGATGTATCCTATTTGACATATCCTAAGCTATCTCTTCTCTCTGCGATCCAAATGTCATGTGCGCTGCCGCTGCTGGTAACTCCAGTTTGCATAGAGGACAAATGTTATATCGATGGCGGATTTTCATGCAATTATCCGCTAAACTATTGTATTGAATCAGGCAAGCTACCTGATGAAATACTGGGGTTTAAGAACAAATATGATGTTCAGAAAACAGTTATCAATGCTGAATCAACCATATTAGATTTTATGACGACCTTTTTATTTACTACAATTTCCAGATTTAATACGGAAAATGAACAGCAAGAAATTAAGAATGAGGTCATATGTGATGCAAGATACTTAAGCATTGACGTTTTGCGAACAGCTGCGAGTAGTGTAGATGCAAGACGCGAACTGTTCAATAGCGGCATTGAAACGGCAACGAGTTTCCTCAACAAATTAAAGGACAGTGTTCAAGAATTGCACGAGGGTGTCCCTTGAAGGCTTTGCATCGTATTCAATGATCTGGCCATCCTTCAATAGCTTAATCGTTGGGTAGCCCTCAACGCTATATTGGTTCATCATTCGCTCCACCTCGGCAGTTTCTTCAGAGCAATTTACATCGGTAAAAACGACGTGATATCCGTTAATAGTCTTGTTCTTGTATTCTGACTTCAACTCTTCCCAAATTGGTTTTGCGGTTTTGCAATGAGGGCACCAGTCAGCGTAGAAAAATAGCAATTCGGCGCTTTTATCATCGGTTGCGCCAAGTTCCACGTGCTCGCTGTTTGGGTGGTACTGCTGGGGCTTTTTTGCGTGCGGAACAGCGTAAAAATAGTAGACAAGAAAACCAATGAGGGTTAAAACAGCAAGAGCAATAAGTATATTTGTCCGGGTTAAAAGGCTTCCAAAAGAAAAGGAAGATTCTCCTATAGGTAGAGTTGGTGCATACATGTATATATATATTCCAGAATAAATTTAGGTACTCTTTTAACGAATACAAAATACCATATAAAGATTTATTAGTAAGTTAGTAAATAGTATAACTATGTTGTTCCGAACAAGCACTGGAGGTTTAATTGAAGTTAAAAAATACGACTTTTCAAGCGATAAACTGTACTACAAAAAGATAATGGACATTAAGAAATCACAAAAACAGCCAGCTTTTTCTAAATTAGAAAAAGCTCTTAATAACGTAAATAAATAAGAGTCCGATAAAGGTTGTAAAAATATAACTGCACAAAATGTTCATACCCAATTGAGCGTTGACCTGTTCTGAGTGGGCAATTTGGCGCGCCTCCCTTAATAACCTGGTTTGCATATGGTTTAAATACAGAGTGTATATCAATAACAATAAAACCACAAATTTCATAAACGCTGACAATTTAACAAGGTTGCATAATGGGCTGATTACAAATATAAATATAATAAATATGGATAGGGCAGAGCATATACACAGATTTTTTGTAGAATCGGTAAATACCATCAAGTTAAACGGGGTAGAAGAATTCATATAAATTTTAAGTATATTATATTTTAATATTTTTATATTTTAATACTATATACATGACACAAACGCGTAAAAATAGAAACACCCACAACAAAACAAGGAAGCGCGTGTTTACAAAAAAGGACTATAACTCGGGCGATGGCATGTTAACAATGTCATGGGGGCCGGCGATGTGGCATTATCTTCATATGATGAGCTTTAACTATCCGGTAAACCCGACACCAGAGAACAAGAAGCAGTATAAAGATTTTATTGTCAGTCTTAAATACGTGTTACCGTGCAAATATTGCCGCATGAACCTTGCGAATAACTTTAAGAAGAAACCCCTACTTATGTGCCACATGGCCAATCGCGAGACGTTTTCCAGGTACGTTTATGAATTGCACGAAACTGTTAATAAGATGTTACACAAGAAATCCAACTTGTCATACTGTGATGTGCGGGAGCGGTACGAGCATTTTAGGTCAAGATGTACAGATGAAAAACCTACTGTATTTAATTTCAAGCGGTCATCTACGCGAAAGAAGAAGGAGAAGGGCTGCACGGAACCGCTATACGGGAAAAAATCCAGATGCGTTATCAATATTGTCCCCCAAGAAGACAAAACCGCTACATTTAATATGGACAAAAAATGCATCAAAACCAGAGACTAATCTGCCTCAAAAATATAAACTATATTACAATTTAATTGCACTTGAATTGTAATATACAGAAAAATACATATAAAATACGTTCTTATTTACATGCCGAATGACGAGAAGTCGTTCAAAACGGGTGACGGAAGGTAATCGTTGTTAATCGCGCTGTAGTTGGGGACCTTTTTGCATTCAAATGATGGCTCTGGGCAGCGGGCACATGCGGGGCACGGCGGGCATTTCTCTTGGCGAGGGCATGCGGCGGACGCAGGGCATGCGGGGCACACTGGTGGGACAATCTCGGACTTCAGAATATACATGTCCTCCTGCCCGCGGGGGATCTGACTTGCAGGAATTCCCTGGGGGAGGCTACTGGAGTAGTCGTAAGCTGTGGATGGAGAGGACATTGTGGATGGATTTGCGGATCCACCCGTCCCTTGGTATGCTAAGCTATAGCCGCTTAATTGGACGGGGGAACCTGTGCTTCCATAGTACTGTGTGGAGGTTACAGAATCAGAACTGGTTGCTACGGCGTTCGAGTCGGGTTGTCCGTAACCACTGGAAAAGTCATATGATCCGGATGCGGTTTGAACTTGAATAGATTGCTGGCCGTTTGCATTCATAGCCACAGTCGCCGATGCGCCATTTGGGCCGTAAAATGTGGCACTGGCATTTTGGGCGCTCGACGGTTGACCTTGCATTGATTGGCTTTGCGACGAAAACGAGATTGGCTTGGCACCTCCTGCAACTACAACGCGTAGACCCTGAGATCCATCCTGGTTAGAACTGACTACAACATATCCGCCGTTCTTACCGTAAAATGTGGTTCCGTTTGCCAATTGAGTAGAAGATCCGCTGTAGTGGTTGTAATTATCATAATTAACGGCACCGCTGGTAGACGCTCCATTTGTAGAGGTAGAACTGTTGCCCGACGTACCATCGCTATTTCCCGAAGCAAATCCTTCGGAACCACAATTACCTCCTAAAACTGAACAGAAAACTAACCCTAATAGTAAAATTAAGAACAGAAATAATGCGTCGGTATTCATTGTATAATTTATATGGTGAAAAAAGTTTGAGACATATATTATATTAAAATTGAATGACAATACGCGAATTATACTATCATTATATGTTAGCATGTCCGACGACTACAAGTGTGCGGAAATTATTGACGACTCGTCAGAAACCGAGTGCGTAGATGCCACTACTAAGAAGGCGAAGACTGTCAAACGCAAGGTTGTTCAGCCAATATTAAAATTGTGTTACAATGAAGACCCGAGTATATTTGAAATGGGCGTAGATGAGGTAGGGCGCGGCCCGCTGTTTGGCAGAGTGTATACGGCGGCAGTGATTTTACCTAAAGATGGTAGTTTTGATTGTTCAATGGTAAAGGACAGTAAGAAATTTCATTCAAAAAAGAAGATAGAAGAGGCGTCACAATATGTGAAGGAAAACGCGCTGGCATGGTACATCAGTTTTGAAGACGAAAAGAAGATTGATGAGATAAACATTTTACAGGCAACGCAGACGGCCATGCATAGTGCAATAGCAGAAGTTAGGAAACAGTTCGTCAAAAAATCAAAGGAGGACGGGAAGGAAGAGAGAAAGGATTATTCGATTCACCTGTTAATTGATGGTAATTATTTTAAACCAGTAACATATTTGAACAAGGCGACAAATCGGATTGAAACGATCCCACATGTAACTATTGAAGGCGGCGACAATAAATATGCCGCGATTGCGGCTGCATCTATCCTGGCAAAAGTGGAGCGGGATCGCTATATTGAAGAATTGTGCGAGCAGAATCCGACGCTGTCAGAGCATTATGGTATAGATTCTAATAAGGGATATGGTGCAAAGCGACATTTGGACGGTATAAAGGAACATGGAATTACTATTTGGCACAGGCGAAGCTTTGGCACATGTAAAAATTATGTCTAACATTTACAGGATAAACATACGATAAACAATATTATTTAAGGGTGTATCCCTTTTTTCTTTAGTCGCCGCGCTCAAAATATTTTATAGCGAGTAAGTAAATATAATGGCAAACATGAAAGGTTTAACCCCTGTTTACGTGAGTGCGGTTTACGCAATTGCGGTATTTAATAACGACAACATTAAGGGGACTGTCCGCTTTACTGAAGATTTAGATGCAAATCGTGTTAGAATTGATGTAAGTATAAAGGGGCTCTCGCCAAATAGCCTTCACGGATTTCATGTCCACGAGGCAGGGGATTTGACCGACAAATGTACAAGCATGTGTGCTCATTTCAATCCTTATGGTAAGACACATGGTTGCCCCGGAATGAAGGAGAGACACGTCGGCGATTTAGGCAATTTGAGCGCCAACGCAAAAGGAGAGGCGGTATATAGTTTTTACGATAACGGCATCAAACTTAGAGGCACAAGGTGCAATATTCTTGGTAGAGGGTTGATTATTCATGCGGATGAGGATGATTGCGGGCATGGAGGAAACGCCGAGAGCTTAAAGACTGGAAATGCAGGTAAAAGAATTGCATGTGCCGTCATTGGATATGCAAAGGAGAACTTTAATTGATTAAATTAATGCACGCGCTCAATTACGAATAAAATTGAAATGAATAAACGGAGAAAGACAACAAATACTTTTAATGCAACGGCTTAAAACTTTGCCGCGAACTAATTTAATTAAATGCGTGTTTTAGTATTTGATACGGAGGCAACTGGTCTCCCAAAGACAAAAATTATAAACCCAGAGGCTCTTCATTTGTGGCCTCACATAGTTCAATTTAGTTATCTAATTTATGATACAGAATTAAATGACGTGATTGTTGTGGGAGACAATATAGTGAAGGTGGGACCGGGTATAAATATACCAGCAGAATCAACGGCCATTCATGGAATCACAAACCAAATGTCGCAAACCGAGGGTGTTAGCCTGAATCATGTGTTGCACGGGTTCTTTCGCGATCTAAAGACCGCTGATAGGCTGGTAGGACACAACATATCATTTGATATAAATTTGGTTATAGTGGAATTGCTTCGAATGATTTATGACCCGGTTTCAAATAGTGGGGCTGACATTAGCACCAATAAAAATAATTTACACCAGATTGCGAACTTTAAAAACACGTATTGCACGCTGCAGGAATCCATAGATTTGTGCGCAATTAAGGCCGTGACCAAGCTGGGCAAAGAATATAATAAATTCCCAAAGTTAATCGAGTTGCATCAAAAATTGTTTCGGACAATTCCAAATAATCTTCATAACTCGCTAACAGATATTCTCGTCACTCTCAGATGTTATATGATGATGACTGGGAATGTAGATTTGAATGAGATGTGCAATAAATATAAGGAGTTGATTCGGGCGCGTAACGCCCTTTAGTCGTGTAAGTAGATAGAGATTAGATATAGATATATATAGATAGTAGTGATTTTGTATCATGTAAATATTTTTTTATGATATAAAATTTTAAGCAGAGCACATTTCACATATATCTTCCGCCTCGTTATTGTGTGTATCGTTATTGTGCGCCTCGTTAAGTTCAGGTTCAATCGTAAATTGTTGCGCCTGATGTTTCGCCTTCCTTCTCAAGTAGTAAATACCTGTTTTCAGCCCCTTTTTCCACGAATAAAAATGCATGTTGGTTAGCGTACTGTAAGTTGGGTCTTCTAACCACAGATTCAGGCTCTGACTTTGACAGATAAATGCGCCGCGATCTGCTGACATATCAATGAGATGCTTCATAGGAATCTCCCAAACAATCTTGTATTTGTCTCTAATGTGCTCAGGTAAAACGGTCAATTGTTGAATAGATCCCTTATTTGCAATAATGTTATTCTTTATTTGCTCATTCCAATGCCCAAGCGCAATGAGCTCCTTCATTAAATACTTGTTGACGACCACAAATTCCCCGGCCAGCGTTCTCCGTGAGTACAAGTTACTCGTAAATGGCTCAAAACATTCATTGTATCCCAGAATCTGAGATGTAGATGCGGTTGGCATGGGAGCAACAAGCAGCGAATTGCGAATACCATTCTCCATAATGGACTGTTTAAGGGCCGCCCAGTCGTATCGGTCAGTAGGTGTCACATTCCACGCATCAAACTGAAGAATTCCCGTTGATGTAGGGGACCCCGCAAATGAGCTGTATGCGCCAACGTGTCGGTCGTCGACCGCGGATAGTAACTGAATATCATATTCATTTAAATAACTATTCATACTCGGCCTATTGCTATCGTCTAATAGGCTACGAATGTGCGTTCTACGCGCTATAGAAATTTCATTGCTTTTCTCCAGCGCGCCGTGATATATGGTCTCAAATATCAATTTGTTAACATTTACTGCCGCGTTTGAGTGAAATGGGATATCCATTAAAACAAATGCGTCTGCCAGACCCTGAACGCCGATGCCGATGGGCCTATGCCGTAAATTGCTGCGCTTGGTCTTCGTTGTTGGATAAAAATTGATGTCAATAACGCGATTTAAATTATTGGTAACCACCTTTGTAACCATGTGTAGTTTGGCATAATCAAACTGTTTTGTTACGGGGTCTACAAAGGAGGGCAGCGCAATAGATGCCAAGTTGCACACAGCGGTTTCTTGTTCGTCTGAGTATTCTATAATTTCGGTACACAGATTGGAGCTCTTAATCGTGCCGAGATTTTGCTGGTTCGACTTTTTGTTCGCGGCGTCTTTAAACAGCAAATAAGGTGTACCTGTCTCCATTTGTGCATCTAAAATCCGGAACCACAAGTCGCGTGCATTGACGGTTTTTCGCGCTCGTCCTTCAGACTCGTATTTTGTATACAAATCCTTAAATGCATCACCGTGTACATCAGACAACCCGGCACATTCATTTGGGCAAAATAATGACCATTTCGCACTGTCCTTGACGCGTTCCATAAAAAGATCAGAAATCCAAAGCGCATAAAAGAGATCGCGCGCCTTCAATTCTTCATCGCCGTGATTCTTCTTTAGTTCCAAGAAATCGTCAATGTCTGCGTGCCACGGTTCCAAGTATATTGCAAATGACCCGTTTCTTTTTCCGGACTGATTCACGTAACGCGCGGTGCTGTTGAACACACGAAGCATTGGCACGAGTCCGTCCGTTTTCCCGTTCGTTCCTTGAATAAAAGACCCCTTTGCGCGAATATTATGAATGTGAAGCCCGATTCCGCCGGAATATTTAGAAATGGATGCGCAGTCTTTCAGTGTATTGTAAATGCCATCAATGCTGTCGTCCTCCATGGCAATTAAATAGCAACTTGATAGTTGCGGTCTGGGAGTGCCGGCATTAAACAACGTAGGAGTTGCGTGAGTAAAATATTTCTGGGACATTAAATCATATGACTCATTAACCAACAGCAGACATTCGTCTTCACTGCACGGAGATTCACAATGAATCCCAATTGCAACGCGCATCCACATATGCTGCGGCCGCTCAATAACGACGTCATTCGTTTTAAATAGATACGCCTTTTCAAGAGTCTTGAACCCAAAATAGTCGATTAAATAGTCGCGATTGTGATCAATCATGGCTTCAATTTGTTCGCCAAATTTGTTGGTAAATGCGAATAATGCATCAGATACGAGAGGCTTATTTTTCGCATGAATATTCTTAAAATTATATAAATCATTGACAACCTTCACAAAGGACGGGTTCGTATTCTTTTGATGATTTGAAATGCTAATGCGCGCACCCAATGCTGCATAATCTGGATGGTTTGTAGAAAGAGACGCACATTGTTCCGCTGCCAACTCGTCAATCTTTGATGTAGGAATTTTGTCGTATAATTGGTCAATTACTTTCATGACAAGCGAGGAATAGTTGATACTGATCCCGGCCTCGTGTCCTAATTTTTTGACCCGGTCCAGAATTTTATCGAACGAAACGTCCTGTAGTACCCCGTCGCGCTTAGTTACTCTCATTTCAGAAGAACTGTCCATGGTTGTTATATTAAAAACACAATATAGTTTTAAACCCTTTCTTCTATAAATTTGCACCTTAAATAATTTATCTAAATAAATTATCTAAAACATATATATATATACATGTATCAATCGCTATTCTTATTTCTTATTTTAGTATTGTCGGTGGGGATACCCCTTTTGTATAAAAGAATCTCTTCTCTAAGAAGACCCGAGGGATATTCCAATTATACTTTAGCCGGCGCAATGGGCGACGTTCCTGGTGCACAGACCAGAGTGTTGGTTCAAGACACTTATCCTGCAATTGGCAAGAACCAGCTGTCAAATGATACCGCAAATGATATTTGGATGGATTATCCCGTATTCCAAGTAGGTTCTTATGAACAGGAAACAAACAATATTCGATATCCGAAAAACCCGGATGTAGGAAGGTGTATGCCTGCTTCCGTTTGTGGCGCACTGTACCACGACGACAAGCCTCGCAGTAACATTGTGACGCCGTTGCCGCCGCTGAATCCTGACAATGGGACGCGCGTCGGATATTTTGATACGCAGGTAAACTTGATGCCATTTAGAACTGATATGCAGAATATTTTGTATTAGGTTCCACTCGTATCTACCTTGATAACCTTGGTAAAATATAACAAACACCCCTGCGTCGTTTGCTCAACAAAGGGCTTTGCTGGTTCCTTTCTCTGTTTTTTATTGGGCGCCCGATGTGAGTACCCCGTCACTCTCTCTTCTTCGATAATCTTCCACACTTTCTCCAGCTGTTGAATATTATTTTTAAACCAATTGCGGTCGCGCGATACGAGAACACAGCTTAGCACTTCAAGTTTCCAGTAAATAAATTTCAAAAAAGTATAATTATATTGCGACGATTCATATTTACTCAGTTCAGTCTCTTCCCACTCATGTATTTCCTCCGGGGCAATAATATCAAGTGGTTTGTAACTATAAAATGGTGTGCCTTCTTTCGTATTGAAATACAAAATAATCCCTTTTGTCTTGTTATCGGCTGATAGTAGTAACTCGCGTTCGCCATCATCGTTCACCTTTGTGTCTGTTTGGAATGAAAATTCGTCTGGGTACTCGGTAAACTTGGTTTCCAAGAAATCGCAGTCGTCCAGGTCGCACACTTCCATTTGAAGCTGCATCTGTGTCCAGTATTCTTTTTTGGGAATTCCATTTATCTCGCGACTAACAACATTTTTAATTTCCAACATTCGCCCAAATCGATCAGAGTCATGATTAACAACAATACCATCGGGGGATGCTCCCACAAACGAGTAACGCGGATGTTGAATGCAACCAAAGTCCTCCACAGTCGTATTATAATTGTGCTCATAGACCATGACTGTTAAAGGCTCATATTTCTGCCCCCAATGCATCGGCGAGTTTACATTAATCATTTTGACTTCCTCATCCGGTTCATCGTCTGCGGATTTTAACGGCTGGCATTTTTCATAAATTAGCTGATTGATGCTGGACTGCGTCTCAAATGCCTTCCAGGCGTTACTGGCCGTAATTAAATTCCATCGAAACTGATACCACTCGGGGGTTCGCTGAACTGGTTGTGGTGTGTCGCGTAGTCGTTGTATTTTCTGTTCAATGTCGCAGATTTCTTCGTCTGTATTTATGTTGTGTAATTTATCAGGGTAAAATGTGGACAAAAAAATGGTCAGTGCGTCATCAAGAATGTCGTCCATATCGTCTTCAATATCATAACCATTGTCAGCATTAATATGATCTTCCATTTGAATATATAAAAGGTCCTTCGTTTCTTCTAATAGGGTGTCATGAAAGTCTGGGTCAAAAATAGATTGTGGGTGCAGTTCTACATATTCGCTCATTAATTGCAGTGCAGTTTCAACAAACTCCGACGCGTAATCATCTGTAAATATGGTTGGTTCATCTTCAAATATTAACGAGTCTATACTATCAGATAGATCTTCTAATTCAGAAATTAACATACTGGTATATTACTATATATAGTAGTTTAAATGTTTTTAATATAATTAGAAAGTTATATTAAACACAACACACCCACAAAGGGTTCCATCAGTATTATTTTTCATCGGTCTCTACAGCGGGAATCTTGCCGCTTGTTGATGATGATGCAGATTTGCCGCGCGGGGTCACCGAGCCCTTTTTTGGCGCAAGCGACTTTAATGTAGAAACTCGCTTGTCAATATTTTTTAATGTAAAATGTCGTGTTGATTTATTGTAAGCAAGAGCGGGGACGTCTTTAATTAGTCCAGCGACCTTGTCGTAAATAACGTCTTTAACCCGCGACAACCTTTTCTTATCTAAACTGTCCTTTAAAAATGCAGCAAGGTGTTTTACCTCGTCCGGATCTAAACTATTCGTCTTGCTATAGTTTTCAACATACTCGCCTAATTTTTTGATTTTACTTGTCTTGTTTAATTTGCACCACGGTTCATTCCCATTATTCGTTTTTTCCGCCTCAAGAAACTTTTCAAGATTGGACATGTCATTAGAGGATTTGGTTTCATTCGTGGGCACGCCATTTAATAGCATTGTCTTGTATTTAATATTTTTAAGCTCGTGACATTCGTCAACGGTGATGGGTAATTCCTCCATGTTATTTATATAGTAATATGTGGAGTTGAGTTTAACCCATTTTCGCAAAATATATATTTATCGGAAAGGTTTATATCAGTTTAGTGTCCAAATATATTATATCCCATACCATATATGGAAGATAACTCAAAAACGATAAGTATATCAGGCATACATAACAAACGCCAAATTAAAAATTTAAATAGCGAACCAGGTGCAATGAAAGTAGCGAAAAAACGCGTGCAATCCGAGAAATGGAGTTTTTCAAGCGAGAACTTTGACTACTTAAATCAACTGCAAATGATAAAGAATATATGCAACAATGGTTTTTGCCATAATGAGGATGATGTGTCAAAAATTGCAGTTCAGGAGATTAACAAAAAAATATCCGGATATAAACAACAAGATAGGATAAAGAAGCGATATGACGAACCCCAATTTTTAACGCTTGAGTCTGTTATTCTTAAAATGGTTGAATGTGAGTTAAAGTGTCGCTACTGCCGCGGAGAAATGGATGTTATATATGACATTTCGAGAGAAAGTCGCCAATGGTCGGTTGACCGGATTAATAACGATCTGGGACATAACTTAACAAACTTCCATCTGGCATGCCTTGAATGTAATTTAAAGCGACGGCGAAGAACGGACGAAAAGTTCTTATTTACAAAACAGCTGAATATTATAAAGAAAATGCAATAAGTTAGATTGTTAATAATATAAAATACGATTTATGTATATTATTAAGATGGAATGGAAATGGACTAAAGGTGAACCATACGAAAGATCAAGGCGTTTAAAACACGTTCAAGAATTAGAGAATAAACAGTTTAGCAAAGATATGGACTCTGCTGCATTTTCATCCGCACTAAACCATGACGAAAATACGTGGGACATATTAAACCAAACACAGGCCGGGTCAGGTGCGGCGTTTAAGGTCTCAAACAAGCGCGAGGAATTAGATACCAAGATTGCAGGAAGGGATATGATTCAGCAAATTGGGTTCAATCCATTTTTGGGCGAGAGCAGTTACGTAAACGACATTTCAATACGAGACCAGTTTTTAAAACCAGTTAATACAACACAGGGAGAGAACCGTGCAACCGCAAAGAACTCCTAAATCATCATTAGATGTGCCGTATTAGATGATGGATTTGGAGCACATGGTGTACATTAATCTGTTCACAAAGTAAGCAATAAACAGGTTAAACCCGATTAGTGTACCGTTCTGAAAGTGCTTATAGTTAAGCATTCGGAAATTCTTTAGTATAAAGAATAAATCTGCAAACAATGTAAATACCAAGATTACGAAGAAGAGCATAGACAAGATGAGAAAGTAAACACACGATTGCTTGCTCAAAGGTCCGAAAAACATAGCCATAAGGTCCTGCATTTTATATAATAGTATTAGTTTTTATTTTTGCGAAATAAATAGTATTTTCAACAAACGACTTAAATAAAATTTAAACATTTTACATAATGAGTGCGGTTGCAAATTATACTACGCAAAATGAATTATTACTAAATAACCTATTGGAGTTCTACAAAACGGATAATCGCCTGAGTAGAATGCTAAAGATTATTACCGGCGAGTCAAAAATCTCCTTGCGGATTGTAGATTGGTTTGCTACCAATTATGCCAAGAAATATTACACATTGTATACGACCGAAGACTCAAATGGTCATATGATCCGATTCAAGGTTTACTTTGATTACAAACTCAAGTTGAAGGCTTATTCTAAGAAGCGATTTGACCCCTTTTGTCGTTGGGATAGAATAAGCGTCCCGTACAAAAATGGCACATGTATTGAAACTACAATTGGGCAGCTGAATTTCTTCAAATGGGCCATTGAGAATAAGGTAATTGAGTACATTGAAGAGAATTACGATACAATTGAGAAGGACATGAATAGCCGTAACAGCACGTCAAAGAGAAAGGACAGTATAACCGAAAATGCAAAAACGCGCAAGAAGAGAGAAGAGCTGTCCATTTCGGCCACAAAAAGCATTAAGAAGGAAGAAGTTGAGATTGTTGTTCAGTTTCATTAGTCCCGACTGTAATTTGCAAAAATTTGATGTACAAACATATATAATTTTGAAAAAACATTATATGTGTAATATATGTTGTGTGAATACAAGAACATGCTTGGCAAGGTTGGAGAGGGAGTCCATTCCATTCGGATATTCAATATAGCGATTGTAGACGTTTTGCTAACCATAATTGGAGCCTACATTATTCATTTGTTTGCGCCCGGCTATCGCTTTTCCAGTATTTTATTGATATTGTTTGCAGCAGGGATCGTATTACATCGGATATTTTGCGTGAAAACAACGGTTGATAAACTATTGTTTAGACAGGCATGACATTTTACATAATTATTTTTAAATATATGCGGGGTATAATATTTAAAAATTAAGTAACTGATATAGTATGGGAAATTCTCAATCAATCCAAAAAATCAATTATGAAGATATTCAATATGTAATCAAAAATGCAGAAGCAAATACATTAATCAATACCTTAACCGAGTCTGAACAGGGGTGTCTGCTTCCAAATACAGTTAATATTCATAAAGAGTCTGAACTTATTAACGCGTTCATCAGAACAAATCATAAGGGTGTAAAAATAATTGTTTATGGTCGGAACTGTAACGATGAAACGGTATATGAGAAATATAAGCAGCTCGTTTCGCTGGGATTCTATAATGTATATATTTACACTGGCGGACTATTTGAATGGCTCATGTTACAGGACATATATGGGGCTGCCGAGTTCCCGACAACAAAAAAGGAGTTGGACATTTTAAAATATAAACCCCGACAAACATTAAACATACAGTTATTAGAGTATTAAGCGGCGCCATTTGGATTGTAATCCTTTACCGCAATATTAGAGAGCTCATCCGCCCGCTTATTAAAATTTCTTAATATGTGCTCGTAGTGCACCTTAACAAACCCCTTTTCTAATGCCTTTGCAGTATCGTGCAGATCAAGTAGGTTTGGAGAACCGCATTTGTATTTTCCCGTCATTTGATTAATAACAAGCTGACTATCACCTTGGACATGAAGTTCCTTTATATTCATCTCCAATGCCTTTTGCAGGCCCAATATAAGCCCGGAATACTCGGCGCGATTGTTGGTAGCATTTACCCCCACAAAGAGCCCACCACCCCACAACTCGTCATTGTCGTGATAGATGGCTGCACCGGCTCCGCACAATCCCGGGTTTCCCTTGCTACATCCATCAAAGTTCATTCTAAACGCAACTTTGGAATACAGTTTAGGAGGGTCGTCCGGAATAGCGCATTTAATGTGGGGCAGCATTGTCAATTATTATTACTGAATGCCTGTTAATTTCACCTCATTTTTATTTAAAATACAACAACATACAAGAAGATGCAAAACATACAAGAAATGTATTAAATATATTTTATGTAGACTAATATAAAGAGAATGCTCCCCCTGCTTTTATTGCTTGCATTATTTTCAACCGTCGCATTTGCTGACACTGAATGTCCTGCGGTGACAACAATGTCGGATAGACGCAGTGATAAGACCAAACTACGTATTGTTCAGTACAATGTGGAGTGGCTTTTTATTGACTACTACAGTGAAATGAACTGTCCTGGCGATGGGTGCACTTGGAAAAATCAGACAGCGGCGCAAACCCACATGAATACTGTTGTGAAAAGAGTCCAAGCGCTGAATCCAGATATTATTAATTTTTGCGAGATAGAGGGGTGTGACGAGCTCAACATGTTAAAGGCTCAACTCGGTCCATCATATATGCCGTACTTAAAAAAAGGCACTGATAGCAGCACGGGGCAAAATGTTGGCATGTTGACGCGCGTGGATCCGTCAAAAAGCCTATACAGAACAGAGGACAGGTATAATTATCCCATTCCGGGATCAAAGTGCGGCTATACAGGCCCGCCAAGTTCATCGGGCGTTAGCAAACATTATATTACTGAATTTGAGTTTGGCGGGATGAATATTGCATTCATTGCAGCGCATCTTGTAGCCATTCCAACCGAGGCGTCACGATGTGCACAGAGAGAGGCGCAGGCATCGGTTCTGCAAACTGTCATCGCTAATTACATTCAAAACGACTATGAAATAATTGTTCTTGGTGACTTTAATGATTTTGATGCGGAGGTATCCGACTTGAACAACGATAAGCCCACATCAATGGTATTGGACATCTTGAGGGGATATAAGGGCGACCACGCAGGCAAATATGAGCTTTACAGTATTGCCGAAACCATTCCGCAAAGCAGCAGATACAGTGATTGGTGGGATTCGGACAATAACTGCGGCACATCGTCTAACAATGACTATTCAATGATAGACCATATCCTGGTTACTGATGCGATAAGGAAAAATATTGGCGATACTTTTATTTATCATGAATACAAAGAATATTGCGGTACATATGATTCTGATCATTTCCCGGTTGTGTTGGATATATACACGCGCTAATATTAAACGTAATCACAGCATTCTATCTCATAATTATTATTAATTAGCGTGATGCGAAATGGTTTGCCGCAGCCGTATATTACGCCCTGATTTGCGTACTCATCGCATTCCTCCTTTGAAGCGTGCGGGTGCACTTGTTTGCCACTATTTTTAAAGACCCCGTGGCGAAATATGCCACAATTTAATTGTGAAATTATAATAAATTCATTGCAATGCGGACACAGAAGTACTGGTTGATCTTTAAGTACAGACGACATATAATAAATATAGCGTTTACTATTTATTATATTATTTATAATATATTATTTACCGCCGTCCAGCGTTTCACGTGAAAATATCATTTACTCGAATAAAAAACAGAACTATTTGATTGGTTTTGTTTTATTTTTCGTTTTGTTTTGTTTTGTTTTATTTTGTTTTGTTTTTCGTTTTGTTTTATTGTTTACAGATCGCGCGCACTTTGGACACCAATAAACGTGCTTATATCACAAACCCAGTCGTCCAATTGTGCTTTGTTCTCGTAAATGTCAATGTTGCCGTCCAATATTATTTGATTGCCGCAAACACATTCCTTTGCGGATAGGTCCAACATGTTGTCGTGATATTGCGAGCACTTGTCCAAGTAATCCAACGGAATATTCCCCTCGCCGTCTCTCGAGCGCTTGCCAATTCGCGCATAGCAATTTTCAGGTGCAGTCTTTACATAAATTACCTTGTGAACAGGAAATTCGCCGGAAAACGTATCAAACCAGTTCAAATATATCTGATAATTTACATGTTCAATTTTGCCGCTATCGTAAAGCATCTTTGCAAATACCAACTTGTCCGTATACAAGCTTCTTTCCGTTATCAAAATGGTTCTCTTTTGCGAGTCACTAATATTTTTAAGTGCATCTCGCAAAACCTTCAATCTGGAAACATATGCCATCATTTGAAAGGCAAATGAATATTTCTCCTGATCCGCATAAAACTTTTCTAAAATTGTCACACCATTTTCGTCTGTAATTTTCTCCCATTCATCGACAGGTTCCTTCAAGAATACTATATTTGCATCGTCAGCATATGTCTCGCGCAACTTTGCCAACAAGGTTGACTTCCCCGAGCCAATATTTCCTTCAATAGAAACAATCGTGTATGCGTTGTTAGACATCCCGGCAATTATACATAATACTCCCATTTTATTTATATTCTTTCAACTCAATTTTAAAAAAAATTGAAATTAAAATAAACTTAAAGATACAGACATAAATTACAGTAATCGCATCACAAATGGATTTGAAGCAACGAAAACTCAACAAGTCAGAATGGGAGTCTATCGAGGTTCCAGTTTCGCCGCAAGAAATAGAAATTTTAAAACTAATCGTTGGTGGTTATCACAATGTAAATATTAGGGTAAACAATAAAAATTCTATCTTTACGTTCTTAAAGCTAGAATATTCAGAAAAAATGGAGGACTATCTGTATAATAATTATTTGCGTGAGCGCGGTGACAAAATTGAGGCCGAGTTGAAGAAGATATTCAAGGAATACAAGCCAATGAAAAGCGATACGGATGTTAAATTAAATTCGGGGCAAAGGATTCGGTTAGAAAGGTATGACGAAAATTCGCTGAAACAGAATGACTTATATGAATATGTGCTGTTAAGTCATATAGAAAATATCATTTTCAACAAAAAGGAAAACAAGATAAAATTATTCCACTTTCACTATTTCACGCTGTACAAATTGATGAGAAACAGTATTGCCCGCGTGAATCGCCATATTAGTGAGCTTGCGAGTCGCGTGTTAATCGTATTAGAACGTGATACCTCTCTGTTGACCCTCATTGAAAATGGTGTGGAATTTATTGAGAAGAATGAGAGTCTATTAAAATATAACGATTTGTTGTTGTACGAACACCAGAAGGAAATATTTACTGCGTGCAAGAACCCGAGCCCCAAGTTGGTTTTGTATATGGCGCCAACCGGGACAGGCAAAACTCTCACGCCAATTGCGCTATCCGAACAAAAGCGAATTATATTTGTTTGCGCTGCAAGACACGTGGGGTTGGCTCTGGCGCGAGCGGCCATTTCCGTCAACAAAAAGGTTGCATTCGCGTTTGGATGTGCCAGTGCAGATGATATTCGGTTGCACTATTTCGCCGCAAAGGAGTACACGATAAACAGACGTACTGGCGGCATCGGAAAGGTTGACAATAGCGTTGGCAGTGAGGTAGAGATCATGATTTGCGACATTAAATCCTATCTGCCTGCCATGTATTATATGCTTGCGTTCTTCAAGGCTAACGATATTATCATGTATTGGGACGAACCCACTATCACACTTGACTATGAAGAGCACGAGTTCCATGCGACCATTCGGAAAAACTGGAAGAAAAATTGTATCCCTAACGTTGTGCTATCGTCAGCAACTTTGCCAAAACAAGGCGACCTGACGGAAACACTACCTGATTTCCTGAGCAAATTTCGCGGCGCCGAGATCTGCAACATTGTCAGTCACGACTGCAAAAAGTCTATTCCTATAATCAACAAAGATGGCCTTGTTATGCTGCCGCATTATTTGCACGAGGAGTATGATAAAATTATGAAGGTGGCGCAACATTGCGGCGAATATATGACTCTTCTGCGCTACTTTGATTTGAAGGGGGTAGTAGAATTTATTACATACGTTAACGCTAATGGGTTTGGCAACTCAAAGACTCGGTTAGAGCGACATTTTGAGACGCTGGATGATATAAACATGAAAAACGTCAAGATGTACTACATTACTCTTCTGCAGAACATTACACCGGACAAGTGGCCTCAAATATATACCCATTTCAAGGAGACGAGGTGTCCGCGTATTTTGGAAAATACCGGCATAGATGCAAAGGGGAACAAGATTGCAAAGGCGCACAGTTTTGGACCAACTCAGGGTTCCGCAATCGGGGCTCGAGGAGGGGAGCCAATTACGCGATTGGCAAGTGAACAAATACCGCGCGCCAAGCCGGTTACAGCGCCCCCTGCAGCGGGTACTTCGGGTGTATATGTTACTACAAAGGACGCGTATAGCTTAACAGATGGACCCACAATCTTCATCTCTAATGACGTTGAGAAAATTGCCAAGTTTTGTGTGCAACAGGCAAACATTCCAGCGCTCGTTTTAGATGATATCATGAAGAAGATTGATTACAATAATGTTATCAATGAAAAACTACATGCATTAGAATCTGAAGTAGAAACTATCAAGGAAAATGCCGACAAGCGCGTGAAGAATGAGGTTTCTGGGTTTAGTGGTGGACACAAAGTAACCGGCAGAAGTAAATCAAACAAGGATCCCAAGAAGCTGAGCAAGGATATTCCGGCCGAATACGAAAATAAGGGTGCGCTCTCAAAGTTGACTGAGCAGATTAATGCTTACAGGGCCCTAATTAGGTCTGCAAGCTTGAATGACGCCTTTATTCCGAATAGAAAAACGCATCTGGATAAATGGGCGGCCGGGATTGTGTCTGCTGGTGCATTTACGAGCAATATTGACGAACAAACCGTGTGCGATATCATGGCACTCAATGGCGTGGATAATGCGTGGAAAATTCTCTTGTTAATGGGGATCGGTGTGTTTATTAATCACGACAACATTACGTATACGGAGATCATGAAGCGGCTCGCGGATGAGCAAAAGCTCTACATGATTATTGCGTCAAGCGACTATATTTATGGAACCAATTATCAGTTCTGTCACGGGTTTTTGAGCAAGGACCTGAATCTTACACAGGAGAAGATCATTCAGGCGATGGGGCGAATTGGGAGAAACAATATACAGCAAACTTATACAGTGCGGTTTCGCGACGACGAACAGATTATGAAGTTGTTTACTGCGGAAACGGAGAAGCCGGAAATTATAAATATGAATCGGCTATTTAATACGCACAAGGTTATTTGGCGTGACAACAAATATGTAGAAATTGAGGATGATGTAGAGGATGATGGAAACATTAACCAGGACTCGGATGAAGATGACGAGTTTGCGCCATATAGTAGGGAAGAGTAAAAAATAAATGTACAAATATGTGCAATTGTGCAATATGTAATCTAATTTTTTATTCAATTATTGCCGACCCCAACATAATATTACGATAAACGAAATTTTCTAATGTAAAATGATGTGGATTTATGTCTGGTTCCATAAAACTCTCTGAGTGTCCAGTCCGATTCCTCCAGTGCTGGAGCAAGTTCGGCATCATGGCTATAAATGTTATCAAATTGGCCGGTTTCCGCAATAGCAATTCCCTCATCACAATTCAAATCAAAATCGTCCGGAGCTCGTTGTAAAATCTCGCAAATAAAGTCTTTGATGGATATATCTGATTTGAATGTATAATTTTTAGTTCTTGTCGTATAAACAAGCTTGAATCTAAACGTGTACGTCTCTTCGGAATGGTTCATTTTCTAAATTGTATAAGGTGATTTGATTTGCGTTGGATAAGGTCAGCATTAGCATTTCAATTTTTTATTATAATATAAGATAAATTCGTTTGTATATTATATTATATTGCGTTCTCTAGCCGCTTCTTGGAACCTAAATCCACTTCATTTTGCTTCCAATACGACAAAAAAAGAAGTTGTTGTATAAAATGTTATTATCAAGTGCTTTTGTCAAAGTTTTATCGCTCATTTTTAATTGTTTGATACAATCATATTTACAAATAAATTCTTTTATCAATTTGTTATCGTCAGTATATTGCCCGATTCCATCCTTATATAAAATTGGTTCTCCGTATTTTTTCTCAAATGTATCAATTAATTCTTGAGGGCATTTGTCATATAATAGATAATAATGTCCGTTTGTTAGAGATGCGTTTTTTACAGGAGTATCTAATGCTGAAGATGACGCATAACCATTAAGGCTTGCTGCCGTTTTTCTGTCCAAATAAACATTCAGAATTTCGGTTTTTTCTGTATTCAATTTTGCAATATATCCCAGATTCTGAATCTTTGTTTGTTTTGTGGGAAGAATATTATATAGTACGTTCGGATCTAAATTCCTGTCTACAAAAGCCCATCGAAATCCATTATAAACTGTATTTTCTGTAACCGCTTTATCAATGCTTGGTCGCTTGATTTTGAAATTGTGTTCCTTTAAACACTCTGCAACGGATTCATATACCTTAATAATAATCATTGTTTCCGGATTAATTTTTTGCAATCTGGGTCCAAGTGTAACCAATGGTTCATTGAAGCCTGTGGTTGTTTTCATTTGCGCAGAATTTAATTTTGCCATCATTTCTTGGTTTGTTTTTTCGAGATTATTTATTTGACCTGATAATTGTTTTACACTTTGAACCAGTTCTTGAATTAATAGGTTGTCATTATTTGTACCTTTCATTTCAAGCATAAGTTTTAATTTTTCAATTTCAAGCTCTAATTTATTTGTATCATTGCTGTTAAAATATTTTAGGTTGTTGTTAATAACATTTAACAATGTTTTATAAGAGAGATTTTTACCAATTAAAAAAAGCTCCCTTTCATCGTCATGTCCGGGCAAGTCATTTACTTGATTAATTCTTACATATTCATGTTTGTGTATAAAAGTTTCAAAGTCCTTGCTTTTGTTAACGGCAAAACAATCTAATAATAATACGTTTCCGTGTTTTAACTTGCAATCGTTATATCTTTCTTGAATCCCGATTCTACTTTCACCAATTTTTACAACATAAGTTCCGTCAGGATGTGTCTTAACTTTTATAATATATACCATACCACAAATGGTTTTAAATTCTCTAAGCAAAATTTGCTCACGTTCCCTTTGAACTTTTGTATCTAATTCGGTTTTATGCGTTTCTTCAATTTGAATAATTTCATTTTTTGCGTCTTCTAATTGAAGTTTTAGTTCATTACCTTCTTCTATTAAAATTTCTTGCAAAACATTTTCTAATTTAATGTAATAATCGTGAATTTCATCTGCCTTTTTTGTTCCCGCTTTCAAACAAAACCTTTTGAAGGTTTCAATGTTCAACATAATTATTTCTTTGTTGTGACCACCTTTGGTTTTATTCTTTGCTCCTGAAGGTTCATGAGCAATGATTTTATAATCTTTATTAATAGTAAAATTTTTTTCCAGTGCACATTTTGCATTATATTTTTGATTAAACCCTAACCAATTCCACACGTTATCAAGATCAATTACAAAATCATTCTTATTGTCGTGCTTCAAATAACAATAAAAACTTGCTAAAAACATTTGTTGTTCATAATTATTAAATTTATTTTGCACCTTCTCCACTAATTTTGACTGATAATTGCCATTTAATTTAGTAATTGGATTGCTTTCAATAAGATTTACAATATCTATGCTCATTCTATATATTATTTGCTGATATATTTTTATATTGGTTTTTGCTTTAATAATTAATAAGCGTTAATTTAATTATTAAAATACACAAAACAGTCTGAGACGATAAATCGTAACAAAATATTTAATTGCTGTAGGCCAAACCACCCATGCCGCTCATGATGCGGAGGACGTTGTAGTTGGTGGCATAGACACGCACCTTGGCAGTCTTGGTACCCTCAACGGTGGCGTTGGAGAGCACAAGCTGGAGGGTAGCGTTATCAATGCGGGAGAAGTTGCACGTGCCGGAGGGTTGGTGTTCCTCAGGGCGAAGGGCGAAGGAGTACACGTTAATACCTTCATCAGGGTTACGGGTGTGCGCCTGGTAAGGTTGGACCCAGGAGAAGTAAGAACCTTCACGCTCAGAGAAGCGGTCCTGGCCGTTAAGTTGGAGCTTAGCGGTGACGACGGGGTTCTGGCCCCAGCAGTGCATGTCCAAAGATGTCTCAGTGAGCACGAAGGTGCCGGCATCAGACACACCAGAGTTATCAAGGTGGGAACCGACCTGGGCAACGAAGCCATCGGGCACGGTGGTGGGTGCGGGGACGGCAATACCACCAAGGTTGACCTCGTTGTAGGGGTTGGCAGGACCGTGCCAGTATCCAGTGAAGCCAGCAGGGATGTACTCATCCATGGCACCGGCATCTTGGAAGAGACCGTTGGCATCAATGAATGCACGGGAGTCGGCAGCAAGGGCAGCAGGGCCACCGAAGGCATGGACGGCGTTGGGGAGGGCGTCAATGGCATCAGTGTAGTTGAAGGGTTGGGCACCAAGCACCTTGAACAAGAGGGCGTCGCAAGTCAAAGACGAGCAGTAGTCGACGTTCTGATCAGGTTGGACAACCCAGATAAGCTCCTTCACGGGGTGGTTGAAGTTGAGCTTGATCTTGTTGGAGGAAGAACCAACAGACTCGTCGCCGGTGAACTGGAGCTGAGTAATCAAGTACTCGTGGGGGTTCTGGGCCATTCTGCGGCGTTCATCAGTGTCCAAGAACACATAGTCAACGTACAAAGAGGCAGCGACCAAAGACTGGTTGTAGGCAATGGTGGCGGGGACGGGGCGGCCAACGGAGTATTGGTTGGCAGATGTGAAGCTGCCAGAAGTGGAGGCAGAGCTGCAGTTCAAGGTGGTAACGGCCCACAAGCACTCGTCAATGGGGCGGATATCAAGGTTGATCTTGACCTCGTGGTATTGAAGGGCAATCAAGGGGAGGGCAAGGCCGGGGTTGGTGCAAAACCAGAACTGGAGAGGCACGTACAAGGTGGTCTCAGGAAGGGCGTTGCGGGGGGCACACACCTGGCGGGGGGCCAAGGAGTCGCAAGGGGACTCAACCTCAGAGAAAGAGGGATCAGTGATGAAGGTAAGTTGGGTGGTGTTACCAATCATCTTGAAGTATCCGCGCTGTTGCTCAGAGGTCATTGTGAGCTGGTTCCAGATGTGCATCCAGTCACCGTATTGGCGGTCGATGCGTTGACCACCAATCTCAACCTCAACTTGGGCGATGAGCTGTTCACCGGGGAAATCTAACCAACGGGCATACACACCCTGGTTACCGGAGGTGCTGTAGTTTCCGAGACCCATGAGTTGGTTGATCTCAGGAAGAGTCACCTGAAGGTAGGTGCGGTATGCCAAGTCTCCGTTTCTGGAGATGACGCATTGCACGCGACGACCGAAATCGGCCTGGCCATTGAAAGTCTGTTCAATAGACTCGATGGCAAAGTTAGTGTATCTGCGATAAGTAACTTTCCAGAAAGTGATCTGAGGATTACCAGTAAGGTAAACGTCTTGGGCGCCATAGGCGACGAGTTGCATTAATCCACCTCCCATTTTATATAGTTGCTAAAGAAAAAAATTTTTTGGATTTTAATTTAATTAAATGTAATTAAATTAATTAATTTGACTTTAAAAATTGCAAAGGTCGTCAATTTGCCTAAGAAATAATTTTATTAAGGTCTAAGTTGGTCTTCATAAATTTCATAAGATACGTATCCTCAAGGATCTCCTTTTTATTTTCATGACTCTTGGTAAATACATATGATCCGTTTCGTTTCTTTACAGACCAGCCCTGCTCTATAGAATTAAACACAAGGATCATTTTTTGAAATGTTATCACGTCAACCTTTACATTATCATTTTCTAAATCTTTTAATGACTCCAATGAAACTTTCAGGTCCATTTACTTAAATTATAGAAAACATTACGTGATTTTTAACTCTTTCTTTCGCTGGCACTATCAATACAATATATATTGTTAAACTCCTGGCGTGGTATAGTCTAACCCCAATTCACTAAAAAAGATAAAGTCGTTTTTGTAAAAGTTATATACTCGGTTTTTTAATTCTTCATCGTAAAAATATTTACTGTTCACGTTAAAATTATAGTATTCTGACATGTCTAAATCACATACATTATGTGTAATAGATTCGCTGTAATTTTTTCTTTCGTGTCCCTCCCTTTTGGTTAATATTGTTTCGGGTATTTTTGCGTTGTATAACTCTTCAATGTAGTTGTAATCAATCTTCTTAATATCATAACATTTGATGCACTTAGACAACATAACATTTTTATTGAACTCTTCTGTTGTTTGTGGCGTAAAATGATGTTTCTCGACCATATTCCAGTCACCCTTGCCCAATTCTTCTACAAATTTAGCAAATGTAATAGCGTCGTGCTTCCATAAGTGTCTAAAACTCCCGCTCGGCTTATATTTATCTAAAAATCCGGATACAATTCTCTCATATGGGCTTCTGCTAATTATTATTGTTGTGTACTTTTCAATGTCACGTGGCAGCTTATTATAGTCTTTATCGCCATGAATAACAGTATTTTCCTTTTTATTTTTTAGAAAATAGAAAATTCGTTTAATATGACTGCACCCACATTTAGCTGACCATCCAAATAGTATTTTGCGGCTACTGTCAACGAGAAAATACATATATACATGGGTAATGTAATTTTAAGCCTTTTTGCATGCACATGTAGATGGCTCCCACGTGGGAAACATGGAATGGGAAATAATAGAGAGAAATAATAAATATATTCTCTCTATTATCAATTAAACAGTTTTATTTAAAATACTTAAGAGGGGAATGCCGAATTTTAAGCCAAAGTCTATAAAAAAAATTAAATTTAATAAGAAAACGGCAGTTACTCTTGACACAAAGCATAAGGAGTTTTTGACAGAGTTTACAAATGATGAGACGGATGTTATACCTGAATTGAAGGCGGAGCGCCGTGAACTAAAAACCAAGTTATTAAATGAATACGATGAGCTTACTTTGGAGGGCCGAATAGAACTCGAGGACAAGGTTACTGAAATAACAACAAGAATAAGAGAGATCAATGCCAAAAAGAAGGGTTACTTTCTGGATAATTCCAAATTTATTTTTGAGTATTTTGAAAACAAAAAGGATATTTCTGTTGGAAGCAAATACCAGTCCGCAACAAATAAATCTAAACTGGTAAATACCTTTTTTAAAATTAAACAAGACCCTGATGCAGACAGTTCATCGCAGAAAGAAACCAGCAATATAGTTCAAAAATATTTGAGTAATATTGATGATAGCTTTCTTGATGTAAACACGTTTGTGTGCCAAACCGACGTATGCAAAGTATGTCATAAAGGAGAGCTAATACCACTTGAGGACGAAGGCATTTTGGTGTGCAACAATTGCTCCAGAAGCATTCCTTATTTAATTGAAAATGAAAAGCCATCTTACAAGGAACCGCCAAAGGAGGTCTGCTTTTATGCATACAAACGCATTAACCATTTCAAGGAAATATTGGCTCAGTTCCAGGGGAAGGAAACCACGCAAATTCCGCCAGACGTAATTGAAAATATCAAGCTCCAGATCAAAAAAGAGAGAATAGAGATATCGCAAATTACAAATGGGAAAACAAAGGAGGTTCTCAAGAAATTGGGATATAATAAATACTATGAACATATACCATTCATTAAAGATAAATTGGGAATCAAACCGCCAATCATGTCTCAAGAATTAGAGGAAACGCTGTGCAATCTATTTACCGACTTGCAGGCACCTTATTCAAAGTTTTGCCCTGACGATCGTGTAAATTTCCTGAACTATTATTACACCGCGTATAAACTCTGCGAACTATTGGGAGAGGAAACATATTTGCCCTTTTTTCCAATGTTAAAAGACAAGGAAAAAAGAATAGAACAAGACGTTATTTGGAAAAAGATATGCGAAGAATTGGATTGGGAGTTCATTCACACAATTTAAGGTCTTGTTTTTAATTCGCCGGTTTATAGGGGAACAATTGTAGCGCACGGGTGTTATAAATTGAAAAGTTTGGATCGCCGGTATTTGCGCCGACGCCATTACCAAAACAAGTCCCTCCGCGCTGTTTGCGGCTACTTTGTCGCTTCTGTGTTCGCCGTCTACTAAGACTTCTTCCGCGGCGCGCTCTTGCCGTTTTTTTAGCGTATCTCCTACGAGTCTGCATCTTCCTTGCCATAATATATTACACTTAGATTAAATATATTATGCTATCATTAGTATGATATTATGATTATGTTATTATGCGACTATGACATTAACTCAACTTAGAATCCTCCGGGGAACTTCACCAAGTTGGCACCAATACCAAACCCAGCGCCAGAGCGAGCAGTTGCACCCATGCTGGGGATGTATGTATCAAGGATACTGAATGTGGCAGCGGCAGTGAGGGCAATCAAAATAACCTCCTCAATATTTAAGGAACGTTTAGGGATGGCATATGCGGCAATCGCCACCATCAAACCCTCAACAAGATACTTAATGACTCTCTTAACAAGTTCGGCGACGTTAATCAAACTGTTCATTATAATAAATAAAAAGAAAAAAATATATATATTGCGATAAAAAACTTAAAATCAAATAAGATAATTAACTAAATGGATCGTTCTAAAGGAAAGAATTCTGACAAGACTGGGTTTGAAAGAAAGCAGGTTAATGGAAAGCCGAACCCGAAGTATGTTGATTTGCTGGAGGAGGATAAGCCGATTGCGGGGCAGAAATTTGTGTGTGTTTCATTTTGTTCTCCCGAAAAAGTTTTGAAGGAGAAGGCTGTCTTCTTTTTTGAGGAATTCCTAAAGAAATGGGAATTCAACAAGTCAATGGAGAAGTTTCTCCAGTTCCTTAACTTTGTTTCTTATAAATACAACCTTTCGTTTGACGACGTTTCAAATGATTTTAAGGAATACGTTAAGGAGGAGAAGGAGACTTTGGCCAAGGTTGGAATTGAAGACGAGTACAAGACCTTTATTGACAACAATGAGGATGAGTTGCAGAAGCAATTTGACATTGCTCACAGCTTTCAAACCAATACGCGCGGACTCAAGATCAGGGGGTCCTACCCGAGTCAAGAAGAAGCGGAGTTGCGATGCAAGATGTTGCGAGAAATTGATCCCAATCATGATGTTTACGTTGGTCCGATTGGCATGTGGATGCCGTGGGACCCGGAGGCATATAAGACTGGCCGTGTAGAATATATGGAGGAGGAACTCAACAAGCTAATGAGCGAAAAGAACAAGAATGAATCAAACGCCAAGACCACATTTGAGCAGCGCGTCAAGGAATCGAAACAGAAGGCAATTGAGGAGAATATCAAGTCTGCGGAGAAATCAGGAAATACTCTGACTCAAACCATTGATGAACAGGGCAACTTGGTGGGTGTTAACAATGCAAATACACAAGAGTTTGCGCTCAAGGAGAACGAGAACATCTCCACAGCCGACATTTGCATGGAATTATTCGATGGCGATAATATTGTGTCGGGCAAAACGGATAACGGCGCGAGTCAGTTAGTAAGCGGTCCCTTTGCTAATAAAGATTCCATGGAAAAGGTAGATTAACATAATTTTTAATAATATCTACTTAAAATCAAATAAATAATATAACTATTATGAAAATTTGTTATATTATTTCTACATGTGACAAATATCTTCAAACGCGAGTTAAGTATCAAATGGATATTATGCTTAAAAATGTAAAGAAAGAAGATATTTACTATCTTACATCTAAGCCTGATGTTGAAAATAGACATTTTGGATGGTATGCTATGGATGATACGCAAAATATAACATGGAAATATATCCATTTTATTTATCATATGAATATTCCTGATTATGATTGGTATATATTAATCGATGATGATACATTCGTTTTTGAAAAAAGACTTAAAAACGTACTAACTGAATATAATTCAAGTGAAAATTATTATATTGGCAAGGAGTTAGACCATATTAAACGCGAATTTTGCTTGTATATGTCAGGCGGGGCCGGTTACGCAATATCAAAATCTTTATATGCTCTTATTACTGAATATGTTAGAAAAATTGGTAAAAATGAGGCATATTCTCCACTAATTAATTTAAAAAATCAATGGTGTGATGATTTGTGTATTGGAATATGGATTCAAGAAATTGCAAAAACGCACAAGATCAACCAATTAAACAATAATCTTTTTCATTTAGCTGAACATGAAAATGAGTCTCAGTTAACTGACGCTGTTACATTTCATAAGGTTATAACAAAAGAACAATACGAATTTTATAAATCTATAGCAGACAAGGATGTGGATGTGGATATAGAAGAAAAGGTTAATCAAATGTCAGATGTTATATTAAAAGACGCGAATGATACAGTTTTCACATTGGTAACAGACAGCGCTTATTTTGAAAAGGCGAAACGCACTATTATCGATTTACGAACACGTGGCAATTGGCGCGGAGATGTTGTTCTAATTGCAGTTGGGTTCACACTCAATGCAAATTTTAAGGACTTCTATAATATTACTGAGGTGAGTTTTGCAACGATAGACAAATCAACACTACTTGCAAAGATCGGCAGCAACGGCTTCACTGACACGACAGACAAGAGAGAAATTCACAAACTGGCGCAATGGGAAAAGTTTCATGTATTTGACGAGTATTTTACACAATGGTCGCGTGTTGTTTATTTGGACGCAGGCCTGCGTGTTCTGGATGATGTTAAATATTTGCTCGAACTCGAATACAAGGACCGAATTCTTGCCCCCAAGGATGGCAAACTACATGAAGACCAAGCGTTTAAATGTCAGTTGAGCACAGACAATGCCGAATTAATAGCCGATTTGCGCAATGAATTTGGCGAAAACATGTTCACATCAAATTACATGCTTAACTGCATGTGGATATATGATACAAATATTCTCAAATTGTGCAATAAACAACAACTAATTGATGCAATGAATAAGTACACTTGTTGCAAAACAAACGAAATGGGAATAATGAATATATTATTTTGTTTCAAATATAATCTATGGGATCCATTCCCGGCAAAGGCGCCAAATGGCAAGTTTTTATTCGACTGGTGCGAGTTGAATCAAACACACAAGACAACATGGAGAGAATACTGTTACATGAAGTACCCTGTAACTATTTCTTTTGGCGATGTATAAATAATCAATGCAATGCCTAACAAATAACCAACAAATAAAATAATATAATCATTTGCATAATATTATTTTACCATTTCGTAGACTTCTTAACGCTAATTTTAGGCCCACCCCCGCGCTTTTTCACTGCACTTGGGTCGTATTGCTCCTCCTCCTCTTCATCCTTGAGTCCCTTGGAGAGTTCCCAGAACTCCTTTGACCCCAATCTAAAATCGCCATGATTGTCGGCCTTGTACCAAAAGACCTGATCGTGCAGCTTGTTTGATTTGGAGTTATTATTAATTACAAGACATTCGTAGTTTTCAGTGCATTGGTCCATCACCTGACAGAAACTCTCAAACGTTGGAAACATACCAGCATAGTTCTCATATATTCGCTTTCTATTTGCGATATAGTTCTCTCTAAGAATGAAAACATAATCAATATTTGTACGCAGGGTTGGCGGAATACCCAACGGGTACTGCATAGTTATCACTAACATTACTTTCCAATGACGCCCGTTCATAAACAGCAGGCGCATCATTTTGTCTCTTGTCCAGGTTGCATCATATAAGCAGTCATCTAAAATTACAAACGCGCGCGGGTCAATAGTGCTGCGTTTATATGTTTCCATTTCCTTCTTGATTTGTTTGAGAACTGTCCTCTGTCTTTTCAATATATTTTCAATAATAGCGGTGTTGTATTCATTATGGACAAATAATTTTGGAACCATCTTAGCGTAGAAACCGTTACCTTCTTCTGTTCCGGAAATAACGGTGCCGATAGGTATTTCCTGCTGATAGTAAAGCAAATCTCTTACCAAAAATGATTTACCGGTGTCTCTCTTGCCGATCAAAACTACAACGGGGCCCTTATTTTCATTTGGTTTGAAACTAATACTTTTCATATCAAACTTCTTCAACTCTAATGTCATTTTAAATAATTTAGAAATTAAAATTTATTCTTTTAAACGAATGCTAATGTTAGAACTGCGCAGCCGATTTAAATCGCTTTAGACAATATAAGTTAATATTTGCTGTTGTAGTCAGAGCCTGTAATTAGATTGTAATTAGGTGTTATAATAAGTTAAAAAGACATATAATTTATATATTAAATAGCTAAAGTATGTTGGTCAACTATCAAAAACGAAAAAACACTGAACTATTTAAAAGTTTAGAGTCTTCTGACTCATTATTTCTCTCTATGGCGCAGAATTACATTCCTGTCTATCAGCGATTCTTCTCCTTAAATGATACTAACTTTAACAGCATTAACCTAAATAACAAATGGCATATTTCATCCATAACAAGACCAGATAGTGACGACAATCATATATTTAAATGCAAACTTAAGAATGCAACAACCGGAAAGGCTAAGGATAAGGATGCATTTGTAAAAATGGCTCCCCTATTAGACCCATATAAGTATTTAATTGGCAAATACGACGTTGCCGACGACAAACTGTTTGCATTGCCGCAGCTAACTTCAACCCCATCAGACTGTAACGCAAAATTTCTTGACCCAAATAACGCAGCATATGTTGATGGTTTATTTGTATTTTTAACAAGCAATTTAATGCATGCACACAACTTCCCACACGGTGTAGACTACTACGGGTCATTTTTAGGTATAAAGAACAATTTTACAATCAACGTTTTTGACGATATTGAATATTTAAACAACTCAGAATTTTTCAATAAAAATAAAAATAAATTGTTTAAAATTGACGACTATGATCACTTGTTTCAAAACGAAACCCAGAAACTCAAACCAATTACTATAGAACACAACACAAGCGCGCGGTCCCAAATGTCTATCGCATCATTTGATAATAAAATCTTTGATGGTGTTTTTGAAGAAAATACGATGAACCTGAATGACTTGAAGGACCTATCAGTCGACTTGTGCGATTTGGTTGACTTAACCAATTCCGGGTCACCAGACAACAATGATACCAAACAATTAACACTAAAATCCAATTCAACGTGCTCGTCAAGATCGTCGCATACAGAGAACGAGGACCTCGTGGACGACAGCGCTAACGATGAAACTGGTGTAGACGAAAATGCGCCAGATAATAGGAGCGACGAGGAGAGCGAATGGGAGGACGATGCATCTGGCTCTGGAAGCGGTTCGTACGAAGAAGAACAAATCTGCGCAAGAATTGAAAAGTTCCCAGTTCAAATCATATGCATGGAAAATTGCGAAGATACGTTTGACAATTTGATTCTAAATAATGAGCTGACTACGCAGGAATGGTATTCGGCCCTAATGCAAATAGTAATGATGTTAATAACATACCAAAAGGCGTTCGGATTAACGCATAATGACCTGCATTCCAATAACGTGATGTACAATCATACTGACAAAAAGTTTATTTACTATTGCTATAAGAAGAAACACTATAAGGTGCCCACTTTCGGACGCATGTTTAAGATTATTGATTTTGGAAGAAGCATTTACAAGTACGACGGAAAGCTTTTTTGCAGCGATAGTTTCCAAACAGGAGGCGATGCCGCAACGCAATATAATACCGAACCGTATCTAAACGAGAAGAAGCCGAGGTTAGAACCAAACTTCAGTTTTGATTTGTGCCGCCTGGCATGCTCCATATTTGATTATGTTATTGACGACGTTGATGATATTCGGCTTATTAAAAAATGCAAGGACCCAATTAAACGGCTGATTCTGGAGTGGTGTTTAGACGACAAAGGCATAAATATGTTATACAAAAATGATGGGACTGATCGCTACCCCGAGTTCAAGTTATATAAAATGATCGCAAGATGTGTCCACAACCACACGCCGCAAGCTCAGTTAGACCGCCCAGAATTTAACGCATTTTCCGAGTTTAAAGGGGAGATTCCTGCGGATGTTATAGATATTGACAGTATTCCCTCATATATGTAGCACAAACAGACAATTAAATTTTTGGTGATAGTTCATAATACAAAAATATTTACATATATTATGAACCTATTTGGATTTATAATTACGAGGCACGTTAATTCTGAAAATACTAATAAATATTGGAACCATTCCGTTAAACTGATAAGGACATTTTACCCGCGCGCAAAAATTGTTATTATAGACGACAATAGTAATCAGGAGTTCGTAAAGGCGGATTTTAATTATAAGAACATTGAAATCGTGCAGTCTGAGTTTCCGGGTCGCGGAGAATTGCTACCTTACTACTATTATATTAGGAACAAGTATTTTGAAAATGCGATAATATTGCATGATAGCGTGTTTATTCACAAAAGAATCAATTTTGAAGCTCTGCAAGGGGAGAAGGTAATGCCATTGTGGATTTTTGAGCAAGATGCCGAAAATCTGGAAAACACACTAAGCCTTGCGCGGAATCTAAACTACAGCTATGACATAAGTAAGGCGTTACGTATAAAGGATATGAAAACTATGGCGTTAGAATTGCCGCGTGACAAGTGGTATGGGTGTTTTGGGTGTCAGGCATATATAAATCACCGGTTTTTAGTCGGACTTGATAACACATACAATATATCATCCCTTGTTGACGTGGTTAAAACGAGACCGGATAGGTGCTGTTTGGAGAGAATACTTGGCTGTCTATTTAGTAAAGAAAATCCACGCGTGGGTATAAACAAAGGGTTATTTGGCAGCATATTCAAACACTATAGGGGGTTTGAATACACGTTCCGCGCCTATATGAACGATTTAAAACAAGGACGCGTACATGCGCGTGCGGTGAAGGTGTGGACCGGTCGTTAAATTGTGGAGGTATTTATTATATAATGCGGATTATTCATTATATAATGTAGTTTGATTGGCTGCGCCTTAGGCTGCCGGTGGGTATAAACTTTGTACAACTCTGATTCGTAAATCGGGCGGCAATTGTGGCGGCGTAGAATAGAAAACTTGGTTTTGCTTTGAGGCTAATCCGTGTATTGCGGTATCGTCTGCTTCTACAATTATGTTAGTTAGCAGATGTATTGATCGTTGGAATTTTTCTAAAAACCGATCGCATTGCTCAATAGTTATCGGTTCGCCGTTGAACGTTGTCGCCCCAGTATGCTGATCATATGCTAAAGTACCAAACGGTGTTGTATTTATCTTGTTGAGAGAATTTATATTTGCGAGTTGTTCTCTAAGAAATAAATATTGCGCATAATAATATAGTTTTTCCGTTAACATCAGCTGCTTGTTTTGAAATATAAAGCTTACAGGCATTTGCGTTCCTCCTCCAATAGGAACTGAACCAGAAATCTCTGACATATTATCAATGTAGTGTTTATTTTTTTCATAGTCCCCAAAATCCATATCTAAAAACGGGAAAAGTATTTTATTCGGAGCTCGTAGGCTAATTTTAACCATGTCCTGATATCCGCCGACTTTTCCCCTTATGCTCGGGTCAAGAAGTGATATACTATAACCTTCGCTTACGATTTGTTGTAAAAACCACTGAATAGTATAACAGATATGTAGAGACAGAGAGAGTCCTGCCATTGGGTCATACTTTGCACTGACGACCTTTGGGTTTTTTACAACTTTAAAATCCAAATCACTCACTGAAACCAAATCAGCGTCGCCTGGTAGTTGAGAGCTCACTAATGCCACTCCCAATCCTCCCTTTGCTACTATTATAAATGGTTGACCGGCGCGCTGTAGTTTAGATGATATTATCCCTAAAAGAAGAAGTGTTGCGCACGTTATCCTGCTACGTTCTGACCAAATTGCGGCAGATTCTGCTTGTAACCTCTTTATTAGGGTAGTGGCCTCTTCGGCAGTCTTTACGAAATAAGATTCAGTGCCTATAATGTACTGTTTTGCTCCGTTGCCCATTATTGCTACTGGTTTTGGGAGCTTAACTGGAACATCTGGTACATTCTGAAATGCGGGGATTAAATTATTAACTTCTTTGCAAAGTAGAGGACCTTTTTCGGAACTACCGCTGATAAGGTACTTCAATCTGTTAACAATACGCTCGCGCTCCGCCTCTGGTACTAAGGCAACCTGTCCACCGGTTAGTTTATTAGATTTTCGCAACGTCCTGGTCCTCTTATGTGTCTTATGCTTATTATTTGTCTTGCGCTTGTTATTTGTCTTATTTGTCTTTATTTTCATTATAATATAACACAATAAAAATAAAATATTTAGAATCCAGGATTGTCGGTGAATACCGGAGTCGGTGTCGCGCCAACCGCACCCCCATGCAGCAAGGGGTCAATCTGGCCTATTATAAAATAACCCGAAACGACGCTAAAATAAACCAGAAGCGCGTCCCGAATTAATACCTTGAGTGGCTTACTCTCCTTCTCAATAAATCGCATTTCAATAAATTTGGTAATTAAAAATGTTACAGACACAACTGCCGCAATAATAAATATATTGTTCATATAAATTATTAGAGCAGTTTCTTATTCGGTTTTAACGCAATTATTCTAAAACCTCAATTTCGTCCATTAATAGATCCGGCAACAATTCCAGTGCAGGTTCTTCAATACTATGAACATCCAACGCGTCTAAGGAAAATGACTGGTCTGAAATGTGAAGTTTATCGGACATATCTGGTGCGCTTTCTGCCGCCGCCTCCTCCATTCGTCGTTGCAGCGCTCTCTCCTCCAGTTGGGGAATAGATTTTGGCGCAACGACGCTCGTTATTGTACCGTCGTCTGTTCTAATAGAATCAATATCGTTAAAACTTAGACGACTTGACGGCATAGGGGCTGTCTCGCCACCGCCTTCAACCATTGGCTTAGACTCCGCAACAGGAACGCTCTGTTTTATAGGCTCGTCAATGATCTGTTCATGAACCTCTTCAACTACATCCTCCTCCACAGTCTCATCCATATACGCCCTTAAAATAGCCTCTACTGGAATACCCTCTCTTAAAGTATTCAATATACACTCTTGCACAATAATCTCTAATTCCCGGTGGTTCTTTTGAATTTGCAATGGCATAACATTAACCTCAAACAAGTAGACATTCTTGTAAACCTTTCTCGCTATATTTATATACGTTTTATGTATAAAATCATCCAACTTGGGAATGTGAATGTCAATCTTCTTTTGTTTCTGCCCGACCCGCATAGCAGTAAGAATTTTCAACTGAATAATGTGGACACATGTAACCAAGTCCTCCAGGTAAGTGCACCCCGATTTATCACAAATTCGCTTCCGCTCAGTTTCAATTATTTGTGCGTTCCACTTGGGAATTCGCGATATTAAATTCTGAAAGGTCATCAGGTACTTGTCGGGCTCCTTATTTTCCTTGCACATCTTAATCGATTCATCTAAAATAGACTTGTACCCATCTACAAGCAAGGGCGTTAAAATCGTGACTAAACGGGAACCCCATTCATTCTTCGATTCGTGAAGTGCGCTAACATTAAAATCATCCATTTACATAAAACTAATATTTTCTAAAGACAGTTCTGAACTTAAAAACACAAAATTCAGAATAAATAACATCAAGAGCTTTTCATTCCTAAATTCCATCCGTACACGATTAAAACACACGAGAAGCTCATACCGTCTTTCAGTAGACATGTAATTTTCAAGAAATTTCTGGTTTTCCATTAAATTCATAATATCTAAACCGCTATATGCTCTTTCGTATAACTTCGTACACAACAAAAATAGGTCATCAAGCGACAATTTCTGAGTTACGTACTTTGATAATTCCCGTTTGAGCCAGTCTACCCTATGCACCTTCACCGGGGCCATGTGAAACAATTCATTTAGATTATATTGATAGAGGTTCACGATCTTATCATTTACGACTGGCTCGGGAACGTATATTTCGCAGAAGCGAGAGAGAATTGGCTTCATCAAATTATATTTATCTTCGGCAACGATAAAGAAACGGGTATTGTGGCTAAATAACTCAATGCATCTACGCAGCGCGGATTGTGCATCCATTGTTAGCTTATCTGCGTTTAACAGAACAATGCTTTTAAAGGTATTTCCGCCGTTTGAGTTTATGTGGGTTTTTGCAAAGAATTTCAGGTCGTCGCGTATAAATTTGATTCCCTTCCCCTGCGAGCAGTTCACATACATGACAAAAGCCTTTATTTTCTCTCTATCGTTGTCGTAAATTTTATTAATGAATTCGTTGACAATTGTTCGCTTCCCACTTCCAGACGGGCCATGAAATAATATATTCGGCGTTTTATGTATTTCATGAAAGTAATTTAATTTGTTTTTGATTGATTGATGGATTTGTAGTGACATTAGTTTATTATAGTTTACGACGTGTTTTTATATTTTATTAGTACGTAAATAATAAAATATACTCGTATTTTCAAGGCCTGAATTAAACTGAGCTGGTTAGCGAATGTGTGTACGGGTTATTCTTGAATGCGGTCAATATGTCGGGTTGTATGCGCTCGCATGATGCACACTCATTATAGTATTGTGGGGCTCTGATAGCTCCGTAGGTTTGCACGGAAGGAGGGAGACCAGTTAAACTTGAAAATGCAGGATTGACTCTTCCATCCAAGCGATCAGAGTCGCTCTTGAGAGTAGTCAAATGCATCTGTTGGTTAAACAACTGAGTTCCGCCCTGGTTTGGTCTATTTCCAATGGTTGCAGACTTAATGTCATTATTGTGTTGTCTATATGCTGCATCATAACTCCTGTCGCCGTATCCGGTTGCATAACCTCCTGCAGCGGTGTAATATTCGCAGCTCGTGCTGTCTCTCTGCGTTGGCGCTCCGGGCATTGCATTATTAACATATATGCCCTCCTTTTGATTGCTAATATTAAAAGACGGTGAGTATAGAGTTGTCTCCTTAATTGTGGTTGCGGTTGCGTCTTGTGGGTTGTAGACATATCCCTTAGAGATGGATGTCCCGCCCTCACCATAAATGCGAACGTTGTTGATGGTTTCATCCTTACGGGTCGGCTTTAAAATATCCAGCAACGGGGCTATAACGGCACCAATTGCACCGCTAAATCCGCTCCTCAATGTCTCGGGTTGCTTAACAGTGCTTCTGTTATTTTCATAATTGGTGTGACTGCGCAAAAAGGCCTCGCCATCTGTATGAGGCCCATGACCTGCGGCTCTGGAGTGATTTATGCCGCCCGCCACGACCTCGTGTCTCTTTGACGGTTCAAAATTAACGGGCGCGGTTGTAGCCTTAACATCGGTAGCGCCTGCAGGCCCCATGTACTCAGTTTTGATGTCATTACGTCTAACAACACCCATTTCCTGAATAGGTCTCAGGGTTTCGCCCTTCTCGGCGCCAGTGGTTGTTAGCCATCGGTCTTGTGTATTGATAAAGAAGGTGTCTGGGCGCTGCTTCTCCACACGTCCTATCATTTGACTCGTGGGCGCAGTTTTGATATAGGAGTTCGCTGGGCCTTCGTGGTTAATCAACTCATACTCAAGCTTAGGATTGGTGTCAACTCTTAACTCGTCAACGGTTTTAGGCAACCACTTATCGCGGGCTTCCATGCCAGAATTATAGCCGTTGCTTCCGTTAATTCCATACCCCTGATCAAGGCCGGGACCAACTGTAATGGAGTCAAATGGCTTCACGTTGTTGTTTTTCATTGCCGGGTTCACGCGCGACTGATAAAAATCGCTCTGGTTTGGCATACCATATGCCCATTGCATATTGCTTTCAGGCTTGAATAAGGGTGCCTGTTCTATTTTCTTGACTACTTGGGACCCAGACCCTATCATATTATCAAGAACCGTTTCCGTAATATTCACGTCGTAAGTGCGACCCTTTACCTTGCCGCCATTAAACGGAACCATATTATTGTGTTTAAACTGTTGAGAGTTCAAGTAATTGCCTGTCAACGAGTAAACCTCCTGCGGGTTGTTTCCGACGGGAACATTATTTCTGACCCGTTGTTCGAATAAATTCTGATTGAAATATTTATCTGTTGCGGCATTTGGATTGGGGTACTCTTGAACGGTATCAACCAACTGGTTTATATTGGACACGGGAAAGTTTTGCGGGGGAATATTTGTATTGGGCAGATAGTTATCAGTTCTTACACCTAAATTGCTTCTTATTCCCATGTTAGTAAAATTCTCCTTTCTTGTTTGTCTCATTTGTTTTTTAGTGCTATCTTCATTTGATTGATTTGACACAACATACATGCCACCTAATGCTAATAAGGGGATTGCTATTTCCATATTTATATATATAGAGTATTATATTTTATATAGAGTATTATAATTTATTCATAATAATCTAAAACCTAAACCCGGACCAGAAGCTGCAGGTTTACTTACCGGGGGCGCATGCATTTGTTTGCTGACACGTTACCGGTCCGCCTACATACCCACCTCGAATCAAATTGAAGCTTGTTGGCAGGTAATTTTTAGTTTCGGTGACAACACAATCTCTCTTTGGGGTAAAATAGTCTTTTTCTAAAATGCGCGTGTTTAGATTGGCTTGAAAAGGCATGCACGTGTTTGCCTGCGGATTAAGCGGCGGGTATTGCCAATCAACCTGCTCCAAATCACGATACCACCACGCTGGATTAGTCGCCCGGGATTGCTCTGTAAATAAGTTATTACATGTCGGATACTTGATAGCCTGGTTGGGAACATTATACTTTGTATATTCGTCTTTTCCTAAACAATCTCTGCTCAGATGCCTATTTACACCTCGCAAGTCACCTTCTAAATTAATAGTATTTGTTCTTAAATTTCCACCCCATTTTTGCACAATGATTTGGGGATCTTCCATATAACAGGGATTCGCTCCATTTCCAGGAACATTTAAAATCCACCTTCCGGGGTCAGTTGATTGTTGTAGGGCCTTTTTTGTTCTACAGTCGTCATATTTAAATCGCGTATTAGACATTATTATATTAATAATATATAATTATTTAATTATTTAGTTATTTAACAATATAAAAATTCGCATTTATAGTAATTATGGAGCTCGTTTTAACTGCTAACAACCGTCCGACGCTGTGTTTGAATATGATCGTAAAAAACGAAAGTAAAATTATTACAAGATTATTCGACTCTGTTATCTCTACGATTGATTGTTATTGCATATGCGACACCGGGTCTACAGACAATACAGTTGAATTAATTACAGAGTATTTTAGTAAGAAGAACATACCCGGCAAGGTTGTTACCGAACCTTTCAAAAATTTTTGTCACAATAGAAATTTTGCAATGCAGGCGTGTGCAGGTATGTCTGATTTTATATTATTAATGGATGCAGACATGATACTTGAGGCAAGGCAATTTGATAAACAACTACTAAATGCAAGTGACAGCTTTACTATTCTCCAAGGTAACGACTCGTTTTATTATCAAAATACGCGAATTGTAAGAAATAATGGATTATACAAGTATGTTGGGGTAACCCATGAATATATTGATACTCCTTCAGGGAATCGGGCAGGCGGGTTTGATAAATCCGTATTATTCATTAGAGATTTCGGGGATGGCGGCTCTAAGCATGATAAATATGAACGAGATATCCGGCTGCTATTGGATGGAATAAAGGAAGAACCAAATAATGTTCGGTATTTTTTCTATTTGGCGAATAGTTATCACGACTCGGGTCGATTCGGAGAGGCCATCGACGTTTATAAAAAGCGAATTGCATTTAGTGGGTGGATAGAAGAGGTCTGGTACAGTTATTATAGAATCGGCCTTTGTTATAAAAACATGGGCAAAATGTCAGATGCGATACATTATTGGCTAGAAGGGTATAATCTCTACCCAGACCGCATGGAGGGCTTGTACGAGATAATTAACCACTATAGAATGACTTCTAAACACACCCTTGGAAATATGATCTATAAGGAGGCCAGAAAGACTCTGGACGCCAAAAAGAACACAAACGGGTATTTATTCTTACACAATGACGTGTATAAAAGTAAAATTTACTACGAATATACTGTGTTTGCCGCATACGTGGGCGTAAAAAATATCAACTTTGAAGTTGTAGAGGTGCTGAATAATTCCAACAATGATTCGGAACTAAATAATATGCTGCGAAACTTGAAATTCTATAAGGACATTTTAACCGCCAGTTCTAAATTTACGGTAGACAATACATGTACATCCAATATTAATAACGAAGAAGTAAAGCTATATTCCTCCTCAAGCTGCCTGGTGCCTAATTTAGATAATGGCGGGTATAAAATGAATATCCGGTACGTAAATTACTATATTAATGATGGCGGGAACTACTTACATTGCGACAAACATATTATAACCGTTAACAAATACATTGAATTAGATAGCCAATTTAACCCGACGCACGAAAAGTGGTTTGATTTGACCTTTGATAACAGACGATATATCGGTATTGAAGACGTTAGGATGTTTTATGACGTGGAAACGCAAAATCCTATTTTTATTGGAACCGGTTATCACAAGAACAATCAGATTGGAATAGTTGTTGGTGACTACAATTGCCAGTCAGGGCACTTAAGCGGCCTGGAAATTACCCCTGATTTCAATAAGTCTTCTTGCGAAAAAAATTGGGTCTACGTCGACTACAAGAATTCCACCCACGTTATATACGACTGGGCACCGCTAAAAATTTGCAAGGTGAATCACAATGCAGAGGGCGGAAAAACACTATCCTTGGTCGAAACCAGAGAAATGCCGCGCATATTCCAGCGAATCAGAGGGTCTACGTGCGGATTCAAATACTCCAAACCATGCGGAGAGAATAGAAACGGGAACATTGCGATTCAAATTACTGAAGACGAAATCTGGTTTGTTACGCACATTGTCTCTTACGAACAACCGCGCCATTATTATCATGTGATTGTGGTTTTTGATGCCAATATGAAATTGCTGCGTTACTCGGCACCCTTTAAATTTGAAGGCGATTCTATTGAATATTGTCTAAGCATTGTCGTTGAAGATGAGAGGGTTATCATTAATTACAGCACATGGGATAGAACGACACGAATTGGTGTTTACGATAAAAAATATATAGATTCAATCGTAAAATACAGTTAATAACGTTCTATAAGGGTCGGATTGTGATCACACCCGTAGATATCAAATAGCTCTTTATTTTCACACCAAATTAGATACCAGATGTTTGTTTCCCACATAATTGTATTCTCTGCAGTCATTATATGGAGACATTTTTCCTTCATTAACTCTGCAAATTTAATAAGGGTTGCGCCATTTCCTCCAAATACCCCGCCCGCAAAATACCACGCAATATTTTTGTAAATGTTTATGTTATACTTATAATTTACGTTCCAAATTCCGCCAATTCTAATATTGTCGTAGTGTCTGTATTGTAGGCAGTTAATCTTTTCAACGAATTCTTCGTCTGAGCAGATATTTTTAAATATATGTCTTATGCCAAAGTCTATCCAAATAAAATTGTCCGTTTGAAAATGGTTCAAATCAATCGCCCGTTTGACCCATTCTGTTTTGTTACACATAGTAAACATGAAACCAATTGTATCCTTTGTATGATCGGTTGAATGTACATCAAATTTTGTTAGGTAGTCTATATAATCGTACAAATACGAATCGCGTGTGTTTATTTTTACAATTAATGTGTTTGTATTGTCATAATTTTCTCCAATAAGGTCAAACATGCACTGATCAACAAAAATGACCTTTGGGACAGATGATTGCAATAACAATTTTCCGAAATTATAGTATCTTGTTAATGAATCCTCGTACCTGGAATTAACATTGCTTACAAAGGCAGAAACAATTGTATTCATTCTTAATTAACTATATATGTTTTTAAATATATATAGATACAAATTACAACCGTATAATTGCTGCCGTTTGACCAACGAGTTAAATGTACAGATATGGGCCATCTCCCTTAACGTTTACGTCGGCCTTATTCGGCTCAACAGTGACCTCCTGTCTACTTCCATATACAACCCAATGGAACTTGGCATTTTCGCCGTATACATTGAACACATTATTCTCAACTTCACTGGAATTTAAGGTGACAATTTTATTGTCGTAGATGGGCGTAACCTGGACGGTAAAATTGTAAGCAAGTTTTTCAACATAATGCGGCAATGTCACCTCTACGCTTTCATTATTTGTAATTTCCCCCTTGCCTCTATAATATACACCAGCCTCTGGACCTTCAAGGCATACATGCACTAAATATTTATTTTCATCTGTAGGATGATTTATGATAAACGACTTTCCGGCAGGACCAGTTGGACCAGTTACTGAGCTTGCAGCTCCGGTAGGACCCCCGGCAGGCCCAGTTGGCCCCATGCAGCCACGTCCAGTGGGACCAGTAGCACCGACAGCTCCAGTGACACCTCGTTGGCCTATAGACGCGGGTCCAGTAGGTCCCTGCGGTCCGACGGGTCCCGGTCCTCTTGAATCACAACAACGTTGAGCGCCTAAATATTGGCTATAATTGGGATAATAACTTGACATCTATAATATATATACTTTTAAAAAGTATAGCAAAATATATTTTAAGTATGCGATAATATACAATTTTGCTGGTTACACAATTGCTACTGATGGAACAAGTGTAAATGTAACTCTTCTTGGAGCTGCGGCGACAATAGTCCAACCGGGCGTTACCTGGTAACTGCTACTACAATATAGTTCTAAATTCCAAGTTTCGCCTGGTGTAAATGGTGTTATGATAACATCCATAAATGAACCAGTTACATTCACAGTAACTGTTTGGGTAAGATCAGTAGGAATCTCTTGTGGAGGAGTTTTATATGCTTGATTTTGCCTAAATGTTTGTGAATCAACAGTTACTGATGGACTTACACGTGTTGCTTTCATATATAAGGCAAAAGTCAAAAATACGAAGGCTATAGGTTGAGTGGTAACATCTCCCTCACAATTAAATATAAAGGAAACATGTACGTTTAAAGAAGCCCAGCTAGGACCGGATGATGGAACTGTAAAGGAACCTGTTGAAATAACAATTGGGACTATTGTAGGATTAGTAAGTGGAATTGAACCTGTTGGTTCTGATGAAATTTTATAATATTCAGATGCTGCTATTACTGTACCTTGTGACCCAGTTGGTCCTGTGACGCCTTGTTGTCCTGTAGGACCAGTAGCACCAGCAGAACCAATTGCGCCAACAGAACCTGTTGCACCAGTTGGACCTGTTACACCCATAGAGCCTGTGGGACCGCCAGCAGGGCCTGGTTCACCAGTAGGCCCTCGACAACCTCGCCCAGTAGGACCAGTAGCGCCGTCTGATCCAGTGACACCTCGTTGGCCTATAGACGCGGGCCCAGTAGGCCCAGGCGGACCAGCGGGTCCAGGCGTTTTTAAATTACAACAACGCTGAGCGCCTAAATATTGACTATAATTTGGATAATAACTTGACATCTATAATATATATACTTTTAAAAAAAGTACAGCAAACGGCAATATGCGATACTATACAATTTGTCATTTACACATATTATGTAAAAGGACGTAAAGGATAAAGGCTACCTATATATTATGAGAAAGCGCATAATTACTGTTGCAAATGCATGCTCATCTACAAGAGCTTTTAGCGAACCGGTCTCAACTCTGAAACCAAATGTTGTTGGAACTGATAGAGAGAAGAGCCACCATCTTGATTTAGTGGCAAGCTCTTCAGGATATCTTGGAACCGGTAATATAAGCTCGTCTATCAAACCATTACATGATGACCTTACTAATGCTGAGCGTTATCTTTGCTCGGTATCAAAACTTGTGGTAGATTCTTATAATAAAAAGAATCCTTGAAACCACTAAACGTTTGAAAATATTTTATTTGCTAAATAATGAAGCAAATAAAATACGTGAACTTGTAGGCGAAGATTTATATATTTTTAAATTTAATAAAATATTACTAATCAAATTTATTTAATAATAATTTTTTGTTACTGAGAAATTCTTCTTGCCAATTGTATTTATTTATTTGTGACGACAATGCGTAACAAAAATACTATTTACGAAGAGGGCAAAGGTGCGAGGCATAGTTTTATCTCCCCAAGACTGGCTACATTATACTTCACAACAAGCGGCAAATCGTTTTCCAAGTACACTTCAATTTGCTGGCACAAGTTGGTGCACTTAATGAAGTACCCAAGGTTCTTAAGTGAGAATTCGCCCTGAATGATCTTTGATGAATCCTGCTTAAGAATGAATCCCATGCTGCCATCCGATTCTGCGCGATGAATTTCGGCAGATGCAAACTGCCCTGAGCACTTAAAAATCAGTTCATTGCCGACTGACTTGATTTCCAGCTTATCAGAAATACAGGACAAATCGCGAATAATCTTCTGGAAGTCGGCCGATGGCAAATTGATGATGGATGAGAAGGTCACATCAGGGTATTGCAGCTCATCGGGCTCGGGCTCAATTAGGCGGAGCTTCTGTGTCTTACATTGCTTAATCTCGCCGTTCTCAAACTTCAGCGCCAAATGGGAAACAATTCCGTCAACATAGTCGGAGTTCTCAATGTAAATGGTGAGCGTATCGTCGTTGTCAATTGAATTAATCAACTTAAATAAATGGAACATGTTTACACCGATAATAATTTTCTCCTTTTTGCATTCATAAAACTCAAAATTCTGTGCGGCCAAATACAAATGAGCCAAAATGGTGTGAGACTTGTCCATATTAATAATACGAATGCCGTCGGGCTCAAAAGTAATATTTGTTTCTAAAAGAATGTCCTTGAGCGCGGTCATTAGCGTTCTAAAGGGTGCGATTTGGACCGTTTTAATAGTTAAAACATTGCCCGCAGTTGGTGTCGGTACCTGTTGTTTATGAGAAAATGTAGACATTATACAGTTGCTAAACTAAAATCTTTAAATACTTATGAATTTAAAATATTTAACGCACTAAATTATTCCGAGTAAATGAGGATTCCGATTTGCAAGTCGCGCATAATTAATATCCGAAAATTTGCTTAACTAATTAATGAGTAACACCCGACGACCTATAGGTTTCTAACCATTTATTAATAGACGCGTTATAAATTACGGTCACTGCTTTATATTGCACTGGTAGAATTATCTGTGAGTATGTTGTCGAATTATCTGTGTCTAAGAACCCAGCGGTCGTCGTAGTTAAAGTAATGGGTACGGACGAGCTTAGGTTATAAGAAGCGATTCTCGAAATGGGTGTATCTGCGGTAGGTGATGTGTTTGTAAACTGCCCGCCAAAATATACCCTTGAACCGGAATATAAAATCGCATTTGTAGTATTGTTTAATCCGGTATGTGTGCCGGAAACATTTTTGATTTGGAATATCTGATTTGAAGTATTAATTTCTGCTACACGGTTTACGCTTAATGAGCCAGTAGTTCCAGTAGCGGTAAACTCGCCACATATATACGCGTCCAAGCCTGCGCCACGATAATATATATTTCGGACTGTTCCATTTACGCCTACATCAGACCCGCCGAGCGAAATGAAATGAGTCCAAGAATTTGAAGAAACATTATATAAACCTATGCGATTTAATGTGGTGGCGCCAGCAGACGTAAATGCTCCTCCGATGAACAAACTGGTTACATCATTCACCTTAATATCATAAGCAGCCCCATTCATACCTATAACAGAGTTAGTTACAAATGAATACCATAAGCTATCTGTAGTGTTCCATCGTGCAATATAATTAAAGTCCTGGTTACCACCCGACAGCGCAGTAAAATCGCCGCCAACATATATATTGGTTGCGTTCAATTGCTTAATTGCGCGGACCTGCCCATTTAGTTTTGGAACAGGAGACGGTGTAGTGATCCATTGACTCGCGGTTCTGTCGATAATTGCTACATTGTGCGAGTTTTTATAATTGGAGGGCGATAAATTAAATAGTAACTGAAAATCACCCCCGACAAATAAATAATTGTCGGCAGAAGAATAGTAGGTAGCATAAACATTGTTGCCGACACCGTTTGCGAATGTGCCAATTAATCCAGATGAGCTGGAGGTCGGCAATGTATCGTATTCATTGGGTCCGCCGCCATCATTAAATACCATTAAATGCCTTACCGCTTCGAAGGCACCATAGATTCCGTAATAATTAAGGATTCCGACTTTATTAAAAAGGCCTCCAATATATAATTTGGTGTTAGTAGCATCATAAGTCAAGGTTCGCACTTGGTCATTAATTGTGTTATTGCCAACGACCGCCCAAGTTCCGTAAAAAAATGGAAAACCGCCCCAGGTCCAACTTGCTATATAATTAGCAGGTAACACTGCGCCTGCTACTGTTGTAAAGGCGCCTCCTACATATATTAAATTTGTAGTATTGCCTTTTGACAATGAGTATACAGTTGCGTTTGTTCCTTGATTTCCACCGGAGTCGGAGCACGGAGAAAAATCGACATTGCCACTATAATTAGACCATATAGCAATGTTGGTAGCTGTCTGACCACCTGCAGTTGGGAACGACCCGCCAATAACTATACCAGTGTTTAATAATCCATAATAAGCCAGTATGGCATATACAGGACCATCAGTTCCATTGCCACTATAAAGAGTTCCGAGTAGCGGGGCCCAAGTACTTCCATTCCACGATGCTACATTATTTGCACTCTGACCGCCAGCATTAGCGAAAAAACCGCCTATATAAAAATCTGAAATATAATTTGAAATGCAATAAACGGTTCCATCCGTTCCATTACCCGAACTATCTGTTAAAGGAGACCAAACATTTGAACTCGGATCCAATTTTGCGATATGGTTTACGGTTGTTCCGCCGGCAGTAACAAATTCGCCACCCACGTATAAAGTCGAAAACCCATCCCAGAATAATGCTCTAACGGGCGCATCTGTACCGTTTATTTTTGTAGTACTGTCTATAAATGGAGACCACACATTTGTACTGTAATTGTACTTAGCTATATTGCTCGCGTAAATACCGCCTGCATTTATGAAGTCGCCGCCAACATACATTACATTGTTCGATGCGTCTGCAGCTATAGCATAGATGATTCCAGATGGAGTTGGAGTGCTGTCGTTCTTTACTCCATATGGTAATACTGTTTCGGCTAATGGATACCAAGTATAAGTTGTATTTCCATAATATGCGACATAATTGACAATTATATTGCTTTTTGCCTCATATGCCCTTGTAAAAGTACCACCAGTTATAACAATATCTCCTGTAGAGTGATATTTTACAGAATTAACAATCGCGTTTACCCCTCTTCCCGGTCCTATAGCAGGTAAATCAGGTAGGGGGGTCCACACTGCAGCTGTGGTATCCCATCGAGCAACATAATTTACGGTTTGGCCTCCAGCGTTTGTGAATTGACCTCCTGCGTATACAGCGCCACTGCTATAATTTAATGAATATACGGATAGATCCATGGATGTAACTGAGTTCGACCATGCACCGTCGGCATTAGGATGACTAATGTTTGAGGGGGTCCAGACAACCATATAGGGATAATCATATGTTTGAGGGCTTGAGCCATCATACCAATTTACCTGTAAAAATGAACCGCCTATAAATAGTTTATTATTGGCAGAATCCCATGCCAATGCCAGAACGGTTGAGCTCACTGTGCCTGGTACTGCTCCCGACCCAACACCTTGATATATCTGATACCACAAACCAACTCCTGATGGTGACCACAATGCTATATAGTTAGCTGTTGTAGGCCCGCCACCACCTAATTCAACTGTTTGAAAATCGCCACCTAAAAATAGTCCACTTCCTATATTTGGCAATCCTGATGCCACCCAAGTAAGCGCACGAACTGCACCATTTGTTCCACGACCACTAAGGTTCCCACCTAAAACGTTCCACGTTGGTCCAGTGGGCTCCCAATATGCAATATTGAATACATTTGTTGAACTGCCTCCTATATACGCGTTTTGAAATTGCCCGCCAACATAAATATTCGTGCCGTCTCCGGTAATTGCATATACTCCACCAATACCATCAATAACCCCTTGACCACCGTTTCCATTTAACGGAGACCACGAACCACTTGCCGAGTTGCCTGGGCCCGGCGTCCAATAAGCTATATTATTCGCATCAATTTGGTCACTCTGAACTTTCGTAAAAGCGCCGCCTACAAATAAGCGGCTATTTACTGAGTCCCAATATAAAGCATATACGGCGCTACCACTGGTACCGACTCCTTCACCTGCAGTTTTGTAGGTATATGATCCGATGGTTGTTGCAACACCCGACAACGACTCCCATTTTTTATTCGTCAAATCATAACGCGCTACATATGTGGCAATTATTTCACCTGCAGTAGAAAAGTTCCCTCCAATATAAATGCAGTTATTTAACGCATCAACTTCGACTGCGTAAACGGTACCATTTACACCATACGGAGTAATTTGCGGGTCTTGCAGGGGTGTGAAGGTGTTGTTCGAGACGTCGTATCGTGAAACATAGGTCATATCGTTGGAATTGCTATCGGCTGTAAAATTGCCGCCAATTGTTTTAGTTTCATTGTCAAACGCTTCTATGCTATTAACTGTCGAGTTAAGACCAGGAGTAGTGCCTCCGCCCATATTGCTCCATGCGCCCGTGGCACCAATATACTTTCCTATATTATTCAAGGGTGTGCCTGTGGTAACAGAGGTAGTAAACGTTCCGCCAACATACAAATCATTCACATAACTCAAACAATTTACACTAGTGCCGTTTATTCCTCCATTTAAAGTGTCGATGACCGTGCCGTTTACATTGGTTTTTGCAACGAGACTAACCGCGGCCCCATTTATACTTGTAACGGATCCGCCCATGTGGAAATAGGTTGGACTCGTTGGTGAATCCGCTAAAATAGCATTAACAGTATTGTTTGCTCCTGCTGTACCAAGTTGATAATAATCGTCGGGTGTGGGAGGAATATCGCTGATATAAGTTATCTGGTCGTTATTTGTACTTGCGACTACCGAGTATGGCGTTGTAGTCACATATATTATTTGATTGCCGGGAGGACCTGTTACACCGGTAGGGCCAGTGGGGCCTATTTCACCAGTAGAGCCTATTTCACCAGTGGGGCCTATTTCACCAGTAGAGCCTATTTCACCAGTAGAGCCTATTTCACCAGTAGGGCCTATTTCACCAGTAGGGCCTATTTCACCAGTTGAACCTCCGCCCCCACCCTGCCCACTCTGCCCACACACCCAATTATTGGCAAACCCGCTGCCGGTCTGCCCCGTCGACGAAACGGCAACCATTCGGACACCACTTCCACCAAAAGTTCCGGCTACAGACGGATACAGAATCGTGTAGACCGAGCCTCCGCTGGAATCCTGAATAGTTACGTTTGAGGTTGTGCTAAAATTATTGATTTCTATCCATGACCCAATTTTACATGTTGCCGCGGCAGGCATCAGGATAATTTTGCCAGCGGCCGGATTAAAGGGAAGCGTTTGAAATAAATCGCTAGACGTCAATGCCAATGTCAGGCTGCTGGTTGAAGTCGGAACCGCGTTCTCATATGTGCCTCGTCCAAATGCAAAGTTTAAATTTGCACTGCCATCAAACCACGCATTCGTATTTAAATAAATACTGCCTGTCGGTCCAGTCCCAGAAAAAATGTTCACATTTGCCGAAGCGTCTAAAGTTAAATTAGACCCTGTCGTAGATGTGCTCACTTTTTCTGCGGTAATATACCAGTTTCTGGATGGATCATTCAATTGTGGATTTGACATATACTAATAATAAAGATTATATTATGGGTAGGATAGAGAGAAGCTGTTTGATATTTTGATATTTCGTAGAATATTTTTTATTATACGAAATAGATGTCAAAACTTAGATGAAGCATAAAAATTATAATTTTTACAATTTATTATTTTAGAAATATGAAGGAAATCGAATTAGAACAATACCTGAACCACCTGCCCCGCCTGTTGCTACGTTAATTAATGTTGTTGCCCCCCCACCTCCACCTCCACGACCATTTGTTCCTGGAAACCCATCTTTTGAACTAACTTGTCCCTGTGAAGCACCATCACCGCTAACTCCAACAGTTCCAACGCCGCCATTAAGGTTATATCCACCTCCGCCACCACCTGCCGCATATGTTGTTGCGGTTCCCGATATCAAATTTGATGTTCCAGCGCCACCATTTGCACTGGCATCGCCCGATGCACCAACTGTGCTTGAACCACCACCACCGCCACCTCTACCCGTGCCTCCGACATTTGTAGACAATGCGTTTCCACCATTATTTCCTTGAGATGGTGTGGTTGAAGGAGTATTTCCTGCACCTCCTGCAAAATTAGCTCTTAATCCACCACCACCGCCTGAACCGCCAGCAACTCCTGCTGTAAAATTGTTTGCGCCACCGCCACCACCAGCAGTTGTTATTGTGCTAAATACAGAACTACTTCCACTAGAACCAACACTTGCACCGTTTCCGCCCGCACCACCTGCTCCAACTGTGAGAGTATATGATGTTACTATAACTGAGAAACCTACTCCTCCATAGTTTGTCAAATATCCGCCAGCACCACCTCCACCCCCACCAGAACCGCTTCCGTCCCCACCACCACCACCTGCCCCCCCCGCTACTACTAAATATTCAACACTCCCCACAAAATTCGGGGTAACTGTTCCAGTCCTGGTTGTTCCAGGAGCAGTTACTGATGTGTCTTTAAATGTATATATTGTGAACCCACCTTGAACAGGTGAAGCTACAACTGCATTAGATGAATTCACATAATCAACTGTCACATAAGATGTTAAACCTGCGGAAACTGTCAAAGTTGCCTGTGTACCAACTGAAAATAGTAACCAATTTGTTCCATTGTAAAATTCGGGATATCCTGTGGTGGTGTTATATCGCATCATGCCAATAACCGCCGGGCTGGGTCGCCCGGTGGTGCCTCCAACTGGCAACATGAAATAGTTATACACGACTTCGTTAGTGGACGCATCGTAATTCAAAAAGTTGTCATAACTCTGGTTGGGGTTGCGAATTGGGGCAACAAAACAGGTCCCGGTTGAACCCGTGTTCAGAGCGGTCCCTTTTGCGTTGATAACAATGGAATTTGCGTGCTGTCCGGTTTGACCTGCTAAATAACCTATCGCAATCGAATTTGCTCCTTGCGTATTTTGTCCTGCTCCAGAACCAATAGCAATTGAGTTTAGACCTTGCGCGGCAAAACCAGAATTATTTCCGATTCCAATATTATTATTGGAAGCATCTATTTTTAAGGTATTCGCAAGACGTAAATCACCTGTATTAGGATTCACTGTAAACGGCCCCGTTGTTTTATCAATGTAGACGGGCTGCCCTGATCCGTCGGTTGTTACAAAGGTAGGATAGAACGTCTGGTTTGCATTTGTATCAATAATATCAATTCCAATGGCGTTAGGATTGGACGCGCCAGTAGGACCTGTTTGACCAGTAGGCCCCTGCAATCCGGTAGGGCCTATTGCACCAGTGGGGCCGGTTTGACCAGTCGGCCCATTGTATGCGACCTGCGTATAAGTGACTATAATAGACGGCGATGCAGGGTTTGCATTCGCACCAGCGCCGCCAGCAGGTAAACTCGATAAATAAACTGCCGACGTTACAGCCTTAATACAAAATTCTATATAGTCTGCGGCATTTAATGCTAATAAATAATTCCATGCAACTATATTACCTCCGGCCTTGGTAGGAATGCTAACTTGCCCGTCTGTATCTGGAACAAGTACTCCATTTTTCTTTATGAATATATTTGCGGTTTCAACACTATTACCTGCAGTAGTTGTAGTAAGCTGAGCTGAAAACTGAACATTATATATTCCTGCATACGTATTGTAAATACGAGAAAATGTGGCGCCAGTAGCACCACCAAGATATACGCCATTTGTAGCGGTTAAGTCTGTTGAATTTATTGTAATGTCTGTTACCGTGCCTACTGGAAACGCCCCCTGTGTCGTGCCATCATAAAACGAACCATAATATCCCTGCGCCCCACCCGCACCTTGCGGACCCACCGGCCCGGTGAAACCCGTAGGCCCAGTCGGCCCAGCAGGGCCCGTAAGACCTATAGCACCAGTCGGGCCAAAAATTCCAAATGAAGTGTGAATGTGCGAATATGATGCGTTAGTCTCAAAGAAAATATTTGTGGTTGGATTTGCACCGCCACCAACCGCTTTACCCGTAACAATTATATATAAGGCAGTATAAGCTGATATATTTGTATACGGAACAATTAATGATAAAGTATATTGTACCGGAAGAATTCCCGCTACTCCGCTAATGGAAGACCCCGCACCAATTTCTGTTTTTGAAGTAATATTTCCTCCTCCATTTACAACTACGCCATATAAATGATATTGTAATTCAACTCTATTATCATCGCTCGGATTTAATGCAGCTGCGAAGATATTCATGTCCCATATTCCAGAAGGTATAAAATCGGTCTGTAAATCAGATTTATAAATAGCAAATTGTGCTAACCATTCTTCATTTGCGCTTGAAAATGTATTAGAAACATCTGTTTGACCTGCGCTGTCTGGTAGTAGAGATAATAATCTTGCACTCGCTGGATTTGATGGCGTCGGGCTTGGTGACGCAAGTGGAACCGGATTATAAATCAATGTTCCTGAAATTGGATTGCCAGATACATCCGCAATTAAAGGACTTGTTGTTTCACTATAGTTCATATACATTATTAACCCTGAACTAACCCCCGAGGTGCCTTGCGCACCGGTTGGACCAGTCGGACCTGTAATACCGTCACCATATGTGATTTCGCTTGTAGCTACATCGTAAAGCAAAGCCTTTGTATTCTGAATGTTGCGGATTGGGTTTACAAAAAACCCTGTATTTCCGGCAGGCAAGTCAGCCCCTGAAGCGTTTAATACGATGGAATTTGCCGCCTGACTGATCTGGCCCGCATATTGGCCAATAGCAATTGCATTCGCGCCTTGCCCAGTAAAACCGGCTTGATATCCCATTGCGATTGCATCACGAGATTGATTATTATACCCCGCATTAAACCCTATCGCAATAGCCTGGGTGGATTGATTACTATTTCCCGCTTGAACCCCTACTGCTACTGCCTGTCGCCCCTGGTTAAACACTCCGGCGTTACTCCCGACTGCTACAGCGCCAATTCCTTGTCCAGAAATGCCACTCCCAACGCCTATTGCTACGGCACCGATTCCTTGATAGGATTGTCCTGCACCAGCACCAATAGCAACTGCTAGTGCGCCCTGGTTGTCTTGATATCCGCCAGAATCATACGATGTAATGGCAATCGCACGATTGCCTTGACTTTCTCTTCCAGCGCCAGCCCCAATCGCAATAGCTTGTGAGCCTTGACTCAGATTTCCAGCCTGATACCCAATTGCCACACAGTTCGTTCCTTGATTTGCTTGTCCAGCCTGATTCCCAATTGCCACCCCCTGATATCCCTGAGTGCTCTGACCGGCGGTTTCGCCGATTGCCACAGCATATCGTAGTTGTCCAGATTGACCCGCCTGATATCCAATGGCAATTGCCGACGACGATTGTGTCCCAATCCCAGCCTGATATCCAATCGCAATCGACCTTTCACCCTGGGTTATTTGACCCGCTTGATAACCTATCGCAACCGAACGCCCCCCTTGGGTTAATTCGCCTGCGAAATAGCCTATCGCAATTGCGCCGGAGGATTGGAGAAACTGACCGGCTTGATAGCCTATTGCAACCGCTTGTGAAGATTGGGTCGCCTGACCTGCTTGAATGCCAATCGCTACCGAATCTGGCGCCTGACCCGTATTTCCGGCTTGATATCCAATCGCAATAGAACCTGACCCCTGCGCCGCCTGCCCCGCCTGAATGCCGATAGCAATCGCATTAGAGACCTGGTTCTGCGACCCGGCTAAAAACCCTATCGCAATTGCAGCTGAGCCTTGGTTTAGCCGTCCTGCTTGATTGCCCACAGCAACCGCATTTGCTCCTTGGCTTGTCGCACCTGCCAAATTTCCAATTGCAATTGCATTTCCAGATTGGTCTTGATACCCGGCTTGATACCCAATGGCAATGCCGCCGGATTTTTGATTGGATGTCCCGGCGCTAACACCTATAGCAATTGCATTTGTTCCGCTTGTGTATTGACCCGCGCCGCTTCCAATCGCAATTGCACCGGATTGTTGATTTGTTCTGGCAGCATTTTGCCCAATGGCAATCGCAGCCTGTCCTTGTTGTGATAGACCCGCTTGGTCTCCAATGGCAATTGCCCCTGCGCTCTGTAGCGTTCTTCCCGCTAAATTTCCAATGGCGATGGCAGATTGTCCTTGACTTCCCTGACCCGCAGATGTCCCGACCGCAACAGCATTAAAGGCTTGTGCAGTATTTCCTGCATTCACTCCAATAGCAATCGTATTTCCAGACGTGTCTACGGTCCCATTTGTACCCGCATTGAAGCCAATTGCAATGCTACCGGTTCGTTGATTTGATGAACCTGCGCCAACGCCTATCGCAATAGCATTTGTTCCTTGCGAGAGTTGACCGGCCGCGTTGCCCATCGCAATTGCTCCAGATTGTTGATTTGTTCTGGCGGCATTTTGACCGATCGCAATTGCAGATTGTCCTTGGGTGCTGATGCCGGATTGATCCCCAATTGCAATTGCACCTGTAGACTGAAATGTTCTTCCTGCTAAATTACCAATGGCAATTGCACTTACCCCCTGACTGGCCTGGCCTGCAAACGACCCAATTGCAACGGCATTAAAAGATTGTGTGGTACTCCCCGCTTGTACGCCAATTGCTATTGTATTTCCTGATGTGTCTAAGGCCCCATTCGTACCTGCAAGAAATCCAATAGCAATACTACCTGTTCGTTGAAGTGTCGTCCCAGCATTAACGCCAATGGCAATTGCATTTATTCCTTGTGTGTATTGCCCAGCTGCACTACCAATAGCAATTGCGCCGGATTGTTGATTTGTTCTGGCAGCATTTTGTCCAATGGCAATTGCAGATTGACCTTGGTTACTCGCACCAGCCTGGTCTCCAATAGCAATTGCAAAGCCACCTTGATTCGTTCTTCCTGCACTAACGCCAACAGCAATCGTATTTCCAGATGCGTCACCGGTGGGACCAAATGCACCGGCCAGATGCCCAATAGCAATACTTCCAGTGCGCTGATTTGTTTGACCTGCACTAACACCAATTGAAATGGCATTCACGCCCTGCGGGTCATTAGCGGCCAAATAACCAATAGCAATAGCGCCACTTGATTGGGTTCCTTGCCCAGCCTGATTGCCAATTGCGACAGCATTTGCACCTTGTAGAGTTTGACCCGCCTGATAGCCGAGGGCAACGGCCCTTAGACCTTGTCCGGTCTGTCCAGCTCCGCAACCAATGTTTATATTATCGCTGCCAACAGTCCATGAGTTATTGCTGGTGTCCCAATATAAATAATCGCCATAACAGTCTGCTGTTCCTACTATTCCAATTACGCCGGTTGGACCAGTAGGTCCAGTCACAGAACTTGCTGCGCCAGTGGGACCTGTTTCACCAGTGGGACCCGTAAATGTAACTATTGTGCCCGTATGACCGGTAGGTCCCGTAGGTCCTGGTGTAACATTCATCGGTCCAGTAGGGCCTGTGTAACCAGTAGAACCTATCGGACCAGTAAACCCCTGATTAGGATTTCCAGCGCCCAGGTATTCTTCTAAAATGATGCAATTCGCAGTTGTGTTCGGGTTGTCTCCTAAAACGCCCAACGTATTTGCAGAGCCAGTTGGGTTTTCCAATTGGAAGAATAGTGTATATGTAATAGGGCTTGTAGTTTGCGGCCAATGCATAAAATTAAATGTGTATGTGTCTATAAACGGCGATGACGCATTATTCGTTCCACAAATAGTATCTTGTCCCAAGAGTATGTAACTTGTTCCTGCATTGGTAGTGTATACAATGCCCAAGTTGAGTCTTGTTCCGAAGACATCGCTCGCCTGATATTTAACCTTGAACTGGACCTTAATTCTACTTTGATCGCTTAACGGGGTTATGCTTTCCGAGTAACCCTGCGTCGCACATGAGTAACATGAAGCTGGTGTGGTTATACCAGTAAATGGATTGCTTACAGAAGGGGTAGCTACTAAATTATTTGAAAAATCGGTGTTTTTATACACGTATTGGATAATTACTCCCGGTGCACCGGTCGCGCCAGTTTGCCCGGTAGGACCGGTTTCGCCGGTGGGGCCAGTTGAACCAGTAGGACCCTGGGCGCCCTGAGGCCCAGTTGCGCCTGTATTTGACGCTGTTCCAGGAAGACCAGTAGGACCAGTAGGACCTGACCCAGGTGACCCAGTCGGGCCTGTTGCCCCATTGCCCCCACCCCCACCATTATTGCACGGCACGAAGCAATCACACTCATCCCGTTCTGGCGCGACATAGTCACACGGTGTGCCGCAATCGCATACATCTGGGCCAACATAATTACAGTCATTACATGGTACATAATATCCGCCGCTGCCACAATTACCATATGGGACGCCATTAATATTAGTAACAATCAGATTTGTAACAGTAATATTTTCACTGTTTATATTCTGTGCATTTATGTTACTCATTTATATAAAAAGCAAATATATTTTAAATTGTGGTAATCGTATATAATATTATTTTATTTTGTAAAAATTTGTATTTGCTAAAATAGTATAGGCCCTTGGGTAATTTTAACTCGGCGCAATATTTTCACTGGTAAATAATATAGCAAATTAATTTACTTGACATATTATTATTATTTAACTCGGGATGGGGAACGGGCGTTGATTTTTCTCAACCACCAAGGGCTCGGGTATGAAGGTCGGACCCTTCTTGTAAATATTAGAAGACTCCAATTTTGTGATTTCAGGCTTAAAGCAGGGCGCCGGGTTTACTAAATTGGTCGCGTTAATTCCGAAGAGAAACGACTCCGTATCAGCTGCGTTATAAGACAACTTATTCCACGGGATTTGAGCTGGCATCAGCCCATCGCCGGGTAACCGCGTATTATATGCCGCTCCATATTGCGAATTTGCATAGAGTGTGTATTGTTCTGAATTTTTGTATTCCCGTTGTTCTAAACAATAGTTACCGGGAGTATTCTTATTACGTGTAGACGCCATTTATATATACTTTTAAAAAAAGATTGCCGATAGAATGTAATAGGATATTTTGCATATTTTGACATTACCCAGTTTTATAAATAACCTACATACCAGATGAGAACTTGGACGATATCGCCGCACATAGGTTATCCATGCTGGTTTGGGTAATTTTGCCGGTTTCTAAATATTCGCAAATACACACGTGTGTTAGATACATGTAGTCGTAAGCAAACAAAACCAGCAGACCAAACTCCTCATCGGCGGTCATAAGGCGCTTGGCCGTCTTAACCATACATTTTCGTAGTTCTGGACTCTCCTTGACCTTTTCATATAGATCATGAATAGCCGTACTCATTAATTCTTCGTCGTATTCTTCTAATTCTAAAATATCCAACAATTCTTGGCGATAGAGCGCGTCTCTCACAAACTCCATTTCGCTGGCAGTTATATTGTCTGTTTCCAAAAATACATCGACCGTATTGTAACTGCATGCAACCTTCGTGTTGTACATTACATTATTACCCAACTAATATTTATATCTAAATAAGTAGAAATATTAATTATGCGTATTACCCACGCGCCTTTGCCTTGATGTGGTTTATGCGTATTGATAAGTGGAGTGCTTGTTGGCGTAGTCTGTATCCTTTGTCAACTCGCGAGATGGGACACCGCCGCGGATCCATCCGTCGGAAGCAACATTCTCGATTTGGTTGGCGGGGTTGTTGATTCTCTCTTGAACTGCGGGAAGAAGAGGAGTTTGGTGATACTTAATGTAACTCTTCTCGCTTAGGTTGTTAACGCTGCGCTTGTTCACGATTTGCTCACCCTGTTGAATCTGGGATTCCATAACGGGGTTGACTGCACCGCGGCCTAAATAAGGGACGGTAGCAAAAGGGCGCTGAAACAAGTCAATGTGGCAGCGAGGGTGGGTCTGGATGGTTCCAATCAAAAGTTCAGATGAGTTGTCAATGTTGCACCCACCTGCACCCGAGTTATAACCACCATTGTACATGATACCCGGCTGGGTGGTCGCGAGGGCAATAGGATTTTTCATGGAGCAATCGGCAGCAAAGTAGTTTTGGGTCATATAATTGCATGATGCTACATTTTGAATTGTGTTTTGGTCTATGCAGCATGCGTCATTTCCAATGCGCGCCATATTATCAAAGGTATAACTAGAGACGTTAGCCATTTATACTATAATAATATAATAATATGCCTTATTTTTATGAATTTAAATGTTTTTGTGTTTCTAAATGTCTACTAAATAGAATATTCACAAAACAACCAAAATGGCATTTGTCATAGTAGACGGTTATGGGTTTTCGCGGTGGGCCAGTTAATTATAATTGAATTTTTAATATGTCAAATATAATTATTTTTAGTATTTTTATTAGCTTTATTAACTGCAGTTTAATATGAACATAAAATAAACTGTTACGATTAATGCGTTTAGTACAATGTGTATCTGTAGTTGTCTTTCACTCTCTGCATGTTTCCGTCGGGTGTGGATTCTTTCGCTGATGGCATATCACCATACAAAAATTTTCCAAAACTGGCTTGGTCTCCAGGTTGAACATTTGTATTCGATGTGCTAAAAAATGCACGATTTGACTGATCCAATTCAAAATTCTGGTACAAGTCGCCGTACAATTGTTTGTTGGTATTTTTAATACCGGGGTTCATCATCTGAACCGCCTTCTTTATATTCTTAGTAATGTCCTCGTCGACATCAACATTGAATGATGGCGGTGCGGATTTTCTCTCAGGGTCATCGCTAATTTGTGTCAACAAAACATTGCTAAAAGGATTCTTTTTGTTCCCCCCCTTAAATTCACTCTTCAACACCGAGTCCAATGTAACTGGATTGACATAAGAGTCCGGGTTCTTGTCAAACATTCCAGTTACTTCGTTGCCGTGAATCCTAAACCCCTCGTCCAGCATCTCCTTCGTAACCTTCTGTTTGCGCATCTTGAACAATACGACAATAGCAAACAATGTTAATACGCCAATGCCGAATACTCTGGGGGACATTGTTGCGATATACCCTAAAATCGTAATCAAAATTATAAGCCGCGAGATGGCGTTCAATTTTTGCTCATAGCCCATATCAGCCGAGGGCCACAACTCAGTCATCTGCTCTTTATTAAATAACACAGTAGGATCATTGGCCCAAAATGGAATTGTCATTATATATATAAACAGTTTAAAAAAGTTTGGTCGCTGTCCTAATTTTTCTATTTCATATACGCGAACATTTATGCGTAGGTAGATTCTGCTAAATTTTATCCCCTGATCGCACGTTTTATGTCTGCATAAATATTCGCAGGCATAAAATAATAATGCTATCAAAATAATAATGCTATCAAAATAAAAATGCTATCAAAATAATAATACTATCATAAAAATAAAAATTGAATTCAACTGAGGACCTTATCATTAGACATCATAGAATTAAAAGCATCATGGAAACATTTATATTACCAACTATACCAGAGGACTTTCAGACGGGTCAGCCATTTGTCGGCGCGATTCATCCCAGCCTGAAGCAACTAAATGACTATATTACCCGCAAATTTAAACACGATTTTGTAGGCATTGATATCGTATCATTAACAGAGTATGTTGCAACAACAAAGCAGCCGTGGGCAAACGGCGCCTATTATCTGTTTGGTCAATTGCTGACTGATTTTGACGCGCCATTAACGAATGAGTTGTTACAGACTGCAATTGATACAAATTCGCGACGAATGACCGAATATGGTGCGCCGTGTAATTTTCTGGAGGCCAACAGTGTAAATCACAATATTCGCGTCTTTCACAATCTGTTGTATTTATTGCAAAAATATTATCAACACCCGTATGATTTAATGGAATTTTATAAACCTGACGGAGTGTACATGACAAAATTTATTGAAGAATCATGCTCCTAATAAACCGCGGTGTTATTTTGATAAACAGTTTACATTTATGTATTTATGTCTATTTTTTTCCATTCTTCTTCTTCTTACCACTACTCGATTGTTGCTGTTGCGGCTGCTGTGGAGGCTTGGCCCCACGAGGCGTCCGTTCCGCCTTTTCTGCAGCTCCAAATAGCCCAAACAATTCGGCATCAGATATGACAGGTTGTTGCATCCGTTCTTGCATTTGCGCACTTGCGCGAGCCTCTTGTTCCGCCTTTGCGCGGGCATTAGAATCGGCCTTTGCGCGAATTCTCTCCTTCGTCTTCTCCAATTTCATGCGCTGATCTAAATTTGCCTGCATAGCGCCCATGTTTACTTTTCCTCCTCCCATGCCTCCCAATCCCGCCATTCCGGCAAGGTCCCCCATTCCCATCTTACTCAACATGGACTGAATATTTCCCATACCAGGCATATTCTTCATCTTGTTCATCATTTCCGACGCCTCTGCGATAAGTTCTGACTCCTTTAGGTCACCAGATTTGATTTTAGAATCCAGCTTGTCACCCACAGTCTTCACGAGTCCCATCAACTTGGTCGGATTCTTTACGAGCGTCTGGAACACGTCCTTCATATCAGTTGCGCCCTCAAAATCCGCATTCAAGTTGGCAGCAGTCTCTTCGGCAATTTCGCGCGCCAATTGTCCCAACTTTCCGTCTAACATCCCAGTAATATGCCCATGAAGCTGCTCGGCATCCGGCATATTTATTCCGGCGCTCTCTCCGTCTGCATCGGTCGGGTCTCCCTCTTTCGCCTCAAATAAGCCCTGCATGTGTGAAAGAGTCTCCTCCAACTTGGACTTAAATTCGTCCTCATTGATCGCCTCAAACATTTTTGCTGTATCGCCGAATGCCTCCTTGTTATTCAGGGTTCCCACAATTGCAAAGGTAATCAACTGCAGATACTTCCAAATGGTCTCCCGTGTTTTCTGCGAAATATCGCACTGCCACAAGTTTTTGAAATGGATGCTGGGGAGAAATTCGGTATCTACCTCCGAGTCCGCTTTGAACATATCCTCATTTTGGTATAGAATATCAAAGAATCGCGGAGGCAATTTTTTCTGACAAAATTTGAATAGGAGCTGCACCGATGTTTGCTTGTGTTTGTCATATGCAGCATCCCTCGCCTCAGCGTCCTCAATGTGACTATAATGCTGTGGGGTTTTAAGCCATTTAATAATAAACGGTTCATATTCGGGAAATGTTGTTCTTATATCACCAACAAAATCGCAAATTACCTTTGTAAATTCTTCCGGGATTGCCTTGCTTTCTTCTGCCATTTAAATAGTATAATTTATATATATTTAAATTCAAATTTAATAAATATATATACCGCACAATTATGTCGCGTACATGAGACCCGCATTTCCGCCAACAAACGTAACCATATTCACGCGCTCCTCCATCAAGTACATATTAAAATTGTAATCATAAATTCGCCAGGTCGGCTTGTTGATACCTATAAGGTCGCCTGTTGTTGGGTCGCAAATAGTTAGCACCTGGGCATACGGGTCAACTGGCGGCGCAATGGTAGTGAATTCAAACTGAACATTAGTAAACCGACTCATATTCATGGCCCCAGACGGGTTCGGGTTCATCTGGTTTGTATCCAGGCAAAAATTGTAGCAATATAGACCTTGAGGGGCATTGCCAGATGTTCTAACGTATTTTTCAACAAAATTGTATACGCCCGCAGGCAACATGTTCTCTCTGTACTGTCCATCAAGAAGTATACCAAGAGCCACCAGAATGTACTGGATATTTTGCGGGTTATAAACGCCAGTTATACGCAGACCACTTAACATGCCATCCGGGTTTACACCAGGCCCCATGCCAGGAACCGGCAGCAAGGTCGGATTTATATAGTTATACGTTCCACTGCTCGGAGCCAGCTCAACATCTTGCGGCATGTAGTTGTATGGCCAGTTTGTATAATTGGACCATTGGTTTCGCAAGTTTGCATCACTTCGCTGGAAATAAAACATCCAACTAATTACCATACCCAGCGAGTCCAAGTTCAGTTTATTTTGTCCAGTAATGTTGTAGAACGGAGTCTCATAAACCTGCTTAATCAAATATTTCTGCTCGTTCTTGGCAAAGAGTTCAGACTCATCATTAGAGAGAAAACAATAAGTGCAATTTAGATTGATGTCGGCATTCCATAGAGTCCTCGTGTCTATGTACGAGATTGGACCAAGTGCCACATCGGGCGGCGTTTGCAGAAATCTATAGAACTGCATATAAAATTGGTTGAAATTGGGCGCGACGACTGGGAAATTGTTTGTATAATCCATCACATCGCGGATGGTAAACCATTCATTAATTGGCCGGAATGAGACGTTAATCTGCAACTCATTATATTGAAGCGCGACGAGCGGGAACGCCTGCATTGTAACCAGGTTAAACCACGCCCCGAGCGGAATATAGAGAGTCCGCCCCATGATAGACGGTTGCGCTCCGGCAGGGCTGTTAGTGTAATACGCATTTGGGTATGTATTCACGCGTGGGCCCGAGTTCGCAGGGTCATTTAATTCAGCGGTTTGGCCGATCATCTCGTTGAACAACGCCAACTTTTCTGCGCTAAAGTCTCTCTGTGTAGATGCCAACAAATATTGACCCGAATATTCTTGTAGTTTTTGGTTGCCACATGTTATAGTAATGCGGCTAATAATCTGCGCGCCGATATTGTCAATCCACCGGAAGTCATATGGCGCCCAATCGGTATATTCTGTGGCACCGCTCTGATTCGTGTACGCCTGTGGAGGCAAAATCGGGCTCCAAATAGTAGGCAGATTGATGGAGATGTAACAGTCCATTAACAGATCCGCATAGCGCTTTACTTTGAAAACGAAGGTTGACTCATTTGTTAGGCCCAAGGTAGGCGTCCCTTCGTAATCCAAGCGAAAGTTCTGTTTCCCGAAATTAGTATACTTTTTATAGGTTGCCTTCCAAAAGGTCTTACTTGGATTACCATTTAGAATAATATTTTGTTGTCCAGCAGCCACAAGGTTCATTAATCCTCCAGCCATATTTAAGTATATTATATATAAATTTTTTAATTCTTAATTTGCTATTAATATAAATTACGCGCTTAATCCTACATTTTCTTCGGTGCCTTGGTAGGAGGTATTTTAGTAATATGTCCCTACTAAAAATAACTTATTATATTATATTAGATTAATACGAATGGACAAAATTGTACTATTGATTGGTGTTGCGTTAGCCGTCATTTTTATACTACTTGCATATGTTTACATAAAGCGTCGGGTTAACTTGGAACAAAACGAATGCGATTACATGAATACCTTATACCCCGCTGTAAATGGAAACATCCGACCTATTTCTTCAAACGATTCTGATTGCAGTGGCAACCTATATGATTATTATATTAAAACCGCATTCAATGCGTGCTCTGGTGGGTCATATAAGGACGATTACGTAAACCTATGCAACCTAAAGGCGGTGCTTAAGCAGGGCGTTCGCTGCTTGGATTTTGAGGTGTACTCAATAGACAATCAGCCAGTTGTGGCCACCTCCACATCGGACAGTTTCTACATTAAAGAGACATACAATTCGGTGCCTTTTAGCGGGGTAATGGAGACCATTGGCGGTTATGCATTTGCGAGCGGAACTGTACCCAATCCAACTGACCCGCTCATAATTCATTTGCGGATTAAGAGCAATAACCAGGAGATGTACTCTAATTTAGCGAGCACACTCAAGTTATACGACAATATCATGCTTGGAAAGGATTATAGTTTTGAAAACTCGGGTGAAAATTTAGGAGCAACGCCGCTGTTAACATTTAAGAACAAGGTTATTTTAATTGTGGATAGAAGTAACGCCTCCTTTTTGGAGAATCAGGCTTTTTTAGAATATGTGAACTTAACAAGCAACTCTCTATTTATGCGAGGATATCGCTACTATGACGTTAAAAATAACCCAGACGTTCAAGAGCTAACCGACTTTAATAAAACTGGCATGACAATTGTATTTCCCGACACAGGGGGCGATCCGGTGAATCCAAGTGCGTTATTGTGCAGAACATATGGGTGCCAGATGGTGGCTATGCGGTATCAACAAGTGGACAATCTTTTACTCGAAAATACGGAATTCTTTGACGAGGGAGGGTATGCCTTCTGTCTAAAGCCCGCGAATTTAAGGAATCAGATTGCGACTATTCCTGCGCCCACCCCGCAGAACCCCGCTTATTCCTATGCTACGCGTAAGGTGGAAACCGACTATTATAGCTTCAAAATTTAATAAGAACTGAATTATTATATAATACTTTGTATAACTGTATAATAATTTGTATAATTATATAATACTTTGTATAATTGTATAATAATTTGTTTAATAATTAATCTTCATATATGTATAAGAAGGTATGGCTCAAAAAAATATATGCAGAGGATTAAAATTCTCTGACTGTGAGTTAGCTATTCTCCGCCAATCGGTTGATAAAGCAGAAGAAAAAATTGGAAAACGCATCGTTAATTCGCGCGAAATTCAGCAGGTTATTACTATAGTCGAGGACTTCCTTAAGAAAAAGAGTCTAATTTGCTACGGAGGCACAGCTATAAATAATATATTGCCAATAGATGACCAATTTTATAATAAAGAGATTGAGGTGCCCGACTATGATTTTTTTTCAACGGACGCGTTGCATGATGCAAAGGAACTTGCTGATATTTATTACAAAAGCGGCTTCACCGATGTAGAGGCAAAATCTGGGCAACACGCCGGGACGTATAAGGTGTTCGTGAATTTTATGCCAGTGGCGGATATAACATTTTTGCCCAAGGGCGTCTATAACGCGATCAAGAAGGATGCGCTGCGCGTTGGCGGAATATTGTACGCTCCCCCCAACTATTTAAGAATGTCCATGTATCTTGAATTGTCCAGACCTGCTGGAGACACCAGTCGGTGGGAAAAGGTGCTTAAACGTCTCACGCTTTTGAATAAACATTTCCCCGTTACAGATGTAAATTGCAACTCTGTGGAGTTTCAGCGCGAAATGGAAAATAAAACAGAAGAGGACCACATATATGACAATGTGCGAAATACCCTAATAAACCAGGGCGTCGTGTTCTTTGGCGGATATGCGATTTCGCTTTATTCTCAATACATGCCTAAGAATTTGCGTCACAGGTTGGAGCGCTACGCCGATTTTGACGTGTTGGCCACCGACCCACAAACGACCGCGGAAATTGTCAAGGAGCGACTGGGGGACATTAATATTAAAAACGTAAAGATTATAAAGCACGCAAATATTGGTGATGTTGTCCCTGAGCACTATGAGGTGCGCGTTGGCAACGATACAGTCGCCTTTATTTACAAACCAATTGCATGCCATAGTTATAACAACCTTAGCATCGGCGGCCAAACTGTCAAGATCGCAACCGTAGACACTATGTTGAGTTTTTATTTGGCATTTGTGTATGCAGACCGCCCATATTATAACCTCTTTTTAGATAGAATATTGTGCATGTCCAAATATCTATTTGACGTTCAGCAGAAAAACCGTCTGGAGCAAAAGGGTCTGCTTAGACGTTTCAGCATTACCTGCTATGGCCACCAAGAGTCTGTGGAAGAAATGCGTGCGCACAAGGCGGAAAAATATAAGGAACTCAAGGAAAAGGGAGACCCTGCGGCATTTGAAGAATTGTTTTTAACCTATAAACCAGGCGATTTAATAAATAAGAAATCAGATGGTGTAAAGAAAGAGAGAAAGGCGAAGAAGACCAAGAAGACGCCTACCAAAAAGAACACAAAGAAGAACACAAAGAAGACCAAAAAGAATACAAAGACCAAGAAGGCGAAACTGCTCGCGATTTATGGCGGAAGAAGTGCGCGAAGACGTTAAATTACGGATGACACTTGTCGCCATAACAGTCGTCCAGTTTGTCCTGAAATGTAACTCGCGGCCCGCGTCTTGCAAATTTATATAGAAATACAATGCCGGCGAGAGCCATAAGCATAGCTCCCAAAATATACATGGCGTAATCCGGCATGTCAGGATCGGTCGTGTCAACAATATTAGATACAATTTCTGTTAAATCAGGAACATTACCTAATGAAAACCCAGGGGTTGTTATATCAATATCGTCCATTTTTATAGGACAATATTAATGCTAAATTATTTGAACTTATAAACAGCGGCTCTCCAGTATTATGATAAAAATGTCGTATAATATTTTTGAGGCCAATTTGCAGAACACGCTCTCTCTAAATTCCTTGGGGATGCGCTTACTGATTAAGACGACAAAATATATAAAGTATATAATTAGTTTTTCTATTAGCCATTTAATATAGTTAGCACCCTTACTAAGAACATTCCAGTCGTTCACGTAACTGCACATTTGCGTGTTTGTCTGCTTTATATAAAACGAATGTATGTCTAATAGACCAGATAATACCCGGTGATAATTAGACTTTTCGTTCTTTACGTTTAATAGGTTGCTTATTTTGTCCGCCCCAAATAGGTCTAAATACAGGATCTTCTTGTTTGCCTCTGTATTAAATACGAAGGGAGTGATCCCATCCATGTACTTTTTTTCGTATAAAACATTGCCGTCTATTAAAAATGGGATATATGACGACTTCACGATTGTTTTCAAAATATCGGCAATGTTCGCGTATTTAGATTTTACTGGTTTTTTACCCTTTTTAATATTATGGTACGTAATGAAGAATTTGCCGTTAATCTGTTGACATATGTCTTTCGGAATATGCGGCCCTAAATACTTGTGTAACTCTTTTACGATTTGTAACTTGTATGACTGTCTAAAGTCAGCAGTTATTACTTCATACAGGCTTGTCATAAGGTGTAGTCCATCAATATAATACAGGAATCCGGCAATTGCACCAACACTGCACCCGGATATTCTATTTATTTTAACATAATTGCGCTTCTCCATTTCCTTTAAAAAGTAAAGAGCGCCTACCAGATAGCTACCATTAAATGCGCCGCCATCCAGAACCAAGTCTAATATCAACGGCTCTTTGGGGTTTTTTATATCGTCTGGTAAATTATCTATTAATTTTGCAACAAATTCATTAATCATTGAACTATTATAGTCCAGTATTTACTATTTCATAATAAAACGAAATAGTAAATATAATAAATTTACCTAATATAGTAGGCAGTCAAATGTCTGATTTGCAGAATTGTCACTTTATGTGCATATATTCTAATGGCACTTATCAAAAAACAAACATGCGCGAGCGTTTTGCGCAAATAGGCATTAACTATAATTATCATGGTATACCCAATAACACGATTGTCGGCTCAATCGAATATACCGATTGCGATCATCTGCAAATGATATTTGACTTTTATTATGGAACCAACAGGGCATACGGCATCTTCTGTGAAGCCGAAATATATATTCACAAGGACTTAAGAGCGATTTTGGCAAAAATCTTGTCCGATTTTAGTGTATTGAAACTTGATATATTATTATTGGGGTACGACGTTCACTTTCCTATCACCGAATCTATGGTAACCCGCGGGTTCCCGTTCAAAAGGGAGACAAACACGCGATCTGCGTATACCTACCATGATTATCCAGAGGACCTGGTTGGAACTCAAATGTATGTTCTCTCGCGAAAACATGCGAAATATCTGCTCGACAAATATTATACCGGATATGTCAATAAAACGTTTGTAGATAATAGAGGCGAACCATTCTGCTCAACCGGGTTTATCATCACGCGAGAGGGTAATAAAGCATTAATTTCGCCAGCAATTGTCTCAAAGTTGCCTATAAAAGGCCGGATTACAGATTTCATATAGGTTTATACGATTTTCTTGTTTTCCAGTAATCTTTTTACAAAGTCGTGTTCATTTTTATATTGCACATAAAAATTTATTAGCTCGGCCGGGGAATACAAGAACTCCTGTATTTTTTTCAATTTACCACTATTTAAGGCACTCCCAAATAGATGCCGATACATTTCCGCGATTGTTTTGTGGCTGGCATTTTTCAATTCGTGCGTTATGTCAATTCTTCCTGGCCGCGTGAGGGCTGGGTCAAGCTTACTATAATGATTTGAAGAAATTACTAATATTCTCCCCGGAGTCTCTCTAATTCCGTCCCACAGATTCAGAATATCGTCCAACGTAATTGGGTCTTCGCTAACGGAAAGGGTCAATTTCTCCGTTTTTAGCTCGTTTGTCTCGCAAATACTCTGCAACAGTTCCTTAACGGAGTCCTTACTATCTGTTTGGGCGACAGCTGGACTGCGATTTCGGTCTAATATAATGTCCCCGATGCAATCAATATCTTCAAACACGATAATTTTCTTGTCGAATGACACGGAGCCCTTTTCATTATAACCAACATACGTGTTTTCAAAAAAGAAACCTTCCAGTTGTTTTTTGGTCTTTATAATTTTAAGTGGGATGACGACAAGATGTCGGTTTGTATATTTTGCGAGAGACTTAATAAAGGAGGTTTTACCTGTTCCCGGCGGTCCGTGCAGCCCAATCCCCAACGAGTATGGTATTCCCTTTTCATAATACCATTCTCGATTGTTTAAAAAATGGTCAATATGCGCCACGAGTTGTTGCTTTCCATCGAAAAACATATTTTGAAATGTCCGCGCACTCTCAAACACATCTTCTCTCCAACAACTGGACATTCCTTCGTCGGGTTTTGGAGTCACGCTATCTAAATTGTATATAAACCGTTTATTACTTCGAATTTCCCGAACAGATGACACGTATTTTTCAGTAATCTTATCAATATATGTTTTTAGATAACTAATCGAATATACATATGAGTATATCTCATATGTCATTTTTAAGGTTTTTGTGTACGATTTATCCTTGTCGTCACCGGATGCTTCTTGTTCCGTTTCTACGCGCGCATAAATATTGTCCTCTAATTTAAACGATTTTCTTTGATCAACCATGAATATCTCGTGGGTTTTTCTTCTCTCTTCCTCATTAGACGTTGTCTGATAGGTGCTATATGTTTCTTTAATCTGGTAAATGGGAGCGAATTTATCAATATTAGAAATAATGTGGTTTGAAATCGCCTTGAACCTTGTGCTATATATGGCAGAAATATTTGGTGTCAAATTGTATGAGCACGTGGTGGAACATTTTTTCCCTTCAATAACAACACAATTTTTCTGAAAAAGACTACTTTTGAAGGTTTCAAAGTTGACATTTGATAAAATGTCCATAACGTCATATCTGGCTACATAATTTAATATATAACTATATATACCAATTACAATAGTCGATATAACCGCATCATAGGTTGGATTGCCCGTTTTAAAACTATTATATAGAGTCATTCTACTTACATTTTCATATGTAGATGTTAACATGTCCACAAATCCGGCGACCGTCATAATTATTTATTATATGTAAATAATGATGTAATTTTAAGTTGGTTTACAAGTGAATATTTGCAGCTAAAAAGCACCAAAATGCGTCGTAAGCTTATTCAGAAAGTAGAATAGGAGTCCAAAAAGGGCGCTTGTAAACATGAAACCGTTAATGTTCATGTTTCCGTCGGTAGAAAACAACACGGGGAAATATCCGAATAGAAATTTGCGGAAAAATGGCAACTGAAATAAGAAGTACATCACCGCGAGCAGTAGAGGGGTCTGAATTTCGTTATACATATCGTCCAAAGAATCCTGCGCCCGGGCGTTTTTATTGTGGGCATGCACCATATCAGATGTCTGCTCATAGTTTTTGATGTAATCCGTGTTATCTTGGGGAGGAGGCACATAATTCGGCTGAACATACGGGTCTGTGCTTATATTATTTGTATTCATTGGGATGTCGCGAGACGGTAATTGGGTTGCGCCGCTAATGCTCGCATGTTGAAGACCGCTTACAATCTGGCTAATAGTTGCCTGATCTAAACTGACGCCTGCACCTCCACCACCTCCCGGCCCAGAAATAACCTGATTTTGGTGTTGCGCCCCTGCATGTTCAGAAGCAGACATTGATATATTATTACTCACATTCCCACCGCCAACAGGATCGGTGGGCAAGTCTAAAATACTTGTTGAATCGCCCATAATTAGTACAAATATTGATTGATTATAAAGTTTACGCAAACATTATTCAAAAGTAACTGTTTTTGCACCAGATACACATTTCGTTGCAACCTGCGAGTATTTTACACATTTCCCATTATTTTTATAAATTTTATCCTTAAGTTCTTCTATTGGTGGGGCATGAAAGATCATACAATTCTTGTTCTTGCATACAGTTCTAAAGAGAGAAGCCAACCCAAACCCCAATAAGATGGACATTATTAGTTTACCACTTTCAGTGTGCACAAATCTTCCAAGATACATTCCTGTTATATTACTGTGTTAATTTCTTTTTTCACGAAATAGTAATAGTAATAGTAATAATAAGTAATAATACTTGTTAAATATAGCCTAAATTTAACAAGTAAACTGTATTATTGAAAAGCTTTACACTTCGCGCGTTTTAAATGCGCGAAGCAACTGTTGCTTTTCAATTTGAAAAGCTTTAAGATTGTATGGGGACACTGGATATTTTAGATTCGTCCGCCGGGCACTCAACTATCTGTTCTTCAAAGTAGAAACAGTTATCTGCCTTATCTTTAAGCAAGACCTTTCCGACCGTTTCGGGGCTGGGATATATGTAGATTGTCTTCATTTCCGGACCTAAAACATAAATAAAAAATAGACCGACTGCGAAACTTATCAAAAATACCGGAATTGAAATATAGTTTAATAGCATTATATAATTTACACATAAATTATTTTACAAATATTCTGGTTTGTTCTATATCTTGATGGCTTTACGGCGGCTTAACTATCAGGTTCGGCTCGTCCATCATGACCGCCTCTTCGCTACTGTCTGATTCAATAACAAGTGCGGGGCGTTTCTTTTCTGCTACTTCTTCCATTCCAATCTTGAACGACACAACGCGGTCTGCATAATTAGAATAAGATAGCTGCTGAATGCTATGCTTGTTTTGGATTAAATTGCACGTGTTTGTATCCTCGTTATGCCACACACCGATTTCATTGTATTTCAATGTGCGAATCGTCTTCATTAGCGGGACCAACGTATGATCATATATGGTAGCAGCATCGCGTGCGTATTGTACATTGTTGGTCTCATTCATCTTCTTGATGCATCCCTTTATTTCATCTATCTGCGCATAGTAATTCGTGATGGCCTCGTTTAATTCTCGTTGTTTGGCATCATTATCCACAATATTGTTATACGTTTCAAGGTATGCCTCGTAAAGCGAGCTATAAAACGAAATATCCTCCTTTAATGTCTCAAATCGCGTTAATGCTGCCTCCGTCGTATTATATCCAAACAGGGCCTTGTTTTTTTCGTCTATTACATTGTTTTTGAGACCAGCCATTTCTGTCTGAATTGTATTTAAAAGATTTGGCAGCAACTCCACCTTTCCCACCTGAATCTTAATATCTAAACTACACGGATCAGCGATTATGCCGCATGAGGCGTTATATTGGCGATAAGACTCTTCCTTGTCGGTTTCCTCAAAGAATAGGGTTTTAAATATTGTTCCACCCGGGCGCTTGCAATTTATACATTTGGGCTTAAGCTTCAGAAATTCGGCGCGTTTCTCTCTATTACTTAGATTGGCGTTGTTTAATATCTTCTTCTTGTTCGCGTTGTTCTGCGTTTCGTACTTGAATTTAAGTTTGAAATATTCATTTAGGGCCTCTTTAACATCCATTATGGCTGTTGTATTTGAATCCATATATATAATACCAAATAATTTATTTGGCAATAAACTCATATACGACTGAGCAAGGGCTTTACGACTGAGCAAGGGTTAATATCGCGGCTTAGAATGTATAACATCATACTCGCTTTCCCACTCTGGCAAACCGGTAATAATTTCCTGATGCGCAATACGCTTTGCCTGCTGAAATTTCTGAACCTTGGATAAAATGTATTCCTGCTTTTCCTTGTTCTTTTTTTGTATTTCAGCAGGAGTGAGTTTTCCCTTATACTTATAAAGTAGCACCAGTCCTAAAATAAGCAGGAATGCAATTAATAACCCAATGTTAAATACGGTATTGTGAAAGTTGTCCCGCACAGCATGGCACTGTTTGAGTGTTTGATGCAAAAAGTATTTAACACCCGGTTCTGTAAGTGCCGGTTTAGAAAACTCCATAGTAATTATAGTTAAAATAATAAATTAAATTATACACATTATCTATATGGATAACGCCTGGTGGAGTATCTTAATATTTTTATTTACAACATTCGTGTATTATTATTTAGTGCCGTCTCCTACCATGGAGAGCTTTAGCAGCGGACAGAGTAGTAACTACACGTACTTGGCTATCTATGTGTTTGTCGTTATGCTCGGACAATTTGGCCTCAACGCGGCAATCATCAATAGCACGTGCGGCGGAACAACGGCAGAAACACTGAGCTCGGCCGGGTTTTACACCTTTATTCCATGGACGCTGGTCTTCGGCGTGTTGGTTTTGATCTTAATTGTTTACCCCGGTTTTAAATCCGCATTTTCCGATGTGGTCGGGTATTTCTGGGTTTCCGGGGGTGTGAAAAAAATATTAGACACGTTATTGATGAACGCCGCACCAACTAATGAGGAGTCGGATGGCAACATGCAGTCCGTTTCCGATATGATAGTCAAAATATATAGCAACAACTCATTGTTGGTTAACCAAATTGTCCCGTCTAATTTTGACAAATATTGGGGCATTTTGCAGCCGTTAATGAAACCAGAGTATAGAGGGGATGGCGGAAACGAGCTTAAAGGACAGTTTTTCCAGTTGGTGTCTACCAGGGACAAAATCGGTGAGTGCATGTGGTATCTATACGCCGGCGTCTTGGTGGTGTCCCTTGTCCAGTTGAATATTGCAACCGGTGGGTGTGTTAGTAGCCCAGCAACCATGGCCCGGAGAAATCAACAGTTTTTAGCAGAAAGCGAGGCAGCAAGCAAGAAGAAAAAATTGGCAGCCAGCACAACATACAAGATCGCCGCATAAGAATCACGCGAGTCTGTTGGATCGTTGAAAATCTTATAATAAATTATAGCGTATTTATAAGTTATTATATGTCAGATAATTGGGAGGACTGGGAGTGCGAGGATAATCAGGCTTCAGCTGTTCCCAGTGCGGAACGGATAAAACAATTGCGGGAGAGAAAACTAATTGAAGAAGCGGACAATGCGCTAACGCGGGAACTGTTTGCTACAGGAAATGTCGCCGACACAAAACCGCCTGCTAAGAAGAAATCGGGTCGCTCTTTGGTAAAAGCTCAGAGAAGGTGATTACATCCGCGGGTTTGCTGCATAATACATGACAAATAAATAGCACAAAATTCCTAAACACAGCGATAGCAGCCAAATAGGGAAAATAGTCTTATTTCTGTATCCAATACCGAATTCACGGATACTTCCATCTCGATTGTACAAACAAGTGGGTTTCATCATTTGAATTGTTCCAAAAATAATAATAAATATTACAACAGACACCAGCGTAACATTTTCTCTAATATAGCCTCTGTACATGTTATATATCTATGATATAATTATACAAAATTTTTATAATTATATTGTGCTAAATTCTACTCTATTAAATTTGAATAAATTTAAGAAGGCCTAATTGTCCTCTTGGTAGTCATCATATTCCTCCTCCGGCGCCCCCACGCCATCCGTATTGCCATCAAAATAGGTTTCATTCATAAATTCCATATCATAGGCCTCTTCATCTATTTCAGCGTCCACCTGTTGCTGTTCCATGTATTCGCCCAACAAAATATCAATGTTTTCGTCGTTTGCATCGCCATTCTTCTTCCTAATGTTCCGCTCTGCCTTGGTCATCTCATCTCTAAACTCTTGCTCTTCGTCGTAGAAATCCTTGTCCAGTGCAGTTAGACCCTTCTGCATTCCCTTGCTGTACATGCCCAACTTATTGGACTTCAAAATGGTGTCAGCATCTCTCGCCTCATCTGTCATCTTCTTAAGTCTGTCCGTCACGAGGTCCTTCTCCTTCTCTCTTAATTTGAAAACTCGGTCCTGAATTTCCTCATATGACGTGTCAATGGTGTTCTTCTCGGTGTTCATTATATCAATAAAGGCAACAAACAATTCGGCCAGTTTTTGTCTGAGTTCCTTCTTATTACCCGTTAGCAAGCGCGTTTCCGTTTGATTTCTGGAAGTCATCGCAAGATCTACTCTGGTTTCTGTCTCCTCCACGTACTCTGTCGCGAAAACGTCGTCAACTGTGTTGGTCGGTTTGACTGCCCGAACTATCATGTCGTCCTCGTCCGATAATTCAATGTAATTGATAAAAACGCGCAACAAATAGTACTCAAACAAAAATCGGCTGGTTCTTTCATCAAAAATGGGTTTCAAGGTCTTATCTTCGCCAAGTTTAATTCCGGTAAAGCTCGGTGTTAGGTTTGCAAGAAGAACCAGGTTTTTGCACGACTGTTGCACAGTTGTAAGGATGTTTTGCAGACTGGATACACCGTAAAAGTGATTGAGACCTTCATAATACTCGCTAATGGATTTCTTCAATTTGTTCGCGTGATTTCGCGAGAACCCGTAGTAACTTGGTATGTGAGTGTCATCATAATGAACCTTGTTTAGAATAATATTGGGGAACACATTGACGAAATTATGAATGAAATTCTTGTAAAACCCGACAATGTTGTACAACTTATCATCGGAAATTTTAATGGCGTCGTTTCTGTTTGACGCATCAGCAGACCAATTTGCGAGATTTGTAATGGCGCTTGTCATTTTTCTCACCGAACTGTTTGTGATAACAGACCCCGTATTTCTTTGAACAAACTCGCAAATCTCCGCCTTCATGGAGTCAATATTCTTTATCAGAAAGTTGTTGAGCGCCTTTGCCTCTTTTGTATAATTTTCGCTTGCAACCTCATATGTATCCAATGACTCGCGAATTAGGTCTCGGAGCGACTGTTCAACTACCTCCTCGGGCTCGTCCTGTATAGACTCCAATAGTTGTGTCAGTTTTGTAATAGATGAGACCTCGTGATCCTTGAAATCTATATTAATGATGTTCTGCTGGCCTATAATTTGAAGCAGTCTTAGGAAATGCTCGCTGTTATAAACTCTGCCATCATCCTTCAACTTCTGGATAATCTGTTCGTCAGAATCATTTGGGTCAATAAGGCCAATGTCCGGTTTACCCGTGCACAGCGGAAGCAAATCCGGGGGGATGGGTATCAAAGACTTGAATTTGCAAAAGGAAATAAAAGCCAGATAGATTGTTTTCTCGCTGAAATCATTGCTAATTGCGGGGTACTTATTTTTCGTGTTGACCGTGCTGAAAAAGAGACCAGCGCTCGAATAGCTTAAAATATCGGCCATCATATTAGACAACTGCGTAACAATTCCGTTGTATTCGGGAATTCGTTGGTCGCGTCTTGAAAAGTACTCAATGGTTGATTCCAGTTCATTGCTTTCACAGCATGCATTTTCCAAGTAGGGCTCGTTGGCCGATGTATGGAGGAGTAGTTTGTGAGTTTGCACGACAGATTGGATTCTTTCTATAAGCGCAAGAGAGAACTGAATAATCTTGGACTCAATAACGCTCAACTTTTCTCGCTGATTGATGGCACCTGTTCTTAAATCCGACATTAAAGACTTCTTGAATTCCGCGGAAATGTTCACCAAATGTTTAATCTTAAAATTGACCAACGGGGGCAAAAACTGGGCCCATTTGTCTATTGCGTGCTCTTCGGGAATATCGTCTGCCGGGTGACTCAACAAGTATTCTGTTTTCTCCTCCATCTTCCTTTTTACGTCTGGAATGGCCAATAATACGTCGTTGATTGCGCCCTTGATTTTGGTGATGATATTCTCGCTCTTTTTGCCCTTTAACACACTCCATGGCTCACCGGAGTCGCGAATGTCATATGCAACACACCCCAAATAAGTTAGACTGCCCATATCTCCGGCACCCTCAAATGGATACCCAGTGAACGAACGAACGCATCCCGGATGAGTCTTCCTTGTTTTCACCGATGGAACAGATGTTTGAACCGCGATTAAAAACATACCCAGGGTGTAATATAGAATCGCCGTATTGTACACCTCCTTGTACTGCGGGATCTTCTTGCCCTTCTCGGCCATTTCTCTTACCTTTCGCTTATGGTCGGATTCGCTATCAACAGTATCTCTAATGGAAGAAAGAACAGAGTTAATGATGAACTCCTTTTGGTTCGCAATATTTATACCCATTGCAAACGACAGTGTATTGACAATATTGTTGATCATCTTAGAATCCGGAGTATCGTACACAACCTTCTTTTCGGCGGGAGCGGACACGATTTTATTACCAGCATCATCCTCCATGACGGCCCGCGTGGAAATTTTAAACCCTTCATCGTATCCCTCTTCAACGTCAAATTCCGTTGGACAAATCGCCCAACCACTGTTTTCGTCACACCACCATTCACCGTCATCACTCTGTTTCCCTATCTTAGACTTGACGATTTCAAGGTACTCGCGGAAAGCATATTGGCCATTCACCACAAAGGCATTCGCCAAGTCAAACTTGAATGTCGGCAATATCGGCACGCTCGTTTTGTTGCAGTACAGCCAATGTTCAGTTTCAACTTCATTCAACGGGCCAATACCTCTAATATATGGGCGCGTGTATGTGTTCACAAACTTGATAATGTCGTGCTGCTTTCGCACAAAATCCGTTTGCCGCAGGATTAAATTGAGAATTTGTTGGTACGGGGACACCGGGCGAGAGCTGCTTTCGTCTGCGGATGTGCCCAGTTTATACTTCTGATTGTTATACTTGAACATGTTATTGGTTTCAATCTTGGTCAGTGATGTGATGACGGACCGTAAATAGTCAAATTTATTCGTGATGTACTCCTTTAATTCCTTCTTTGACATTTTATATTTCGTATCAAACTCGCTCATGACGTCCTTAAGAAGCTTTGCTTGCAGACCCAATTCATTTTCCTCCATGCTCTCGCATTTATCGTCCACCTTGCCCGGGACATTTATGCACTGTTCTTGTATGTCGCACAATATTGTGGACTCATCGGTGTTAATATTCTCCTTGCTCACATCCGTATCCAGTTCCCATTTGTTGTTTCTTCGGACATAGAATGCCACTTGGTCTTCAGGTTCTCCTCTATCCCCCTTATACAATAAGGCAAATTGGCCGTCAACCACTCGCTTGTGTCCGTCAATCAACGTATTCGCCAAATACTCTGCATCCGATTCCGACATTTTCTTCTTCTGCAGGAGGTCCCTGACTATATATCCACGTAGTTCATCTGGCGACATTACCATTACCTCCTTACCGTACGACTCCTCCAATATACCATAATTCGTCTTGTCATATTTTTTATCGAAGTAAATGAGCTTGTCATCGTCGCCGGTTAGCTGATCCATAGAAGAGTAGTACTTTGCGATCGTGATGGTTTTGCATTTATTGTCGGCATTATCCGCCTTAAGCTTCTTGTCCATTTGGGTTTGTTCCTCCTCAAAGAGAATGGAGAACTCACTTGGAAAGGTCAACGGAAAATTTTGAACCGCAAGGGCCGTCGTGTATAGGCGAGTATAGTCTTTCAACGTCATCTTGCGCAGAATCTCGGAATTAGTAAACGTCTCCTCCGGGTCCGTCATGCCGTATCCCTCTATAATCACTTCATTCCGCATCCTTTTAAGAATATCAATGACGGAAAACGCCTTTGCGGGCACAACTGTCTTCTGCATCATTCTTGACTGGTATATCATCTTGAAGATTCTGGACCGCTCTATGAACTTCTTGTTATATTCCGAAATTCGCGTATCTATGAACTCCACAATTTCCTTGTATTGCATATACGTTAAATCGTCCGCATAGACCAGGAAAGGCTCAAGATAGGATACAACCTCTACAATGGAGAGTTTTCCAGTGATATATTTTTTCATAAGATTGAAGAGGACTCGCGTTTTGGGTATAATCGCATTTGCGAAGCCTTCGTATATCTGTGTGCGCGTCATGTTCTTTGTAGCGTCGTCTCCCAAATTCAACGCGAAATTCTTAATATTGTTCGCGAAGTTCTGCTCGTTAAACTCTATTCCGGTTTCAAGATTGTCAACAAATGTTGTCCCAACATTCGTCTTCTTTTTCAGTAACTGCCAATAATTGACGAATGCCTGGTTCAAATTCGCTCGCTCCAATATGCTTGTCCCCGGAAGGTTTATTTTTGAAAACCGGATAACGGGCTCTGGAAGGGTGATAAATGATTTAATCGACAGGATATCATTGTCCGTTATATTTGTCCTCACTGTAATCAATTTAGAGCTGGTCGCATCAATTGTATCTAACTTGCTTAGCGCTGTATTGTATTTCTGAATAACAAAGCGACGATTTCTGATCGCATTACTGCTGAAAATAGACGAGTACATCTCTTCAAGATTGTCTATAACCGTGTTAATATTAGACAGCGTCATCCTTTCATCAATAATTCCGGCCTTGGCCTCGTCAGCGATCATATCGTACGGCGTGAAATAGGGATTTAACGATGAATACAACTCCGCATACTTGTTCTGGTCAACCGGCATATCATTTGACCTATACGTGTCAATCAACTCCCGAACGTGACCAATGTCGGCGCTCAAATCTATGTTTACCACATCATTGTTCTCCTCGTCAATGTGGTCAATATTGTAGAGCTTCTTGATGTTTTTAACGACCGGCAGAATCCAGTACAAATTCGTCTGTAGTTGGGTAAAGTAGACGGAAAGCGGCTTATAATTGGCCTCCTTTAGCATTATTCCCTCTACATTTCCGTATTGGTCAAAAAAGGAGAACCGCTGGCGCAACTGTTTAAATCGTTCAATCATAAGATGAATATTGTTCAGCACCTTGGGTGTTCGTTGTGCATTTGGAATAGTAGAGAGAAGTTCATCAAGAAGGTCGCTGACCTGGGTTTCTATGCTGTATCGCTGACTCTTTGCTGCCACATCAACATACTGAACAATCGGGCCAAATTCTTCGTCGCCAAATCGGACGTTATCCGCCTTCACGATAAACTCGCGGATTTGGTCCTTGATGTCCTTTACGGGGATTGTCAGCTGAAGTTTTGCTGGGTCAACGTAAACCTGATCGGCCTCAAGTTCTTCTAAAGGTTGCTGTTGTTCCATTTGCGGTTGTGTTAGGGCATCGGATGGCTTCTCGCGAATTTCAATCATCTCAATGGGTAGGTCTTCAGGGATTCCCTTATAATCAAAATTCAAGTAGATTACATCACCGTCCACTGTTTTTACTTCAATCATATCATTTTCTAAATTGGTAATCTCGCCAGTCATGGTAACCGGTAGATCGCCTCCGAAATAAATGTTTACCCATTTTCCGGGGAGCAAATCGTTTTGTTCTGCATAACTACCGGATTTGCTGCGGCTTAGAATTGCGATGCGGGTTATATTACCATCACCGATTATGCCCTCGGGCGAAATGGACAATCGTAGTCGTGTCATGGTGTCCGCATTAATTAAATATGCCTTCGTTTTATCAATGTAATCAATAATAAACGTCTGGTCATTCATCTGCTCATTTAACGGGCTTGTTATTTTTATTACATCGCCCAGCTGAAGCTCTAATGTAGTGTCGTTCGCATTCGGGGGACTAACTGGTTCTGGTTGTATTTCTTGTTCTGGCTCTGGTTGTATTTCTGTTTCTGGGTCCGATTCATTTTTGCTTTTTGCATCTGATGACATTTGTTTCTATATTTAGAATAGAAATTTTTATGCTTAAGTTAAAATCTATGAAAAAATATAGTTTAAAGACAAGACGATAAATATGAATATTGAACAATGAGCTCCGTTAGATACATCCTGTCTGATATCCCAGGCTTCCACGACATTATTAATGATAATACAGGTGTACCAAATATACTAAAATTGAACAAGGTTGAGTGTAGAACTGCCAGCAATGCAGTTTATCGCGTAATTAGATACGACAAGGATTTCTTAAGCAACGACCTTGTTAAGGTCTACGGGCTGTGCCGGTCTATAATCGTGAATATTAATAACAAGGTGGTCGGGTTTGCACCGCCTAAATCTATTCCGAGTGATCTCTTTATTAAGAGCTACGGCGAGACTACGCCAGGAGTTGTTGCAGAGGAATTCGTGGAGGGAACGATGATAAACGTCTTCTGGGACAGTTCCATCGGATTAACCGGCGGATGGGAGATTGCCACGCGAAATACGGTTGGTGCAACTTCTCGTTTTTACAAGGGCGCTGGGGCACTCACGTTTAGAGAAATGTTCTTGGAGGCGGCCTCTGCATCGCGATTGGCATTGGAAAATCTGGAAAAGGGGTTGTGTTACAGCTTTGTTCTTCAACACCCGCAAAACAGAATCGTCGTGCCTTTTAGAGACGCACAGTTGTACCTTGTAGGGGTCTACGCCATTCATAACGACCCTGACCGCGTTTACGTAGATGTTCACGATGCGCAGCAATATCAGGATACATTTCGTGCGCTGGACACGACAGTTAAGTTCCCCGCGGTGTACCCGCTTACCACATACGCCAGCCTAATTGAAACCTATGGGACAATGAACACGTCTTACGATATTGTGGGCGTTGTTATGCATAACAAGGAAACTGGCGAACGGGCCAAGGTGCGAAATCCGGTTTATGAGCAGGTGCGAAATCTCCGTGGAAACCAGCCGAAGTTGCAGTACCAGTACTTGTCCTTGAGGAAGGCCGGAAAGGTGGGCGACTTCTTGAAATTCTACCCCGAGAACAAGCACGAGTTTTCAACCTTTAGAGACCAGGTGCATTTGTTTACAAACACGCTATTTTCGAACTATATTTCATGTTACATCAAGAAGGAGCGCCCATTGAAGGAGTTCCCGGATCAATATAGAACCCACATGTACAGCCTTCATCAAATATACCTGAACGACCTTCGGGAGAAAAAGTTGTTCATCACAAATACCGTAGTGATTAACTATGTAAATGGACTACACCCGTCGCTGCTGATGTATTGCTTGAACCACCACATGAGAAAGCGTGTTCGTGATACTGTTGTAGCGGATACATCTGCGGACGAATAGATTACTTCATAAATTTAATAAGATACCCTTTTGTGGTATTGTATTAAATGGACCTATGACCGTTTGAAATAAAATTGAAATAAAAAGGCACGCCGGTCTATAATTGCATAATGGCAACACGGCAACTATTTAAAATGGCAAATCTTAGTGGGAACATTGGTATTTCAGCAGATGTGCGCGGAAAGTTGAAACACCTACTCGGTCTTTCCAAATGCAATCACAAGGTAGAAATAATGAAGGAGCACGATATTAAATGCGCGCATATATATTGCGTAGTAAACCAATTGTCGGGGCAAGTTTCAGGTCCACTTCTCGAACATTACATACAAAATAAATACGAAATGACAAAAAACAAGTCGTCGTTGTGTATTGGAGATCTGCAGCACAATCAAACAAATCTGGAGATTAAAATCTCGATGGGAGGGAAAGACTACAATAAATTTAACTATGTTCAATTGCGAATGAACCATAATTGTGAATATTTGTTGACCGCCTATTATTTGAACGACGATAACGTTGATACCACTGGCGGGGAACTGTTCATTTTCAAACTGAATAAGACCGACATGAAAAAAATGATATTAAATTACGGTGGATATGCGCACGGAACTATACAGAAATTGGGGCCAATAACGGAGGAGGATTTGAACGATACTACAAACGATAAAGAATATGCGATTCGCCCCAAATATGGCGATAAATGTTGGTGCGATTTATTGCAACTTAGAATTGACGAAATCGGTGTATAAACTTACTAATTCGCCGCGTCCCATTGAATTTTGTCTTGCGGTATTTAAACTATTTGAATAATCAAGTTGCTTGAATCGGTGTATCAATTCTGCCATGTCTATATTTGATTTAAACCAGTGCCAGCTTTTTGGCCGTAATTCGCTCAATCCGTCGGCGCATATTTCGCCGATTTTTCCTCCGTATGCACGCATGGCGAACTCAGCTCCTGCGGGAGGCGTCGGTTGTCCTTTTTCATCCAGTGGCCCGAATGCCAAGAACTCCCAATCAGCGTGTTTCGTCGGTAGGTCAACCAGGGCGCGCTTTGTTTGTCTTTTTTCCCAGATTTGGAAGCAGCACTTTACCATCATGGGCGGCGAAAAGCAGCAGGGATTTGTCGGCACTTCTTCGTCGTAGACCAGATGAAACATCTCGTTAAGCTTGTTTTGAACGCTTATGCGGCGGAATGTTCTGGGAATGATAAATGCAATCACGGTTGCCCATTGCGCCGAATGATTGAAGAACTTTATGGCCAGCGAACTAACTCTGCCAAAGGGCGGATTCCCTAACACCAAAATATTTGCCTTATCTGCAGGCGGACTATAACCGAAGAAGTCCTGTTTCACAATATTCGGGTGCTCGGGGCATATATCAATGCCGATTTTATTGGTTCCTGGGAGCTGATTCAGAAAACTGCCGTTACCTGCACTTGGCTCAACGATCAAGTCCCATTTTAAAATATCATACAATTCGCCGACTTTGTCGATGCATTTTTTTGAATACGATGGTATTGTGTAAAACTTATCTAACCCTTCTTCGCGAACCACTGTTGCGTCCTTAGTATTTGTTGGCTCTAATTTTGGTTCTACAGGCGGTTGGACAACTTCTTCTTCACTACTTGTAGAACCACATGGTTTTTTTCTATTTGCGTGTTTTGTATACATGCCCTTATGAGTAAATTCTTTTCCACATTTGGTGCAAATATATTTGACCATATCTTGTTTTTATAATATCATTTCACCGAACCATTTTAAATCAATTTTTAAATCAAATCAAAAATTGATACAAGGGACGTTTATTTCTCAACGAGCACATTTTTGGATATATTCCGGATAATTTTTTCTTCCTTTTCTGCATCATTGTCGCCAGAACCGCCAACCGATTCTATAATAATTTTGTTGTATTGATCAGAATATTTGGAGTGGTACGTCCCACAATCTGGGTGTGCCTCTTTGAACTTGGGCAACAGTCTTTGGTTCTTGGATGCTACCCGTTTTATTGCCTTTTTAATCTTGCTATTTGACTCATCCTTTTCCCATTTATCTTCATCCTTAATGTACATTGTTTCTCTCTTCTTGTCTGTACAATGGACCGGTCGTTGAGAAACATCCAATTCATTCAAGTTCTTCACAATAATGTTGGATATGCCCTCAACATAACCCAATTCTCCAACCTTTTCCAGATCCGATAATTGCAACTGAATTGATTCGACAAATTCTGTGATATTCATTGCATCCTTGCACGTTTCATTCAAGAAAAAATTGAGGTTGAAGGCCTTGTTGTGCGAATTAGTATTGGTTGTGTAACTGTTACATGTGCCTGTTTCTAACACCTTTAACATCATATTCTGTAACTCGTCGTTCTTTTTGAGAAGCATCATAATCAACTCCTTGTCGGTTGGTTCATTGTGTGGCTTGGGTTGTGATATAACCTGATTTGTGCATGTATTTTCTATATGACATTTCCTCTGGTGCTTCCATAAACCGGACCTATTTTTATAGCAGGTGTCGCATAGTTCACATCTGTTTTGGCTTGTTTTTGGCTTATTTTGGTTTCCGTTGTTTCCCGAAAGACCAGACTTGTGTTTTATGCTCTCCAGATGCGACTTGAAGTTACATCTTTTGTCAGTGTTGTAGTCGCATGTTTCGCAACAATATTTTCGGCTTGTTTTTGGCTGATTTTGGTTTCCTAAAGCTTCCATATATAGGAAACAGAAAATAATTTTAACCCCTTTTCACAAAAAGTAATAAAAAATTATCGTCACAAATTGAAAATTATTTTTTTGGTGACCAGACCATAAATTTCAATTATGCTCACAAAACATGTATTTTGGGGAAAGTATTTTGGCAAATCCGTTTTTGGACATTTTTTTTGTCCAATTTCAATTTTCCCAAAATACTTTCCAGGGAAAAAACTCGATATTTTAACCAAAGATATTTATAGTATTATAATAAACTATGAATATTTCAACAAATCTTATAAGAAGCGCAGAGGATCACTGGCAAGATGGGCCACTAAACCGGCGGGCTTTTCAGCATGTATCCGATTTTTTAACAACACAGGAGATATGTGCAAATCCAAGCAAGTCTATTACCGAACCAGTTGTTAATTTCATGGACGTCGGCGTTGACGAAATCCTCGAGGAGACATGCACCGACAGTATTGTCGTCTTACGCAACGGGCACATCGTCTATGAGCGATATTTCAATGGCATGGAAGCAGGGTCCAAACATCTACTGCAATCTGTCTCCAAGTCAATTCTGGGTGTTTTGTACGCTCGGATGATAGAAAAGGGCATCATTGATCCAGAACAACGTATGGGGTACTATCTGCCGGCGCTGAATTCGTGTGTATTCGGAAGCGCCACTATTTCTCAAGCCCTTGACATGCGGGTTGCACTCAACTTCTCAGAGGACTACGCATCCACTCACTCCGAAATGACTCGGCTTGACCGCGCTTGTGGATGGAAGACCAATCCCACCGGAGAATATCCCACACTCTCTTCATTCTTGTTGTCATTGACGCCGAGGGTATCGGATGTTACGGGAATGCCCGTTGAACATGGAACGGAATTTCAGTATTGCTCGGCCACAACAGACGTACTTGCATGGCTCATTTCGCATGTCACCGGATTGCCATATTCTAAGCTTATTGAGAGAGAATTATGGATGCCTATAGGAGCCAAGTGTAACGCAAATGTTGCCGTGGATTCTGAGGGGTTGGCTGTGGGTAATGGTGGTATCTCTTGTACCACTCGGGACATGGCTTTATTCGGGCAAGTCATTCTTAATGGCGGCAAAGCGATCAGCGGTGAGCAAGTGATTCCGCCGGCATGGATTGAGCAAACTTGCAGTGGGGATAAGTATAAAAATCACTGGTGGATTAGCGAGAATTCTAAGCAAATTCACGCGCGCGGAATCTATGGCCAATACCTTTGGATAGATTGGGAGAGACAAACTGTAGTTGCCAAATTTTCCTCCAATCCCACAGCGAGGAACACTCAAAAATTCGGTATGCACATGGCATTGTTTAAAGCCATCAGCGAATAAAGCTATTTCTCAACAACGACATTCTTGGATATATTCCGGATGATTTTCTCCTCCTTCTCTGCATCATTATCACCTGAACCGCCCACCGATTCTATAATAATTTTGTTATATTGATCCGAATATTTGGAATGATAGGTGCCGCAATCTGGATGTGCCTCTTTAAATTTGGGCAATAGCCGTTGGTTCTTGGACGCTACCCGTTTTATTGCCTTTTTAATCTTACTATTTGATTCGTCCTTTTCCCATTTATCCTCATCCTTGATGTACATAGTTTCTCTCTTTTTGTCTGTACAATGAACCGGCCTTTGAGTAACATCCAGTTCATTCAAGTTCTTCACAATAATATTGGAGATACCCTCTACATACCCAAGTTCTCCTACCTTTTCCAGATCCGACAATTGCAACTTTATAGAATCAACAAAATCCATAATATTCATCGCATCCTTGCATGTTTCGTTCAAGAAGAAGTTCAGGTTGAAGGCCTTGTTGTGGGAGTTGGTATGGGTTGTATTATTACAATTATTATGCGTATCCTTCTTTACAATTTCAAGTATTAAGTTTTTGAACTCTTGATTCTCTTTCATAAGGTAATTAATCAACTCGTCCTTGTCGGTTGTACTGTTTGTTACGACACTGTCGTCTTTTTTAATTTCGGCGTTTGTGTTTTTAATCGAACAGCCCTTTGCCTTATGTTTCCACATTCCAGATAAAGTAGCGTAGTTTTTACCACAATCGCAGTTGTATTCGGCATTTGTTTTCATTTCCGCATTTTCCAAATCATTTCCACTCACACGATGAGTGTGTTTTTTGGTGTTAGTGTGAATTATAAAGTTGCTTTTCTTAATGCATCTAAAGTCACACGCTTCGCAGTAAAAATCGGCATTTTTCGGCATGTTTTTTACTTCCATTTTATATATATATGGAAATAAAAAAAATGCCTAAACCCTTTTAATTGAAAATAATAAAAATTTTATCGTCACAAATTGAAAATTATTTTTTTGGTGGCCAGACCATAAATTTCAATTATGGTCACAAAACATGTATTTTGGGGAAAGTATTTTGGCAAATCGGTTTTTGGACATTTTTTTTGTCCATTTTTGAAAATCCCAAAATACTTTCCAGGGAAAAAAACACGATATTTTCGGTTCTTCGGAAATGTTTATATTTTTATAGTTGATGGTTTTTGAAAGGTTTAAATTATATTTGTAATGGTTGCAAATAACAACAATTACAAAGTGGATCTTAAATGGATACAGATTACTCCTTCACAAACTTGGTGAAATCCTTTTTCAGTACAGTATATATCCGAACTGCCTCATCAACGCACTCCTTCACGTGTCCCTTAACGGTTGCCCTCTCAACCGGCTCAGTGTATGCCACACGAATAATACTATGACTGTCATGTGGGTGCATCTTTTTAAATCCGCAAAACGTTAGAATGTTCTTCTCGTAGAAGTTGGTATACAACAAATACTCAAGCACCTTGCCAATCGTATAGTCCTCGTTTTCCAAGATTACATCAAAACAGTTCGACATGGTATTTTCAGCAGTTTTAACCTCCAACTCATCCCGCTCAATAAGCGTCCCCACTGCATTAAACCGATTGATGAGAATTTTGCACGCAATGTCAACCAGTTCATAGTTTGTATGCACGCCGACACTCTGCAGAGCAAAGTCAAAGCTATCCGGCTTATATATGCGCTTTGCTTCAAGCAATTTCCAGTTATCCGACTCAAATTTAATCTCTTTTTCGGTTCTTCCGTCGTCCTTCCATGTCTGGCGCTTTCTGGCCAACTCGGCATCCTGTGCAGCAGAATCGCCTGTAAACCCATACGCACATGTAGACACTGCATTAAATGTACCATCTTCCTTCGCAGTTCCAATATCAAACTCACATGTTAGATGGATCTTTTCCCCAGGGATTTCATCGGAAATTTTTGGCCGCAATCTCACAAAATCAATAAAGTACCCCGTAGTGTCATCTGGTGGGAAAATCTCCCTCGTCTTGTCTTGAGGCAATAGCTTTCCCGTAACCAAGTCCTTGATAACGAAATTTTCAGTAGTGACAAACATAAGGGTGTCCGTGTTATTCTCCACATTCACCTCCATGATATAATTTTTAAGAGGGAACTCGGCAGTGTCCTTGATGTGAATCGGAATGCAACTCAACCGTTGTTTTATAATCTCATTATTAAGGCGAGTGTGATTGGTAATAATATTGCATTTGTTTTTCTCATTTGGCGTCGTTCTAAAGACTACTAATGGTACGTCCGACAACATTACTCGTCTAAGAGCATTCGCCAGACTCATATTTACCCCACTGAGGGTAAAACCAAACGAATTCGCAATGTCAAGAGGCTCGAGGTGTGGGTTCATGGTGCTTAATATTACTTTATATTTAAATTGTAATCTAAATCAATTTTTTTGTAAATGAGTTAAATATTAGTTTGAAATAACTAAGTATAGATTAAGATGAGTTGTATTTTATATTATAGTAAATACTGCGAAGTGTGCAAGAAGTACTTACAGATTTTGTCCAAGTCGCAAGCTCAAAAAGACATCCATTTTATTTGCATCGACAAGAGAGTTAAGGACGAATCGGGCAAGACCTATATTATTTTAGAAAACGGCCAAAAAATCATTTTGCCGGAAAATGTAAACCGTGTTCCAGCGCTACTTTTGTTGGCGAACGGCTACCAAGTATTGTACGGCGAGCAGATTTTAGAACACTTAAAACCGAGGCAGGAGGTAGAAGTACGACAGGCGACCCAGAATAATATGGAGCCATCGGCATTCTCATTTGGCGGCGGGTTTAGCAATATTGTGTCGGATCAATACAGCTTTTTGGACCAGGCCCCGGAGGAGTTGGAGGCAAAGGGTAACGGTGGAATGCGACAAATGCACAATTATGTAGATTTAAACACTGCATTTAGCGGTCAAATATCCGACCATTCAGGCAAGGAAACTACCAACACAACAATTCGTGGTGCGCAGAAAATGGGAGACGATGCATCCAATCAGGTTATGGAAGATAGAATAAAGAAAATGAAGGAGGAGCGTGATGCCGACCTAAGGAAGCTTACCGGAAATAAACCGCCAATGAGCTTTTAAAAGGGAAGACAGTCAATGAGCTTTTAGACCTTTTCTCATTTCAAACGCCCATATTTCTATATAAAATAACTTAAATGTATATTAATAATAATTGCAATGCATAAAACATATTTTAAAGCAGGGCTGCTATTAAGTAACACATTTACATATTTACTTACAAATATTTACATAGATAAAAAGTATATATTGATTACTCGACCAGAACTTCCTGATAAATATCGGCGTTCTAATTGAGAAAAGGTGTAAAAGGGAACGACACCAAATGAGCTTTTAAAAGGAAAGACTGTCAATGAGTTTTTAGAGAGAACGACCCCAGAAACCGGCCTAATATCAAGTTATTTAATATATAATAAAAATAATTTAGAAATAAGAATGTTAATTTATGTAAATGACGAATATTCTTACAGCGTTCAATGACCATTTTGCCGAGTTTGTAAATGATGTGCATCTGGTTTTCCCCGAAGATGCCGACATCCTCTCTGCAAAGAACGCGCTGCTGACAATTAGAAAGGCCAACCCCAAGATGATTGTCAAGATTTGGAACAAGTTTATTGTTGGCAAGTATCGGTCAGAAATTGAAGAGGGCAATTTGGGGTTTTTCATGAACAAGGATTATTCGTCCGATTTGGCCGCCTCTCAAAATACAGATAAAATTATGGAATCTATTGACAGATTGCGCGAGCCTATTAGAAATATGAGCGCAGAGAGTCAGGCAAAGGTGATGAAGTACATTCAAAATCTTACCAAGCTTGCCGAGATGTGCGATGCCAACTAATAATCTAATAACCTAACAAACAAGAACAAGAACAAAAACAAACAAATCGAATTATTCTATTTCTTTCATATGAGATAGAATAATCAAAAACTTAACCAATGGGTGCATTTGCCGCAAACGGCCCATCCTCAATAAATTCACCAGTTAAACTGTAACGCTCAGGGTAGTCTGGCATATACGACAAACCGGAAGGTTTATACCTCTTATCAAAAAGGCTCTGATCTTCACTAAATTCGGCCATCCACGTATTTACACCAAAATTTGGCTCAGCGGGTTTAGCAAACATGTTGGATGTAATCACCCTTTCCTGTGTCCCGTACCCACTGGTTAGCGGCGAATATCGCGGCGTGACACCCACGGTGAGTTTTCCAGCGTCATTATCGCCTGGGATGCAATCCGGGCTCTTTTTAAGTGGCGGCGAATATGGCTGGCAGCCAGGGCAGTCAATGTCGGCAGAGCACTGCTGGCCAGTTATAGAACACCTTGCGACAGGCCCACAAAAGTTGTTGCAACTATAGGTTGTGGTCAGTGGCAGATTAACTGTATGACTTGTGGCGCCGCCGGATTCCTCCTGAACTGGACCAGGTGTAAAACACTCCATAATGAAGCTATTTGACGTCAAGTAGTCAATCCATTTAAATATAGCGACAATCAAAATAAAGGAGGCGATTATCAAGAATAATGTGCTATAGTGTTTTTGAACGGATGCCATAATAATATAAATTGATATTAAAATATTGGTTGCCGCATATTTTAGTAAAATAACATCCGCGATCCAGTATTTTTATATCATTTAAATATAAGTGTAATGCCAGATACGACGTCCAATGATGAATCACTTAATGATGCGAAACGGAAGGCCTCGGAGCCGAAACCGCCGCCGGTATTATCAGCGAGCCTGCTAACATTCTCTGGCGTAGTTGCCGCCGTGTTAGTTGCAATATTAGTTTACGTTAGTTGCGGCGGCCTACTATTATTTGCGTGCAAGATAGCTGCGTCGAAGATATTGCCCACTAACATAAAACGTTATCCGTACACCGATATACCAGCGGTTCCACTTGATAAGTCGACACAGGACTTGTTTTCGGGCGACGATAAAAAGACAATAGCTGTACCGGTTGATGGCGATAACGCGAAAAATTGGGCGTTAAATGGGTTGTATTCTTACGAAACCAATCCGGATTCGTCGTTTATAGGTAACTATTTTTCCTCTATTTGCGACGCGATACTAAATAACAATTACGTTTATATGTCGACATGTCTAAATGCAATGAATAGTCGTCTAAGTGAATGGGCGATAATATTTTTGGCACCCTTATTTGTCCCTCTTTTATTAGCGATATTGTTTGTGTACGACCAATTATATCTGCTATATCTTGTATTCGCTAAAATGGGGTGGTTTTTTAAGAGGAATACAAATGAAACTGGACGGGGTGAGCCAGAATGGAAGGATGTAACGTTATCACAACCAGTTAACATGTTTGTGTCGCTAACCCTGTTATGGATGCTTATTGTGCTAATTATTGTTTTTACATTTGTGCCGCTATTTGCGACGGCCCCGCACCTGATGACATCGGCGGGAATACTCCTTTCTATATTAAGCGTGCTATCCTACAAGGCAATAGGGTCGCGTTCTAAAAATATATCAGGCGTTGACGTTGTAACGGGGGTGTTTTCGCACTACAAGCAGTTGCTCGTTTTCATCTACGCGATTGGCGTAATATTGACAGCGTTTGCCATTATGGGGTCAATTCCAGGAATTGCTGCCATTGCCGCAGTTCTTGTCATGTATTATGGAACGGATGTGTTTAACCCTTCGACCGCTCCGCTGAACCCAGTGAAACAAGAGGGGTACAACTTTGAAGGAGGGGGCGCGTCTCTCACCCGCAAACTTAAGCAAATGAGTAAAAGTTTCTCTGCAAAATAATTACTTAAAAACAAGGCCGGTTTAAATAGTATTATGGGGAAAAATAAAAACAACAACGCGAAGTCCAAGTATCCGATGGTAAGTATATGCACGCCCACCTTTAATCGCCGACCATTTGTACCTGCAATGCTTAAGTGCTTTGAAACCCAAACATACCCGAAGGACCGGATGGAATGGATTATTATTGACGATGGCACGGATAAAATCGAGGAATTGGTTACACACATTCCGCAGGTAAAGTATTTTAAATATGACGACAAAATGACGTTGGGAAAGAAGCGAAACCTGTTAAATGAAAAGGCGTCAGGTGATATTTTGGTCTATATGGACGACGACGATTATTACCCACCGGATCGTGTAAGCCATGCGGTTGAAAGGTTGATGAGTTCGCCAAAGGCGCTGTGCGCGGGGTCCAGCGCAATGTTCATATATTTCAAGCACATTAATAAAATGCTGCAATTTGGTCCATATGGGGCGAACCACGCCACAGCAGCAACATTTGCCTTTAAGCGCGCGCTCCTTTCCACTACCCGATTTGATGAGTCATCATCCGTTGCAGAGGAGAAGAAATTTTTGAAGGACTACACCATCCCATTTGTTCAGTTGGAACCGAGGAAATCTATCCTTGTGTTCTCTCACAATCACAACTCATTTGACAAGAAGGAGCTGCTGAAACATGGACCAAACCCGACAATTCACGAAACGACTGTAACGCCGGCCGAGTTGGTCAAGGATGCAGGGATCTTAAAGTTTTTTATGGAGGACATTGATCCTTTATTGGATGCATACGACCCAGGTAGACCAGAACATAAACCAGATGTTACAAAACAGTTGATAGAACTCAGGGCACAGAGAGAAAAGATGATGGCTGAACAGACAAAACAGCAGGCGGAATACCAGGAGACGATGAACAAGCTGCAAGTTGCAAACAATCCTGCGGCTATACAAAATAAACTGAACGAAATGAGTGGGATAATTCAACACCTTACGGTTGAAAACGGCAAACTCACGGATAAAGTAAAGTATCTGGAGGACAAAATGAAGCAGCTTATCAACGAGCGCATACAGGAAAAGATGAAAGAACGACACATTGCGCTTTCTAATGCCGGCCCATCGGTAACTACACCTGCCTCTTAAATGCCACTTGCTAAACGCATAAAACGCTTACACACCAAATATACTTAAAGATATTTTCAGTATATTTAGTATCATTAAACAATGGACGACTATTTGGCTTCACTACGAGATTTGGACGTGATTAACGAGACGTTAATGGACGCGAAAACCGAAGACGTGGGTTTTAACGTAATTAGTCGACGCGACAGCGGAGGGAAGACAAAAAAGGTGGAAATGTACACCTCCTCGGGCATCGGCAATTTTATTAGAGATGCAGAAACAGGAGAATATTATAATGAAAAGGTCGGATCTAAAGACGAGGACTTGTATTTTAAGATATCGCTATCAACTGGGGAGTGTACGAGTAAAAACAATTCATCCGCCATGTATTTCCAGTCGCCGGCCCATTACATGTCGTGCATGAAGAGCACAGTGAGCCCCGCAAACATCGCGCGATGGGAGGCCCGACGTGACGCGAGAATCGCCGAACTCAAAAAGCCGAAGCCAACCGTGCGAGGATCTCAAATCGCTGTGATTGAGTAAATCAAATGCACTATAAATAAATCTGCATGTAAATATACGTAACGTATTGTATATTTACATTTTTTCTTTAATGAACTGTCTACTCTTCGTCAACCTCAAACTCCTCTTCCTCTTCTTCAAATTCTTTGTCTGCAGTACCGGCTGCATTTTCCCTAATATATTTTTCAATGTACCTGTAAATACGATTTACGTCAAGTTTGCCAATTTCATAGTTTTCAAGTAACCCGCAAATTTCATTGTCCTCATAATTATTTCTGAGGTCAATAAAAAACCCAAACAGGTCTCTCTTATCCATACCCAAACGCTGACACAATTTCTGTATAAAAAGCGAATTATTGTATTCAGTGGAATACTTTGTCAGCACCTTGGTAAATCTAACCTCGGTCGGATTATAGGTCTGCTTCTTTTGGAAGTGTTCGTGATACATCTTGTTATTTTTCAACGTCTTAATAAGCGAACTCATTTCGTTGAATTGCCATATTTGCTTTTGAAATGTGATCCTGTCAATGTAATCGGCGAAACAAATGTTATCCAGCTGCTTAATATAAAACGGAATAGAGTCCTTCTTGTCCATCTTCTCAAGAACGTCAATAATATTTTCATGCCACAAAAGTCCAACGCTGGTTCTGTCAGTTTCATTCATAATGTGATTGTGCTCATTAATGCCGTAATAATTGTTAATCAATTTATTTGTAATTTTCTTGGTATCGTCATTGTAAGACTTTATTTGCAGAATATTATCCAGCAACTCGTTGTTAAATAAGCTGGGACGATTATTATACAATTTGTAGATGTTATTCAATTTTCGCAAGTCGCCCTGGACAAATGCGCATATTTTGCTCTTCATATCCACTTCAATATCGGGCAGCAGCGAGTTAATGATCGTTGTTATCTGCGGGGTCGTTGGTGGCTTCAGTTCTACCGTGTTGCAGACTTTCATCAGCTCCTTAATCTTTTTATCAACCTTGTAATTCCCAATGCATATAATCGGATTGACGGCAATCTCCTCCAGTTTTTGCTTCTTGGTCTTCTTGGGACGGATAAGCTTAATGAGCATATTTATGCCACCTTTGTCACCGTTATTCATGCCGTCAATCTCATCCATGATGATGGCAATCCTGCGCGCCTTCTTATTAAATAGACTCATGATATTCTTATCCGCCATGTTGTGTTTTGTAATCTCCTCTATAACAGTCGTATTTCTAATATCTCCCGCATCATAAGTGATAACGTCGTAATTCAGCTCCTTCAAAATATTGGTAACAAATGTGGTTTTCCCGGTCCCCGGATCCCCGTATACGTAAATCCCCTTCTTGAAAAGGATATTGTTTTTGTTCGCCTCAAAATCATTCAAAATGGCCTTTATATTATCAGCATTCTGGACTCTATTAAGCGAATTATTTATATCCAACTTGTCCATGTTATAGTTATATATTTAAAAGTATTCTTTTTATGTAGATTTTCTCTCAATCCATCTTCTTTTAGACCTTTGAAATGATGAAAGGTGTAAAATACGCACTCACTTATGACGGCGGAGGCGGTGGCGCACAAGGGTTAGCGACGCCATATGTGATTCCGTCCCAGCTGACCCCGCAATTATTCGCCCAGTTATATTTATTGCATGTGCCCTGGGTGCCGGTGAATGTAGGATCATTAAAGTCCATTGTCAAGTGTGCCTCTCCGCTGGTTGCCTGACAAGTGCCTAAATCTTTTACATTAATGCATTTGGCATTATTGCCCGATCCATCAACAACCCAATAATCGGGACAATTAGGAACCACTGGCGGCCACACGGGGTTCTTTGCATGTGATAAGGACAACCCGATAAATATTAGAGCAAGAATTAATACAAAAATAGCAGCATAAAGAACAAATTTTTGAAACCCTTCCATATAAATTTAATAGATATAATTTTTCTATCAGAGTAATATAAATGAATAAAGTGAACAACGGACGTGTGGATATAAAATCTCCTAATACTTCTGCATTATTTCAAATGTATGATAAAATACCAGCAAATCAATGTGTAACATTTAGGAACGCAACCGAGGGGCTCTGGACGGACACCCCTTTGTCTCAAGCATTCTTTTCCGAGCAAAACATTCAGATTGTACAAAACGGAATTAGAGCCGGGATCTATCAGATATCAAATGGCCAATACGTTATTGGTCCCCAGGACTGCGACTCCTTGAAAATAATTATGCGAAGTGTATACCTGCAACATGCCGCAAATCAGCCAACGAATATTCCCAACCAAATTTCAGAGCTCAACAAGATTGTGCTTAACTATTGCATCCAACAGGTCTATAGCGAGGCGCAAGGGTACATTCAATATATTAATGACGCCAGTACTTTAGTGGTTCCTATCGCGCACCCAGTTATGGCCAGCCAGAATGACAGGCAATTAGAGTTGAAGCCGTGGTTCTAAGAAACAAATAATGAGACCTCATTATTTTTATATGTTTTATTGAATTGTTAATTGTTAATAATTCAATAAATTATAAGTTTTATGCGAATGTGTATTATGCCTTTATTTTCATTCCGTATTTTGTGGCGACATAATTGACAAGATAATTATCGTCTGTGCCCCAGTTTTTGTAATCGTCGCCGGTTAAATTCAGGGTGGTTCTGTCAATGATCGCCGTGTTTTCGTCAAAAAAAGTAACAGCTATCATGACTGATTCAAACATCTTTACGTGAACAATATTTACACTGAAGGAGTGTCTGTGTCTAACAGTTACAACCTCTAAAGGTTCGATTTGTACGACCTTGGCGTCCATGATATTATATACTAAACTATAAAAAAAATTATATAGTTGGACGAAAATTTATTCTCGTTAATAATCACTTTCGAGAATAGTAACGCCAAGATTTGTCAAGACGTGATTAACCAGCCATTCGTCATTAACCCAACTTGAATATTCGGCACCAGACAATTCTAAATATGTTTTATCCAGACGTTTATTGTTTGCATCGTAGAATGTAGCTGATATTGTGGCAGATACGGAAAGTGTAATGCTAACAACGCTGATGCTGACGTAGCGTCGAGGAAAAGCCATTCCAATAAGATTGCCCGGGTCGCCTGGGTTGTCTATTGTGTACATCACGCTCTCCATAATATATATAATACTAAATGATTAAAAATACAAAAATTAAAAAAATTAAAGAAATTATTTCATCAAGTTTGCAATTTAGTATGCAATAATATCTATAATGCAGATTCATGAATAAGGGCTTTAGCTAAGTCCACCCGATCCAGGCAGGTGTACAGTAGAGATATAATTGTTTACATAAGTAACTAAGTAATTATCGTCTGCCTGCCAAAGTGAATAGTCATCGCCAGTCAACTTTATTAAGAATCTATCAACGCGTTTGCCATTTTCATCAAAAAGGGTAACTGCTATCACAGCAGACTGGAAGAGTGTAACGCTAATAACACTTATATTGAAAGACGCAAAAATAGTAAACATATTTGACGGGTTTATTTGTACAGGGTAGCCATCCATCGTATATATACTAACTGATAAAAAAACCTACGAATTTATACTAAAATTATACGCTGGTTTTGGCAGATTACATGACACGCCCTTACATCAGTCAATGCAATCAATCCTCTATAACAATTGCGCCCTTCTTTGTTGGCCGTTTAACTACTCCTTTGGAAACAACCCTCTTCTTCTTATCTTCGCCACTTAGCAGTCTTGCGCGATCCTCCTTATATTCAATATATTGTTCTCTAAGTTTATCCAATTCAAACTTCCACATTTCATTGACAGTGGTCGCCTTAATAAGTTCCAATTCCGCCTGCTTACCGCCGCGTTCTTTTAATAGCCGATCCACATTCTCTTCCGTAACCGAATCCATCGGCATCTTTACCAAATATTTGTAGTCTTCGTCGCCTTCAATCTTATCATATCCCTTTTCTTCCAACAAGGATATGACATGTTCTCTCTTTTTCTTTCTCAAATCAATTGTTCCGTCAAGATTCTCCTTGATATATTTTGCTTTGTTGGATAGCAGGAGCAGTTCCTTTTCAAGCGCATCAATCATAAAGGCTCTGCGTGTTCCATACAACTCCAATCGCACGCCGTAATACGAGTCTATAATGTCGGACACCTTGCTGAATTTTTGCAGCTTGTCGTGCGCGTCAAATAGATGCATATTTGTGGTGGTATTTGTCGTGTACAACTTCAACAGCTTTTCAAGCCCATTGCATCCGTAGTCTCCCTTTGAGCCTTCAAGCTCCTCCAGTTTTCCCTTCATGAATGTAATCGTAAAGTCAACATTTGTGTCCTTACTCATATCATCGTAATCCTTTACAATTGCCGAAAGTTTCTTGCCGTCCTTGTCCGCGCCAGGCTCAATAAGCCCCTCGAGCAATTCCTTGAAATCCTCCGTCCAATATCCGACTGGCAGTTCAGTGACCTTAATCTTGTCGGCTGCGAGTTTCTCATATACCCCGCGAATCAAGAACTTGTCGTCAGATATCTTTGTAATGTGTCCAGTAAATCCTTCGTAATGCGGAACAAACTCGATCGCAGCATCAACAGACGTCAATTTATTCTTCAAATAATCAATGATTTGTATCGGATTGTAACACATAATATCTGTGCTGAACCCCGTCCCAATACCCTTGGAACCGTTCACCAAAATCATCGGAATAATCGGTGCATAATAGATCGGTTCAACCGGCAGTCCATCGTCGTTCAAATAGGTCAACACATTGTCATCTGCTGCGGGATAAATGCTGCGAGTAATCTTACTTAGTTGCGTGAATATATATCTTTCAGATGCACTGTCTTTTCCGCCCTGAAGCCTCGTGCCAAATTGTCCATTGGGCATAAGCAGGTTAATGTTGTTTGATCCAACGAAATTCTGCGCCATACCAACAATTGCGCCATTTAAACTGGCCTCGCCATGATGATATCCAGATTGCTCGGAAACGTATCCTGAGAACTGTGCCACCTTAATCTCCGTTGTAAGGTTCTTTTTGAATGCAGCAAACAGAATCTTTCGCAGACTAATCTTGAGACCGTCCATCAAATTGGGAATGCTTCTGTCGCAGTCGTACTTGGAGAAGTGGATCAGCTCTCTGTTGATAAACTCCTCATACGAGACGTTGGTCTTTGCAGTATCAAGGTATGCATCACGGTCATAGAACTTCAGCCAGTCCTTTCTGTCGTCAGCGCGCTTTTTATTGAATACCATGTCAATTGCGTCGTCACTTTGATCGGAATGTTGAAACCCCACAATCTTCTTCTTTTCAAAGTATTCGCGGAATTCCTTGCCAGTGCTTGTACCCAATCCTTTGTAATACTTGATTTTCCAACCGTGAATATCGTTTTCCTCCTTCCAAGTGTTGAATTCGCCGTTATTGTAAAAGTCCAATTCAACTTGGCCCTTTTTTGCTTTCAATATTGGTGTATTCATGAATCCAATAAAGCCGGGAATATTCGCCAAAGTGGGCCACTCAGATTGGAACAAGTTAATACCGAGGCCCTTGATATGACTGCCGTCCAAATCCTGATCCGTCATGAATAGGACCTTGCCGTAGCGTAGGCATTTATTGACATCATCAATCGTGTCGTATTTTTTACCCGTTTCCAGGCCCAATATCTTTTTAATTTCGGCGATTTCCTTGTTTTCGGATACCTTCTTTGTGGCCTCACCGCGCACATTGAGAATCTTACCCTTCATAGGATAAACGCCAATAATGTTGCGGTCATCAGATGAAAGCCCAGAAATAATACCAGCCTTTGCTGAGTCACCCTCGCAGAAGATAATAATGCAGTTTTGCGACTTATCTGTTCCGGCCCAATTTGCGTCGGTTAATTTGGGAATACCGCGCACGGACTTACTCTTGACGCCGTCCGTCTTCTTTGCTGCCTTGTTTTCCTTGACCTCTGTCAATTGTAGTGCAGCATCCATGACACCCATCTTGGCGATTTTTTCAATAAACTTGTCGCTGACATCGCACTTGGAACCAAACTTGATGGATGGTGTATTCATGTAATCCTTCGTCTGACTGTCAAATGCCGGGTTTTCAATGTCACATCTCAAGAAGAGAATCAGCTGCTCCTTGATACTGTTCGGGTTGACCTTTACCTTCTTCTTTTTCTCAATAAAGTCAACGAGCTTTCGCGTGATTTGGTTCAGAATATATTCGACATGTTTGCCTCCCTTGGCCGTGTGGATGCCGTTTACAAAGGATACTTGCACGAATTCATTCGTTGGTGTTAATGCGACGGCATATGCCCAGCGGTCTCCGCTATCCTCGTATACGCGAGGCGCTGTGCTCTTTTCGCCAATATACAGGTCAACATATTGCTGAAAATTTTTAATAGGAATTAGCCCCTCGTTATATTTCACCTTGAGGCCCTTGTCTGTTATTGCGGAAATATCATACACGCGCTTCTTGAATAGCGATATAACGTCGGGAGTTGGGCCAGCAATTCCGAATCTGTGATAGTCAGGTTTAAAGGTGATTTTTGTGTACGGCTTATTCTTGCACTTGGTAATGGTGGGCTTGCAGATTTCATCCAGGTTGTTCTTGTATTCTTGAACATACTTGAGTCCGCGAATATGGTCAACCGTTTCTATGCGGCCATAGCTGGACCAGATCAGGACAAGCTTGAACCCGAATCCGTTTTTACCGCCAACAATCTTTTTCTCGTCTTTGTTATAATTTGTAGAAGTTCTTAAATGGCCAAATACCAGCTCGGGAATCCAGACACCGTCCTTTTGTGCGACATCAATGCCGTTGCCGTCATTTATCATGGTAATAGTGCCATCTGCTTCAATTGAAACGTCAATGTGCGTAACAGGTAGGGCATTATCAGATTTTTCATTAATTCTTGTTTGCATTCGGACTACGTGATCGCGGCAATTAACGATACCTTCATCAAACAATTTGAATAGCCCGGGAATAAAATGAATGTTTTTCTCAATAATTCTTTCTCCGTCTTCGCTCATAATCCACATATCAGCGTCTATATTTTCAACGGACCCGATGTACGTATCTGGATTGTCCAGGATATGCTGTTTATCGGTCTTTTGTTGAACATCAAAGAACAATTGGGAGGAGTCTGTCGCGCTCATTTTCTGGGTTGTATATTATATCACATTCCCCTTTTTTAACATTCAATTTTTTTAATAATACAAGAAATTATTGGTTAATTGCTTACTCCTATTATTAAGAAATACATAATCTATTTACAAAATAATATACTGGTAATTTATAGAAATGCCAGGAGCGAGTAGAATGGCGTTTAGATTCGCACAGCAATCGGGCGATGTATTAACCCTTAAGACCCAAAATGCATCATTGACGCAGCAAGGAACGGCACTAACCGCTCAGGCTTTAACACAACAACTGCAAAAGGCAACCCTAAATGTTCATGCAGAAACGTTTTCGGTGCAGACGCCAATCATAACTAAAATGAATGCAAGCGTATCAGCGTCGGGCGACCGTAGCTCAGTTGAGCAGACAACCGCCTTAGAACATAAATATACATATTGCATAAATAAGCTTAATTTTGCTTTAAGATGCATATCCGATAATAAAGCAAGCATAACATCGCGAAGCCATTATGCTACAGTAGTGCGACCCCTTTTTGAACGTCAATACACTGATACGACGGTAGAATCAGACGGTTATGTGGTTATTGCGGACGCGATTTCGACAAGTGCTGTGCAAAGTACGATATATTTCTTTGAACCAAATTCGGCATGGGACAACAAGCAACAAAATGACTGGTCCACATATAGACAAAATTTTGAACCTGTTGGATATGCCATCTTCAACAATCTGCTGTCCAAAAACCCCACGCAGAGTCAATTTTACGTAATAATCCCCTACGACTGGGAGACTGGTGTTAAAATTGCATTTTTCTTGTTTATAAAAGACGTTACCGACACTACTAAATGGATCAAAATAGTATCCGGATTTAATCTGACACAAGTTATGCCGGCATATCAAACGGTTAATCAAGTGCCAGCCTCTTATCTCTTGTATCTGCATCATAATCAGGATGCATTAAATGGAGGTTCGGCAATTCAAACTAAGGATAAAAATGCTGCAGAATCGCCATACAGCTCTTATCTGCAATATGCGCAACAAGTAAACGGCCAATTTAAACAGATTCAAAGCAATACACTCGCTGCTCAGAGTGATGACACTGTCTATCAGCATGGTCCCGACAAGGATTTTAACAATTTGAAGATAGCAAGCTCAGACACGTATCCATCTTGGGCTAACAAATCAATAGCAGAGTCTTATATTCCGGGTTCCAATAAAAATATGCCAAACATTATTTCTCAAATCAACACAGAGCTGAATAAAAATTATACAAAAATGCAAGCCGGCGACACCGTTAAGGTTCAATACGCTGTAGAAGATAAACATTTCACTGGTATAATTAAAATGCAAGAAGACCCTAATTATGGTCTTTGTTACACGGTTAAACATCTAAATATTAATGATACAATTAGTGATGCTGCATCAATTAAAGGCGATGTTGGCGTTCATGGAAATTTGAATGTATCGCGATACGACAACGATCCTATTATCACAACAGACAATGTAATGCGCATAACGACGTTTCATGACAAGGTTGGGATTAATCAACACGCACACGAGGTGGACTCCTTGTTGGACATTGATAATTTGACAAAACAGGAGGTTCTTGAACTATTTACTCGATCCGCCCCCGATGCGGCCAATAGTAGCGACATAATGAACATTATACGTACAAATACAACTGCGGTATCTGGCATTGCCCCCTTGTTTGGCATTGGTCTACCATTGTTTGATTATAAAGACCAGTGTTCAGTTTTTACAAGTAAGTTGGACTTTATCATTACCAAGAGCGACATTACTGAAGTGCACGATTTTGACATTGCCTCGTGGAGTGAAGGCACTTTTACTCGCATACAACAATTGGTAAAGGAGGTAAAGCAGATGAGCACTGAATATGCAGATGCAAACGACAACTCATTTATGTTTACATTCGTTGAATTGCTTTCAGATGCTAATCTATTGTGGTTTTTTACTACCATCAAGGCAATTTTACGGTCAAACGTATTAATATTTGTACTAACCAAAATAGACGTAACACATATAATGAAGGACCCGTCTTATACTCGCATATTGACCAGCATTGTAGACTACATGAGTCGCATAAACCGCAATTTGAACTATAATGTTCTTTTGGTTAAAAACGCGGCCTTTTATGCATCCAATAATCCAGCTAATGCGTTTAAAATAGCCGACTTTGACAACGCTAAACAGAACAACCCGTTTTTTAGTCGCGGATTTGACTTGTTGCCCGAAAGCTATTTGTTTTTTTACGAAACGAGTGCCAATAAGACATACAAGTACCATGGATCGCACAATGAATGGTCTGGTAAAAGTGGATACGAATGCTGGTTAAGTTCAATTAATGCCGGCGTGGTGCTGGAAGACATAACAAAACAGCAATCGATGACATATAATGGTCTCCAAAATGGAAATTTTTGTGTAAGCTATGTATGGGCTGGCCTTCAAAAGCTTGCATTCGTTCACAGAACTATGATAGGCGGTAAGGAGTATATAATTGGCAGCGGCGTAAACATTATTTCAATATTAAATAAGAGCTTAAAAGTACGCGGAGAGACCAAATTAACAGGCGATTTTATTGTAGACGATGCGCACGACAATGTCATATTTAAGGTCGATAACGTCAACAAAACAATTAGCAACGCATACAATGTTGGAATTGGACTGACAACCCCGCAAGCCATGTTAGACGTAAAAGACACGTCTATTCAGGACGTTATTGACGAATTCGCTGTCAGAACTGGCCAGTTGAAGTTGATGAACCCAATTTTAGATACGATGCGATTATCAGGGTTTAACGATGTCACCCAGAGTACTAATTTATATAACTTAACTCAAGACCCAACTTACACACAATATACGGTTGTGTATAAAATAAATACAGCCACCCTACATGCAGAAGACGTTAAGGTTGTGTATCATCAACTACAAAATGGATGGAAGCAGAAAACCCTTGCCGCAATATTATCAGATGATAACGAAATTGCGAATCGTTCGTTAATACAGAATACGATAACGTTTTTACAAGCCACATTGGACGTCGAGATGATTTTTGATGGTAACTATTTTACTCGCATATTTGACCATCCAGTATATGGGGCAACAAATGTCGGGCACGCGATAGTTAAATCGGGAACTAACATCTATATTTACACACACAATACCAGCCTGTTAAATTTTAACATACGACATACTTTAAGCAAGTCAGTCACTAAATTGTTTGAAACCAGAGAATGCACGACAAGAGCCAGGGCCAACGTATGGAGAAATGTAAAATCTGTAACGCCTGTTATTAATTTGCAGGAGGGGCTAAACACATTAAATAGTTTAATACAGCGAAATAGTGACATTAAAAAACCGATTTATAAGGTGGAGTTTGATGTAACAGACCCAGTAAATCCAGCTAAAATTTATGTCACCGATGTGCCGTCTTTTGATATAACGGCATTGCCGGTCAACGGGCCTGCGCTAAGTACAAAACCGAATGACATTATGCAGAAGTTCATACATTTGGTTAACGCAACCATGAAGGCCTATGGTGATAACACTAAGCCAACCAGTGGTTTTAAACTTGGACATTTGTTATCTGTTGTGTATGAAGACAACAGAAATGATTATATGGCCGTCAGCAGATGTTATGCCGTTGCGGGCAATATTGTCACGTTGTTTGTACCCGAGTTTTGTCTACAAGATGTCCTCAAGCAAGCACTCAGCGTCGTCGGTGACGCAAAAGTTATAGGCGACCTGATGATTTCGGATGCGACCGAAAATTTTGTCTCTATAGATCCAGTTCAAAAGTTTGTTGGAATAAATACGGATGACAGAATAATTAATTATCCTGACAGAAAATATACCACAACGACAAATGCGGACGACCCGTTAATCGGCAAATATGACGCAAAGTACCACGTTCACGTGAAGGGCAAAACATACCCCGTTATGGTATCTGAGCGCATACAAGAGGTTTCCGCCTCAGCAAATACTCCCAACCCACAATATTTTGGAACTTGCAGCGGGTTTACCGTGAAGAGGACCAGTGAGCTGTATAATTTTGCGCAAATTGTAAACTACGCGACTACACAAAATACTAATGAGGCATTAGATGCTGTTACAAAAGTAAAATACGGCCCAGATGTGTCATTTGAGGTTTGTGACAAGACGAGTAGAACTGTAGAATTAGGAAATGTACAGATGACGATAGACCAGACTGAGACTTTAAATGGTACGACATATTTAAAGGGTGGATTTGGAGTTCAAGTAATAGATCCTCCTGCGACCCCAACCGATTTGAGCACTAACCGCAATATAATGTACGTTGACAATGCGGGGACTTTATTCATCAATAAGATTAATTTAGGTGGAAAGGAGCTCTCGGTAGATGCATCTGGTGTTTTAAAGTGGGGTGGCAAAGCTGTACATGTTGACCTATAATTAAGCGGCACGTTTATTTCTATTTCTATTCTGGAAGGCGCAATTTTATCAGAAAAATAAAATAATCCGAGATATTATTATGTATTCGCAGACACAATTTGCGCCAGGAAAAAGGTCAAATTCGTCGAGAGTAATAAATTATGTCGCCGCATATAATGCGGCAAACCCAAATTCGCGACAGCTTGCCTGTGTATGTATACCCGACAAGTATGATAAAAATGCAGTGGGTTCTGATTCTCCGTCCATCAAGATTTCAAATAACCGCAGAATCGCGCAGGTGATTAACTATACGAAGGGCGGAAAAACTCATTATGGCAACTTTTATTTAGGACAGCCATTGAATATCAATTATTTAGGGCGTGTTGAAGGAATGCCTGGCGGAAGTGGGAGCCCACCCGTAAACAAATTTTAAGTGCGTATCGAATTAAACCCGGAAGATTATATTTTTTTCTCATTTTATCTTATAATGACACACGAAGTTAATATCGGATCCCGTGCCCAAGTTTGGCACGGAACTGCAAAGAAGACCAGTGGAGGCCTCACCAAGTCTGCGTTGATGATGAACAAGCACGGACGCATTGTCTCCAAGAGAAAGCACATGACTGCCAAGAAGGAGAAGCGCCTTGTTAAGGCCGGTTTCTTGACCAAGAAGGGCCACTTTGGTTTCGTCAAGCACGGACACAGCTCCAGACGCCGTGGTCGCAAGGCCAGCCGCAAGATGCGCGGTGGTATGGCTTTTGGCGGACCCTTGGCTCCCATGCACTACGCAAATGGCCAGGGCGTTGGCACATCGGGCGTTGATTTGCAGTTTGTTGCCGGTAACGCCGCATAAATAACCAAAAATTATACCAATATACCAATATATCAATATACCCATAATTTCACGAAATTATAATGTCTAATAATTTATTTACATTATAATTTTAGGCACATGTAATCCAGTTCGTCTCAATAAATTTTTCATACACAATATGGTCTCCCAATTTGTAATACAAATATTTCTCAAAGTAGCGTTTGCTAACAATAAATTTCAGCGAATTTGAATTGTGAAATTTGTAGTAATAATTATACGCGTCATCAAAGGAAATAAGCGCCAGTTTGTGATCGCTGATAATCTGTTCTTTGATATACTTGAAGGACTCGTCAATGTCCACGCTCTTATTCCACAGTGAGCACGTGACATTTAATACGAATTTGTCTTCTATAATCTCTATTGCCGGGAAGAAATGCTTCAGAATCTTCAATATATTCTCCTCGCTGATGTTGCCATTAGACATTAATTGGTCAGCATTCTGTTTTGCCCACGTCTTGAAGAGAGAATGAAGTTCATCGATTTCAAGTTCGTTGTCAAACAATAGGTCCGTTTCTGGGTTGTGCATGGTCACCGTAGTTTCCCAGAACTTGATGAAATCGCTTTGAATTGGCAAATACTTGCTCGTAATGCCTGTAAACGAATCCGACTCCTCGTCATAAGTGTATTTTTCCTTGATGATATTTTTTAGAGCGCTGGAGTAAATTACATTTGGCAGATTGCAATTATACAAGAACTGTTTCCAGACGAAGTGTAGGTTTTTCCATTCCATTTTATATTCGGGCGTAGCCTCAATAATGTATTTGCTGCAAAACTCGGTAACTATATTGCCCTGATTTGTATTTTTAAGATAATATGAATATGTTTTCAAATCTTCATCTGACTTGTTATCAATAAATTTATCCGAACTCTCGTAACGGTTGGAATAATGCGCTGCTACGCAAAGCAGGTCAAGGCCAATTTTTTTGAGCATTTCTCTCCATGCGTCATTGGAATAGTTCTCATTTATCTTGAGTAGCCGACAGTTCTCATAAGAATGGTTTTCATGGTACTTGGTCATAAAGTTATTGGTTGTATTGCTGTTGCCAATGGAGGCCAGCGCAACATTGTCAAGTTCATTCAGCAGTTGCTTCATTTTTGCACTTACTAAAAATATCAATTGCGAGTTTTTCTTTAGAATATTGTCACCAATAACGGTTAGAAAATACTTGGCGGAGTTTTTGGTGTTGAAGATAGTGGGATATAATACATTCAGCACATTTTGAATGGTATCGGTTTCAGGGAGAGAGCTAAAAAGTGTCCGTTCCTTAATCAATCGAATAATATTCATCTTGGTCTTGTGTTTCCACTGCAAAAGGACTCGATCTTTTGAAATAGTAGAGAGAAGTTTGTGAATCACGTCATCCTCCTTGACGATTAAATATTTCTCTCCGTCATACTCGTAAAAGAAGTTGTTATTAGGCAGATAAAAGTATTTATTCTTGCTGAGAAAAACCTGAATAAAAATCTGTTGCTCGCTTGTCAAATAATTTGTGCGATTTACGCGTTTCTCGTGGTTTTTCATTTCATTCTCAAGTGTATTCGGCAAATATGTTACAATATGGTTATATATCCTCTGGATCATATATTCATTGTCCTTGTATTTTTCCAATAAATCTTTTACAGTTTCTGAACACTTAAGTTCAATATTGTTATTATTATCTGTCATTCTAAGTTCCTTACTACAATGTGTTTAAATTAGTTTTCAAAATATATAATTGTATCATTGGTTTTGGTAATGTGCGTCGCGATTTATTATTCAACAAGACCGCCTTAGCGGAATGAGATATGAAATAGCTATAAAATAGCTATAAAACGGCCACAACATAGCTGCAAAATAGCTACAAATGTATTGTCATTTGCGTTGTGCAATGTAAAAGCGCCAAGTTGCTCAAATATTTTAGAACATATAATATATGAGCGGCTATAGCAGATTTTTGAAAAATAAAGATGTTTGTTGTACACCAGGCCCTCCTGGACAGAGAGGCGAACGTGGCGTTACGGGACTCCTTGGACCGACAGGAAGCACAGGAAGCGTGGGTGCCCCAGGAACCGCAAGCAATACAGGTGCAACTGGTCCTGCGGGAGCACCCGGAGTAGTTGGACAATATGTCTATAAAAATACCGGGTTTGCAGATAATTTAAAAAACACAGTTTCTTTCGCAAGTCCATTTAAGATAAGCAACTCTTATGCAGGTGGAATCAATAATGGAGGGTTTTCCGAAAGCATTACGCCTTCGAGTAACCAAAGTAGAATCAAGGTTCAATTTAAAGTTAAATACCAGGCGTCTAACATAAAACTTAAATTGGGCATTGTTTATACTATAGACTCCGGAACAACTTATACGCTTTTAGGCCAAGATACAGTTGGTGGACCAAACACTGCATTCGGGATATTTACAGACACATACACGTTTAATTTTATGCATTGGCCCAACACTACAAACCAAGTTACGTACACGTTATTTTTTCAAATAGAAACCCAGCCGCCATCCGCAGCATATATGTTAGGTATTTTAGGAGATAACTTGATAGGGTCAAATTATATAATTCTCGAGGAGTACTTTGGCACAAGAAGTCTTGAGACAACGGATCGAATTGGTTCTGATGGTGCCACTGGCGCTCAAGGCCCAACGGGTGCTCAAGGTGCTCAAGGTGCTCAAGGTGCTCAAGGCATACAGGGTGTAACCGGTGCTCAAGGTCCAACAGGCATTCCTGGTGCTGCAGGAGGTCAGGGCATTCAAGGTATTCAAGGTATACAAGGCATTCAAGGTATACAAGGCATTCAAGGTATACAGGGTCCAACAGGTTCTCAAGGCATACAAGGTGTGACCGGCGCTCAAGGAACAAAAGGTGACAAAGGAGATGCATCGTTGACTGGCTCGACTGGCCCTCAAGGTATACAAGGCGTTCAAGGTATACAGGGTCCTCAAGGCATACAAGGCGTTCAAGGTATACAGGGTCCTCAAGGTATACAGGGTGAAATTGGTCCTCAAGGCACAAAAGGTGACAAAGGAGATGCATCGTTGACTGGCTCGACTGGTGCGACTGGCGCTCAAGGCATACAAGGTATACAAGGTCCTCAAGGCATACAAGGTCCTCAGGGTATACAGGGTGAAATTGGTCCTCAAGGTACAAAAGGTGACAAAGGAGATGCATCGTTGACTGGCTCGACTGGCGCTCAAGGCATACAAGGTGTTCAAGGCGTTCAAGGCGTTCAAGGCATACAAGGCGAAGTAGGTCCTCAGGGTATACAGGGTGAAATTGGTCCTCAAGGCACAAAAGGTGACAAAGGAGATGCATCGTTGACTGGCTCGACTGGATCGACTGGATCGACTGGCGCTCAAGGCATACAAGGCGTTCAAGGCATACAGGGCGAAATAGGCCCTCAAGGTATACAGGGTGAAATTGGTCCTCAAGGCACAAAAGGTGACAAAGGAGATGCATCGTTGACTGGCTCGACTGGTGCGACTGGCGCTCAAGGCATTGAAGGCATTCAAGGCATACAAGGCATACAAGGCATACAAGGCATTCAAGGTGTAACCGGAACTCAAGGCGAAGTAGGTCCTCAAGGCATACAGGGTGAAATAGGCCCTCAGGGTATACAAGGTATTCAAGGTATTCAAGGTATTCAAGGTATTCAAGGCATACAAGGTTTAACCGGCATTGCAGGCGCTCAAGGCATACAGGGCGAAATAGGCCCGACTGGTCATACTGGCACAAAAGGCGAAAAAGGAGATGCATCCTTGACTGGTTCAACTGGCGCCGTTGGCGAAATCGGCCCTACTGGTTATACCGGCGCGAAGGGTGATCGAGGAGATGCATCATTGACTGGTTCAACTGGCGCCGTTGGCGCAACAGGCCCGGCTGGTGCAGGTACAACTGGAGAAATAGGTCCTACTGGACCTGGTGCTAGCGGAACATACGCCAACGACACATGGTTGCTATCTAATTTACTTGGTCAGCCGCCAGCAGTTGTCTTTGGCAATCCGATATATACGACAGAAAGTATTTATATTCCCTGGAGCTACCCTACTCAAAAGAAAGTAGGTTGGGGGTCAGGACCTGGTACATTGTTGCCAGATATAAGTATGTTTACGGCATTCATAGAATCGTACGACACTTCATACAATATCGCAGTGAGTTCCACCACATCGGAGCTTATAACTGGACACACAAAAGCATTATTGATTAAAAAGAACTATAATGGGACTGGATATACCACAGCGACTCCTGACATTCAATGCCAGTTGGTGGGGTTCCCATGTGTTCTCCAATACGGCAATACTAATTTGACTAATGCTCTAACAAGTAATTCTGTAGGTACATTAAAGGTGTATTATAGTAATATAAGTAACTTTGGTGGATTAAATAGTGAGTATAATATTGGCAGCATACAATTTAATGGCTTTTTAGCGGAGACAACAGGCGCAGCAACTATTTCTGGAGTTGCTGTGTTAGGCGCAACATTGACTGCTTCACATAATATTATCGACCCGGCCGGTGTGAACAACCTCACTTACCAATGGTCTCATGTCATCGGTGGCACAACGACTCCCATATTGGGTGCAACAAATTCTACACACACATTGACGCAAGAGCATCTGGACAAGCAAATTATTGTAACTGCGTTTTATACCACTAATGATGGCGTACCAAAAAGTTTAACGAGTAATGCAACTTCGACAGTTGTCATCCCCCCGAATACTCTTCCTACTGGCGGAGTAATAATAACTGGCACCGCGCAAGTTGGCCAAATATTGACTGCTGATGCAAGCAGCATTAGTGATTCGGACGTTATTGGTGAAATTACATATCAATGGAAGAGCGATGATGTTGAAATACCGGGTGCCACTAACCCTACCTATGAATTGGTTCGTGGAGATTTTGAAAAGACAATTACAGTAACGGTTTCTTATACTGATGGGAACGGATATGATGAAAGTGTAACAAGTGATGTAACTGATGCGGTTGCTGCCCCACCCAATAACCCACCGACAGGTTCAGTAACCATTAGCGGAAACTCAGTGGGGGGTCAAATATTGACTGCTAATGTAAGCACTCTTGAGGACGCAGATACTCTGGGACCTATTGCATATCAATGGAAGCGCGACGATGTTGAAATACAGAGTGCCACTGGCATTACATATAAATTGACGCCTGTGGATGTTAATAAGATAATTACAGTAGTTGCATCCTATACAGATGGGTACAAACGTGCGGAAAGTGTAACCAGCAATGCTACTGATCTTGTTACTATCCCAGCGAATACTCTTCCTACCGGCGAGGCAACCATCTCTGGAACCGCGCAAGTAGGCCAAACCTTGACTGCTAATATAGGCGCTATCGTAGATGTAGATGGGTTAGGTGCATTTACATTTGAATGGTATAGCGACAACAGCATTATACCGAGTGCCACCAGTAATACTTATACACCGGTTCGCGCAGATTTCGAAAAGATAATTAAAGTAATAGCGTATTATAATGATGGTTATGGGACCATGGAAAGCAAATACGCTGTAACTTCGCAGGTTATTGCCCCAGCAAATACTCCTCCGACAGGCGAAGTAACCATCTCTGGAACTGCACAAGTAGGTCTAACGTTGATTGCGAATGCAAGCGAACTTGTTGATGCGGATATTATTGGTACAATTACATATCAATGGAACCGCATCTCCGGGGGTACCCCGGCCATAATAGCGGACGCCACGAATTCAACATATATATTGGTTAAGGCGGATTTTGAAAAGACAATTACAGTAACTGCTTCTTATACAGATGGTTATAAACGCTTCGAAAGTAAAACAAGCGCAGCAACTGCGGCAGTTATTGCTCCGCCGAATACCGCTCCAGTCGGCGAAGTAACCATATCAGGCGATGCGGTAGGAGGGCAAACATTGACTGCTTCTGCAAACACTCTCGACGATGTAGATGGCCTGGGTGCAATTACATATCAGTGGTATCGGGACGGCAGTCTCATATCAAGTGCTACAGGCACTACATATAAACTGATCCCGGCGGATGTTAACAAGAGAATTACAGTAATAGCAACTTATACGGACGGGTATAAATATGTGGAAAATGTTACAAGCTTGGCAACTTCGGTAGTTACTGCGCCCGTAAATACTCTTCCTACAGGTGATGTAACTATATCTGGAACTGCGCAAGTAGGGCAAACTCTGACTGCGTCAAACACGCTCGCAGATATAGATGGTCTTGGTTCTATTGCATATAAATGGTATCGCTCTGGCGTTGTTGAATCGATCGCCACAGGCACTACCTACGTATTGATTCGCGCAGATTTTGAACAGACAATTACTGTAACCGCTTCGTATACGGACGGTTATGGGACCCAGGAAAGTGTAACCAGTAATGCAACTGCGACAGTTATCGCCCCCACGAACACTCTTCCCACCGGTTCAGTAACAATTTCTGGCAGTGCGCAAGTAGGTCTAACATTGATTGCTAATACAAGTGGTCTTATTGACCCGGACGGTATTGGCACAATTACATATCAATGGAATCGCGTCTCAGGGGGTACCCCGGCCATAATAGTGGGCGCAATTAACTCTACATATGTATTGGTTCCTGCAGATTTTGAAAAGACAATTACAGTAACAGCATCTTATGTTGATGGTTATGAACGATCGGAAAGCAAAACAAGCGCAGCAACTGCGGCAGTTATTGCACCACCGAATACCTCTCCACTCGGCGAAGTAACCATCTCAGGTAATGCGGTTGGAGGTCAAACATTGACTGCTTCCGCATCCAATCTCGTGGACGCGGATGGCATTGTTCCTCCATTTGTCTATAATTGGTATCGCTCTGGCGGCGTTGCATCGATTGCCACAGGCACTACTTATAAATTGACCCCGGCGGATGTTAATAAGACAATTACAGTAATAGCGTCTTATACGGATGGGTATAAAAATCAGGAAAACGTTACAAGCTCTGCAACTTCGACAGTTACTGCGCCAGCGAATACTCCTGCAATCGGCGATGTAACCATCTCGGGAAATGCAGTGGGAGGTCAAACATTGACAACTAACGTAAGCACTATCGCAGATATAGATGGGTTAGGTACATTTGCATATCAATGGAACCGCGCTGGCGTTGCTGTATCAAATGCTACCAATTCTACCTATAGATTGGGTCCTCTGGATGTTGGCAATGTAATTACCGTAACAGTGTCTTATACTGATGGTTACGGGTACGCGGAAAGTAAAAGCGCCTCAACTGTGGCTGTTACTGCCCCCACAAATACTCTTCCTGCAGGCAATGTAACAATCTCCGGGACCGCGCAAGTAGGACAAACTCTGACTGCGTCAAACACCCTCGCCGATATAGATGGTCTTGGTGCCATTACATATCAATGGTATCGCAGCGGTGATGCAGCATCTATAGCCACAGGCACTACCTATTTATTACTTCGTGAAGATTTTGAAAAGACAATTATAGTAACCGCGTCATATACGGATGGTTATGGAGTACAGGAAAGTGTAACCAGCAATGCAACCTCGGCGGTTATCGCCCCGACGAATACTCTTCCTACCGGCGAAGTAACCATCTCTGGAACTGCCCAAGTAGGTCTAACATTGATTGCTGATGCAGCCCTTGTTGATCCGGATATTATTGGTACAATTACATATCAATGGTATCGCAACGGCGTTGCAGCGTCGATTGCCACTGGCCCTACATATACATTGGTTAAGGCGGATTTTGAAAAGACAATTAGAGTAACTGCTTCTTATATAGACGGTTATAAACGTGCCGAAAGTAAAACAAGTCCAGCAACTGCGGCAGTTATTGCCCCGCCGAATACCTCTCCAGTCGGCGAAGTAACCATATCAGGCAATGCAGTGGGAGGTCAAATATTGACAGCTTCCGCAACCAACCTCGCTGACTCAGATGGTCTGGGTGCAATTTCTTACAAATGGTACAGCGACGGCGTTGCTATAAGTGGTGCCACAAGCGCTACCTTTAAATTGACTCCATCGGAGGTTAATAAGATAATTACCGTAATAGCAACTTATACTGATGGGTATAAATATGTGGAAAATGTTACAAGCGCGCCAACTTCGGCAGTTACTGTGCCAGTAAATACTCTTCCTACAGGCGATGTAACAATCTCTGGAACTGCGCAAGTAGGCCAAACATTGATTGCTTCCGCACCCAATCTTGTTGATCCGGATACTATTGGTACTGTTACATATAAATGGTATCGCAGCGGCGATGCAACATCGATAGCCGCAGGCACTACCTATGTATTAGTTCGCGCAGATTTTGAGAAGACGATTACGGTAACCGCGTCATATGCGGATGGTTATGGGACCCAAGAAAGCATAACAAGCAATGCAACTGCGGCAGTTATTGCCCCCACGAACACTCTTCCAACCGGTTCAGTAACGATTTCTGGTACTGCGCAAGTAGGTCTAACATTGATTGCTAATACAAGCGGTCTTATTGACCCGGATGGCATTGGCACAATTACCTATCAATGGAAACGTGCCGGGGTTGTTATAACGAATGCCACGAATTCTACCTATGTATTGGACCGCGATGATTTTGAAAAGACAATTACAGTAACCGCTTCTTACATAGACGGTTATAAACGGTCTGAAAGTAAAACAAGTGCAGCAACTGCGGCAGTTATTGCTCCGGCGAATACCGCTCCAGTCGGCGAAGTAACCATATCAGGCAATGCAGTTGGCGGTCAAACATTGACAGCTTCCGCAATCAATCTCGCTGACGCAGATGGCCTGGGTGCAATTACATATAAATGGTATAGCGACGGTGTTGCTATAAGTGGTGCCACAAGTGCTACCTATAAGTTGACTCCGGCCGAGGTTAATAAGACAATTACAGTAATAGCGTCTTATACGGATGGGTATAAATATGTGGAAAACGTTACAAGCGCTGCAACCGCGGCAGTTACGCGCCCAGCAAATACTCCCGCAACTGGTGATGTAACAATCTCTGGAAATGCGGTGGGAGGTCAAACCCTGACAGCTAATGCAGGCAATATCACAGATGTGGACGGGTTAGGTACATTTGCATATCAATGGTATCGCAGCGGTGATGCACTATCGATCGCCACAGGCACTACCTATGTATTGGGTCCTCCGGATGTTGGCAAGTTAATTACCGTAATAGTTTCTTTTACAGATGGTTATGGGTACGTGGAAAGTAAAACAAGTGCCGCAACTGCTGCAGTTACTGCCCCCACAAATATTCTTCCTACTGGTTCAGTAACCATCTCCGGAAATACGCAAGTGGGGCAAACATTGACGGCTGCCGTAAATAATCTGGTTGATCCCGACGGCGTTGTTCTTCCAATTGCCTATCAATGGTATCGCAACAACGTTCTCATACAGAGTGCTACCAATTCTACCTATGTATTGATTCCGGATGATGTGGGTTCTCAAATTAAAGTAATGGCATCCTATACGGATAGTTATGGCAGATCTGAAAGCCTAACAAGCTCGGCAACAACCATACCTGCCGCCGTGGCACCGGCCGAGCCAGACGCATTAACAAGTCTTTCACTCAATCTTACAAGCGCCAATAGCTACATTGACATCAGCTCAAATATATACAGAGTTTTAGATAGGGCTCCCATAGGCGCGGCTCCATTAATAAAAGAGACGTCAGTCACTACATTGCCATTTAATGCGCCAATACATCGGCAGGCAAATAATGGAACGAGTGGTAATAGTACGCTTATGACATTGTCCGCCAGCCTAAATGGTGGAGTCGGGTCGTCCGTTTTGTATACAGGGTTCCCTGCTACAGTGCCATCGCCCGCAACGACGAATAACATAACAATAACACCCAATAGCGTGACAGATTATTATACTGGTGAACCAAATAAAACAGGGTACTATTTAACATCAACAAATACCATTACATCGACACAACTTTCTGCGGGAAGCGGCGTGAATACTCTTACTGCGACCCAGACATTCGCGAATGCAACCAGTGCAAGCGCGTCAACACCATTTTATTATGGCAATCCAGTTACAAGCGCCCCAACCTGTTCAATTAACAATCTAAACATTCCATCCACAAAGGTGTCTGGGATATCCATATACACCCCCCCTTCCGGTGGCGCTACGCCAACTATGACGATAGATGCCAGCGCGAGTAATATGGGCAATTATTTCTATCGTTCTCCGCTAATAACATATAATTATGCAATTAATGGCATTGCAATGGCACCTGCAGGAGAAAGTAGTCTGACTGCAGTAAACGCCAGCGATATTAGCGGCAATGTGTTTAAGACAGGCACGTTGCGCTTCTCGAGTGCTTTGGTGGGTGCAACAGATATGACGCGCATTGACATTAGTGCAAATGCATATAATATATATGGTCCCAGTCCGCTAACAAGCAGGTCGTTTAATGTTGTAACCGACGCATCATCAGTGAAATTTGTGACACAGACGCTTCCAAGCAGTATACCGGAATTAGCCGTAAATACGGATACGGTTGGACGACGGATTTGGTCAGCACCAAGCGTGAGTAATAACTGCCCTGATCTATCATACAATGGAATTCTTTACTATAATTGCCCATACGATGATTCGTGGGATATTAGAAGCACAGACCAAATGAGCGCAAATGGCTCAATAAATACGTCAGCAGAAATTCTCGTTAAAAATGGTTTATTCACAACCGTAAGATCGGCATATGTGGATTATAGTGGGACTGCTGGAAACTCAACTATTAACTATAGTGGAGTTGACATCTCTTCAACGGCTTATAGATTTGTAACATTCTGTTGGAAATTGCCGCCACGCACTACAGGCCCGTATAGTGGGTTAACGTTTACGTTTAATTCAATAAGTGCTCTCACGTCCCCTGCTGGTTCTGTCAAGACATTTAGCATAAATAACACAGCCACTAACCCTAAATTCTGCGTGTTTTATGCTTTTCAGGACGCGTCAGACCCTGGCTATTCTGGCGGCGGTACCCCCCCTGTGAAGTATAATACTGTCTGGATTAATGCAAATGTTTCCAAAGCCACAAATTCCGCTTCACTCCTCAACACTTCATATAACCCAACCAATACTACTAACCGGTACGGGTTTTATAATGCCTTACAAAGTAGCATTTCGCCCACTACGGGTTCTACCACTACTCTAACAGAATTTATGCCCGGACTTAACATAACAAACAATTCTACTTATTTGTATTTAAGAATAGGCATACCTATGAGTATCGCAAATATTGAATTTGGCAGTGTATCTGCAAAGATTACTGGATAAACATGAAAAAGTGTTTATGTGTTATAAATATATTTATACTACATGAACAATAACGCGCTATACGAAGATATATTTATTTTTTATTTACTTGTAACTATTGACTATTATGCAGGCATTTAGCACATAACGCAAGGATTTGTCCCAGAGTTATTTTTAAATTATAATAAGTTATAATATGACGACTCCGTTGACCGATGCAAAGAAGATAGAAATTTTGTTTAATAAAAGTTTTGGCCTCTCGACTACCGCTCCTGGACTTATAATAGAGAATCAACACCCAACTAACGCAAGTGACAAAATTATTCCAGCGTCGTCGATATTTACACAAGAAATACCATCTACTGCTCCAGGAGAGTTAGATTTAGAAAAGGATGACTCCTTTAATGTATCAATATACCCGGCTGGTGCATTAGATGCGATTACAGGTGAAACCGCAGTATTTAAAAGATTAAAAAGCAAAAAATACCCATGGATCGTAAAATATGAGAATTTACAGTTAAAAATTCAAAACTATCGAACGAGTTATAATGGGTATTATGACCTTGGTGACGGTAAGGGTCCTCAAAACTTATTATCGCAAACTATTCCATTTAACTATGATGTTAATACTCCCGGTTATAATGTAAGGGTTAATGCGTTTATTGAGGATGGGTCAGGGGGTATTTTTGATGCATATGCCCCGGATAACGAGGACCTGTCCTGGTATTACGACAATGACGCTGGATTTATAACATTTTATGGCATGCGCGACACGTTTTTAGGTGCAAAGCATAATGGCGACGATGATATAAATCCTCTAATGACCTTTTGGCGATATGAAGGTGAGTTTGGTCTGGGAAACTCGAATGCAGGCGCAACTGGTGGTGCCGGGGCAACCGGCGAAAAAGGTGACACGGGAGATGTTGGACCTACTGGTGAAAGGGGCGAAATTGGCTATACAGGTGCAAAGGGTGATGCATCTTTAACTGGATCAACTGGTGAAAAAGGTGACACTGGAGATATTGGACCTACTGGTGAAAAAGGTTACAAGGGAGATGTGGGAGAAATGGGTCCTACAGGTTATACTGGTTACACAGGTGAAAAAGGTGAAAAAGGTGAAAAAGGAGATGCATCTCTTACAGGATCAACTGGTGAAAAAGGTGACACTGGAGATATTGGACCTACAGGTGACAAGGGTGAAAAGGGAGATGTGGGAGAAATGGGTCCTACAGGTTATATTGGTTATACAGGTTACACCGGTGAAAAGGGAGAAAAAGGAGATGCGTCTCTAACTGGAGCAACTGGAGATGTTGGACCTACAGGTGAAAAGGGCGACACGGGAGACATTGGACCTACAGGTGAAAAAGGTGACACGGGAGATGTGGGAGAAATGGGTCCTACAGGTTATACTGGTTACACAGGTGAAAAAGGTGAAAAAGGAGATGCATCTCTTACAGGATCAACTGGTGAAAAAGGTGACACTGGAGATATTGGGCCTACAGGCGACAAGGGTGAAAAGGGAGATGTGGGAGAAATGGGTCCTATGGGTTATATTGGTTATACAGGTTACACCGGTGAAAAGGGAGAAAAAGGAGATGCGTCTCTAACTGGAGCAACTGGAGATGTTGGACCTACAGGTGAAAAGGGCGACACTGGAGACATTGGACCTACAGGTGAAAAAGGTGACACGGGAGATGTGGGAGAAATGGGTCCTACAGGTTATACTGGTTACACCGGTGAAAAGGGTGAAAAAGGAGATGCATCTCTTACAGGATCAACTGGTGAAAAAGGTGACACTGGAGATATTGGACCTACAGGTGACAAAGGTGAAAAGGGAGATGTGGGAGAAATGGGTCCTACAGGTTATACTGGTTACACAGGTGAAAAGGGTGAAAAAGGAGATGCATCTCTAACAGGATCAACTGGAGATGTTGGACCTACAGGTGAAAAGGGCGATACGGGAGATATTGGACCTACAGGTGACACGGGAGATGTGGGAGAAATGGGTCCTACAGGTTATACTGGTTACACAGGTGAAAAGGGTGAAAAAGGAGATGCATCTCTAACAGGATCAACTGGTGAAAAAGGTGACACGGGAGACATTGGACCTACAGGTGACAAAGGTGAAAAGGGAGATGTGGGAGAAATGGGTCCTACAGGTTATACTGGTTACACAGGTGAAAAGGGTGAAAAAGGAGATGCATCTCTAACAGGATCAACTGGAGATG